CAGCGCATATGTGACTTATTATGTGAAGAAGCAGGGCAACGACGTGAAGATTGAGAAGTCTATCTTTCGCCATATTCACAAGCTCCATCACGAGGTCTATCTGCCATCACTTGCAAATGGTGGTGCTCGGACCTTGATCACGTGTAAGCAAGTGGCGGATTACTTCAATGCTATGGACCCTAAGGAGCAGATTTATCATCTGAATTACAGCTGTAGGAAGCTGAGAGAACCTGCGACAGAGCAGAGTGAGGAGTTGGTGGCTATCTAAAAAATTGATTTATTTTGTTGATAATATGAATACATTATCAACAAATACGATGAACATACTTATCTTGCTACTCGGGTGTAATATTATGGAACTGCTGAACGGTCGAATTGATGTCGCAGTCGATTTCGCCAGGATCGCTGGCGACGTAGACTGGTTTTTGAGCGGGGGAATTAAAGATGGAAATGGAAAAGAGAGAGAAAGAGTGAGCGAGGCGCAAATAATGGAAAACCAGATCACCACAAAAAATACATCCAATCATTCGTGGCATTTCATAAAGGATACTGTTGCAAAAAACACCGCAGAAAACTTCGTAATTGCCAATAGAACAGTTGACTTTGGATCTTACGAAAACGTCTATGTAGTTACATCGGCCTTTCATTACGAACGGGCGCGTCAAATGGCTGACATGATTATCGAAAATAATCGTTTCAAATGGTTGTTGTCGAATGCCGAACTCGCCGACTCTCGATATTGGGAGAAAATTCACCTAAAAAACGTCAAGTCTGATGTGAAACGAGCTATTTCTTCAATTTAGCCATCTTAAACCTCATCGTCCTACCGTCTGAATACACGTGTAGATCGCCTAACTTTGTCATATTTTCATACATAACCTCATTATAATCGCGCATCGGCTTATTCGTGAGAATCGCATTTCGTATAAATTTTTCTGCGTCCTTTACGTTGTTTATCCTTGAGGGGTATCCCGGATGAGGTAGTGGTCGCGTTCCAAATGCGGTTGTATCTCCTTGGGGCAGTCCGATGGCATAGTTTGTATTCTCCATCAGATCCATCACGGGTTCGAAAATATCACTGATTGCATCGCCATCCAACCCATGTTGTTCATAAGCCTGTGTATCAAACATGGTACCACCCACATTGTGCGATGTGGCTAGTATGTGTATTAGTCTCAGATCACTGCTCGGATTTTTTACTGAACTGCTCATGTAATGGGTTTCGGGGATAGAATCATTCGTCAGATATCGGAATCCGGACCTGTCCCCGCATATCTCTTGACCCTCGTTACAGTCTGGTATTTTACAAACCTCTTTCATAACCGTGGTGGATGTATTTTTGGCATTATCAGGATCATTGTAGAATGCCCTGCCATAATCTATAGTTTTCACTAAGTAATTCGATTTGAATGAAACAATGACGCCATCCACATAATAATGATATTGTATATATGTATTGGGAACCGGCTCATACAACATTACATTATTATGATGTAAATCGTAGTGTGTGAAAGTGTCCGTCATCATAGCCAATGGCATATATACCTGATATAAAATATGTAACAAATCTGTTAATATAAAATGGTTGATGTCAAATTGTGAACCGTGTTTAAATACATCGCCGATACTAGACACGTTTGCCATATGTTGGATTAAAATCGCACAATACTTCGAACCTTCACATACCCCTTCGTTGATCACATCGTCAATATCGCCTGTATAGGTGCTGAGTTTTCTATACAATTTGAGAGAGTTCTTGAGTATATTGGAATTTATTTTTCTGGTGTCTCTCGCATGTTCCCATAAAGCCTCGTCTCTGTAGTAATAAATCCCATATGTCTGTACGAAACAGGGGTACTGATTACCCATTTTATTCAGATAACAACCTACCGCGAATTCATATGCCAAATTGTCAGCGGATGCCTTTGTAGATGATTTCAAAACCGCATTGGCAGTGTATCCTTTTCTCTCGTACCTGATTGATTTTACAAAACCATTTGATGACGGATTTCCTATCGCGCGTATAGGCGGAACTACGAATTCAAATCCGGTGAATCCTTCAAAAAAATCGAATATTTTCTTCCGCATAATACCAAATGCATAACATCCTCCCGAATCAGTACAATGTGCCTTTAAAAATTCGGCACGGCGTTTAAACGTGGTATTTGTCATAAACTTTTGTATAATGAGCACCTTCTGTTTTTTATTTGTTTTCTTGCGAACGCTACAATCGGACTGGTTCATCTTGTATGTCTTGCTAAGGTGGCAAAATCTGCGTTTTTCACCCTTGGCATATGAACATCTAGGTGCCTTTTCACATATATTAGGGTCTAAACCTTTGCACCCAGATATACATCTATATCTCTTGCTTTCCATAGTTATATATAATTACAAAACATAAATATATAACTATCACATATTGGTAAGGGTATTGTACATATTCGAGAGCTTACATAGATTCTGAATATATTCTAACGAGTGCGCTCGGTTGATATCACTCATTTCCTTGATCTGATCACGTAAACCCTCAATCGACTTTAGAATGTCTTTGGAATTAGGCAAATACGATAGGTCTTCGGAATAATCCTTGTTTATGAAAAACTCGAGATCCCCGGCATCGATAATCTCGGCATAAGGCTTGTAAATATAACTGAACCAGATTTTCACTAAAAGTGTGGGGTTTGCCTTCTTATATAATTCAAATGATGTCCTCGATGCCTTAATATCCATGTTTTCGGGAAAAATCCCAATCACATCGTCCAGAAAATCGAACAGGTGTTTATTAAAGGCACGAAGAACAGTTGTTTTATCCGACATAATTTAATAATAAATACATATATTTTTTTAAGTGAGTTTGTCGTTATACATTTTCAGGAAACCTACGGTTTCCCGAACCCTTCCCTCCACATGGAACTTTATCATGTAAAAAAGGGAAGGGTTCTTGCGCCTACGGCGCAGATGACCGTATAACGGTCAAGGGAAACCGTAGGTTTCCTGAGTTAGACCATCTCGTCGATTATGTCTACATAATCGTTATCGTCGGTCTTTTTCACCTTCCATAGATTCAGCCACTGCATAAATCTGGTAAAAAATGGAGGAATACATCCAAATTCTGTCGGAAGTACCGAGGTCGTTTTTTCGGGGTGACATGATATAAATATATCATCAAGTCCGGTATCTGAGCTATTATATTGAAGTCTTGATCGCAACATATACTATATTATAATATTTGATTGTCTTATTTCAACTGCGTACCGTTCATATATATTTTTATACCAGACATTTCATAACCATACTTAGTACAGTAATAATCGAATGCTTCAATCTCGGCTTTAGTTGTCGAGTAATCAAGATAGTTTTGATTTGTAGCACATGATAAAATACCTATCTTAATCTGATATCGTTTGTCTCTTTTTATTTGTTCTTCCTCTTCCTCTTCCTCCTCATCATAAGCGTAAAAGTACTGATTAGTTTTCTTGAATATATTTATACATCGAACTAAATCATATGATACCACTCTGTCGAGACCGTCATGATCATCCGATATATAATCACATACCTGTTTGCCATAGTATGTCTTTGGATTTCTCCCTATTCTGTAGATGAATGATACGGATGGCATTGGATTATATAATATACTAAACACTCTTTTTTCCTAATCCCTACACCTATCCCTCATTTTCTTCTCTATTTTCAAAGTCCCGCGAAATATAATTTCGTCATTGCAATAACACCAACCATCGTCCTCCAGTTCACGTATTTCATAATCCTCTACAAATAATTTGTTACGCAAATGGGTCTTGATATGTTTCGGAATCCCTATAGATAAATTTGTAATACACGAATAATAACAATCATGTAACTGACATTCGAATGTTGTTACATTTATACCTACCTCTTCATTATAATCTTCGAAGACGGGTTTGATATCGCTCTCTACGATTGCTTCTCCCCATCTATAGTATGTTGCATGTGTGAGAGAATGAGGGCCTTTTGTGTAAGTAGTAAACTTGACTACATTTTTTGTAAGCATCGGTTCTATATTCCAAAGCATTTTGCTATAGTGTTTTGTATTAATATATGACAATTAGATACAATCAATTTTAAAGGAGTATCTATAAATAGTTCTTCTTAAAATAAATTTTTAGAATTTTTGATAAATTTCCTAATTGTTGAGGAAATTTATTACTTGCGACGACGTTTTGATTTATTTCTTCTTCGCCTTTTCGTCTTTCGCCATCTCGTTTGTTTCCCTCCCATTTGTTCTCCCGTCTGTGGCGTGTTTGGTCTTTTAATTGTAATTCTTTGAATTGTAATTATGCAAGGCAATCCTAGAGATACTCCTAATCCTGTTCGACATGCATGGGTAAAATATGTTACTTTTGCCGCAATATTTATTCCATCGGGACGCTTAAATATATAAATTTGGTCAGGATTGGTCATATCGGGGGGGGGGAATTCTCCTTCTATAAGTTGATATTTATTACCGATTGGGAAATTTTTACTAGGATGATAAGTAGCATTGAGCCTATCGCGTATATCGCGTATGCCTAAACTCACAAATGTATATGCGGGTTCGTCTCGCAAAAGTTCTAGTTCGACACGCTCCCCTAGTACACGCTCCCCTAGTTCGACACGCTCCATACAATATACAATAGTAAAATATAATAATACAATACAATAGTAAAATATAAGATTCGGCTTGCACTTAAAGTCTATCGAACAACATCCTCCTCGAGAACATTCTGAGACTGAAGCTTCTCATTATCAGCCGTCTTCAAATGGGCGTTTTAAATGAGAAAAGGTGTAATATATGACAATTAGATACAATCAATTTTATATTTATTGTATTTAAACCAAGGAAAGAATTAAAATCCAGTATTCATGTTTTTATATTGATATAGTGGAGCCTGATTTTGCGCCGGTACCTCTGTATTTCGTTGCATTTGTAGCGTCTCGATGGTAACCCCACTCGCTATCTTGTCTGGTCTATAGGTATCAGGTGGTGTAGGTATAGCTAGCACATCCTGTCCTGCGGGCATATAATTGTACATCTGTCGCTGTCCTCCTCTGCCTTTTGCGCTAAGTTCTTCGGGTGACATGTCATAAAATGTGAATTGTTCGGATACGATGTTAGAACCTCCCGCACTGGCAGATGAATTTATCGCATATGCTAAAGGTTCGCCGTTTCCAAAATTTGCACTCGCCAATTTCGCCTTCATTTTTGGTTCGAAATGGCGGATTATGTCATTCCCTAGGATCAGTTTATAATTATCGTTTACCAATAAGAGAGCAGGTACCGATTGAATATTCGGAGGCATTGGAGCTTGTTTGCCATCCTCCAATACGATTAGTATCTGATTCGTTTTAGGATGTCGTATTCGCTTGTCTATACATATAGAGCTAATCGATTCAGTAAACCCGCCCTTTGTAAGAAATTCAATAACCTTTTTACTATGCTTACAATAATTCGAATAATAAAATATATCCATTCAATGTGCTTATATTTTGAAAAAACATAAAAATATAAACTTTTTAACTTATTGGACGCGCATTACAAACTGTGAGAGCACATGCTGTACAACAGTCTATTCTGGAAATAGAATACAGCGTAACCAAGTACAGCCAAGAATGTACCTGTTACAAACTTCATGTCTTTAGGTTTAGAAAGGGCCAATCCAATAGAAGACGCCAAGACGAAGATCATAAACACAAACCCAAAGACCGAGAGATAATAGAAATACATGCAATACTCTTTCGGTAAAACGCCAAACAACTGCTGTTCTAAACTGTACATAATCGGTATATATTACATCCTTAGATTTTAAACCGATCGTTGTTTATATGTTTCGTAAAACGATGTAAAATTAATCTACCTAAATATTATATAAATGGAGTTAGACATCTGGAATATCATTGACAAATTCTTCAAGGAAACTCCCGATCATTTAGTTAGTCACCATTTGGAATCATATAATGATTTTTTCAAGAATGGAATATTACGCATTTTTAAGGAGAAAAACCCTGTGCGAATAAATTCAAATTTTGATCCAGAGATTGATGACTATCGCAACCAATGCCATTTGTACTTTGGCGGTAAGAACGGGGACAAGCTTTATTTTGGTAAACCGATCATTTATGACAATAACGATAACTCCCATTACATGTTCCCGAATGAAGCCAGATTGCGCAATATGACATACGGAATGACTATCCACTATGATATCGAGGTTGAATTTATTGATATACTCAAAGATGGACAGCAACCGTATATGCTCGGCGGTGGCAATGAAACCATTTCGGAATTACATGAGAGAGCAAGCGACTACATTGCTCAGCATCAATTCAAAAATTTTAAGGAGCAGGCGCCATTGGAAGTAGGCGGAACGGATGATACGGTAACCATAAAGGGCGGTGCTAAAAAGGTTGCTCGTTCAAAACGTGTCCAGCGAGAATTTAAAATGACACCTGCTATGGCAAGCGCACTTAGAGAGGCTACTGAGAAGTCCATGATAGAACCAAACGTACAGAAACGAACGATAACTATTGAGAAGGCATACTTAGGCAAATTCCCGATAATGGTACAATCCGACTTTTGTATATTGAAGGGTCTATCTCCCGAAGTTCGGTATACAATGGGAGAATGCAGACAGGACGTAGGTGGATATTTCATTATACAGGGCAAGGAGAAAACCGTTATTTGTCAAGAGAAATTCGCAGATAATATGTTGTACATTCGAAAATATGGGCCAGAAGACAAGGAGGAAGATGAAATAGACGCCGAATATCTATATTCTAGTGAAGTGCGTAGTGTATCGGAAAACGCGTCAAAACCTATCCGAACGCTCTCAGTTAAGATTGTGGCGCCTACCGCAAGCTATACCAATAAAAATATAGTTGTTAGCATACCTAATGTGAAAAAGCCCGTACCTCTGTTTATCGTGTTTCGCGCACTAGGGGTAATTTCCGACAAGTCTATAATCGAAATGTGCCTATTGAATATCGAGAAATACGAGCATATGGTTGATTTGTTCATCCCATCGGTGCATGATGCAGGAGGCATTCTCACACAAAAACTGGCACTTGAGTTTATCGCGTCGCTTACAAAAGGCAAGCGTATCGAACATGCACTAGAGATCATGGCGGATTACTTTTTGCCACACATTGGAGAGGTGAACTACGTAGAAAAGGCATATTATTTGGGTCACATGGTGTTTCGCATGTTGTCCGTTTCTACTGGGTTCGAACAACCGACCGATCGCGACAATTTCAAATATAAACGCATTGAGCTGGTGGGATCTCTCTTATATGACCTTTTTCGTGAATATTACGCCGACCAACAAAAATACATTCAGGTCGAATTCGACAAGCGTCTCAATCTGAACCTGAGTCTCTATGGAAATGATTTGCCATTGCTGATTCAGACATTCCAGACCGATCTGCTGAAGGAACGCGTCCTAGAGGCCGGCTTTAAGCGCGCATTTAAAGGTAACTGGGGTGCGAGGGCCAATACAAAGCGTATTGGAGTGGTACAGGATTTGACCAGACTGTCGTTTAACGGTACTCTCAGTCATCTGAGAAAGACGAATCTGCCTATGGATTCGGGAGCAAAATTGGTCGGGCCTCGTGTTCTACACAGCTCGCAATGGGGGTTTATTGATCCGATTGATACTCCGGACGGTGGCAATATCGGATTACACAAGACATTGGCGATTGCAACCTATGTGACTCGAGGAGGAAATGGTACGCGCGAAACTATGGTGGCATGGTTACGCGAAAAGATGTCAATGAAGGCTCCAGAAGAATATTCGCCTAGGCTCCTATCCGAGTTGACAAAAGTCTTTGTAAATGGATATTGGGCTGGTTCTGTAGCTGAGCCGATCGAGTGTATTCAGAAGATAAAACTATATAGGCGAAATGGTCTTATCCCGATATATACTAGTGCGACATTTGACATCAAAACGAATACCATCTACATCTACACTGACGGCGGGCGTATGTGCAGACCCATATTTTACAGGGACGAGATTACGACCAAACTCTCATACGAAACGCCGGATATAATTGAAAAACTAAAGAATAATGACTTTACATGGAAGGAGTTGATATACGGTTTTAACCCGAAGCGAAAGGGTGTCGTTGATGATTCGAAGATATACGAATTATTCGAGATGTACGAGGGGATATCATCAGAAACAAATCCGGCAAAGATTGACCGATTTATTCACAAAAAGGCTATTATCGATTATATTGACAGCAGTGAGAGCGAGAATACGCTGATTGCGATAAACCCTACCGAGTTCCCTAAAAAGAACTATACTCATTTGGAAATACACGAATCGCTATTGTTAGGTACAATGTGCAACTTGATTAATTTTCCCGAGAACAACCCTCCCACACGTAACTCGTTCTCCTGTGGGCAGAGTAAACAGGCGTGCTCTGTATATCACACAAATTATCTGATGCGGATGGACAAGACGGCGGTTGTTTTGAACAATGGACAGACTCCTCTTGTAAAGTCGCGATATATGGAATATATAAATCACGAGGAGAATCCCTATGGAGAAAATGCGATAGTTGCAATCATGTGTTACACCGGATACAATATGGAGGATTCGATTTTGGTGAACGAAGGTGCACTGAAACGTGGGCTGTTCAACACGACCTATTATACCACGTACGAAAGTCACGAGGAAGTCAGCGAATCTCCCGACGGTAAATTCGAAACCAAGTTTACAAATATTGAATCTGAATCTGATGTGGTCGGAACTAAACCCGGATATGACTATGGAAAACTGGACAAGTTCGGACTTATTCGTGAAGGTACGGAGGTCGATGATAAGACAGTACTTATCGGAATGGCTACCAGTTCAAAAGATCGCATGGCGGATGCATCAAAGACGCCCAAGAAGGGACAGCTAGGTATCGTAGATCGAACATTTATGACAGAAGGCGATGAGGGCGAGCGCATAGCCAAGGTGCGTCTTCGCGAAGTGCGTATACCTAATTTGGGAGATAAGATGGCGTCACGAGCAGGACAAAAGGGTACGGTTGGATTAGTCGTTCCCGAGTGTGATATGCCATTCACAAAGGACGGATTACGTCCCGACATGATTATCAATCCGCATGCGATTCCTTCGCGCATGACCATCGGTCAGCTGATTGAGTGCGTTATGGGAAAAACGTGCGCAATGATGGGTGGGTTTGGCGACTGCACTGCATTTGTTAATAAAGGCTCTAAAATAGGCGTATTTGGTGAAGCCCTGTCGCGCTTTGGATACCATTCGAGTGGTAATGAAATACTCTATAACGGTATGACTGGACAACAATTGGAAAGTGAGATATTTATCGGACCCACCTATTATATGCGATTGAAACACATGGTGAAGGACAAGATCAACTTCCGTGCACGTGGACCTATGACGGCCTTAACTCGCCAGCCGGTCAGTGGACGAGCAAATGACGGAGGTCTGCGTATCGGAGAGATGGAGCGCGATTCAGTAATCTCTCATGGAATGGTCGATTTCTTGACGGAATCGATGATGGAACGCGGTGACAAATACAAGATGGCAGTTTGCAATACCACAGGATTGATTGCTATTTACAATCCGGCGAAGAATCTGTTCTTGAGTCCCATGGCAGATGGTCCTCTGCGATTTGTAGGATCTCTCGACGGCAAGGATTTGAATATTGATAATGTTTCGCAGTTTGGACGCAGTTTTAGTATTGTCTCAGTACCATATTCACTGAAATTACTAATACAGGAGTTACAAGCAATAAATATACAGATGAGGTTGATTACAGAAGATAACATTGATCAGATGGAAACTATGGCGTTTTCTAATAATATAGAGAAGCTTAGTGGACTGACCAATTTCAACGACTTCAAAAATAAGATCAAAACGTCGTTGAATATTACAAACGATTACGAACCTACTACCGACACTCCTCAGTCTGCGACGACCCCGATGAGTATATTATCTTCTATATTTACGCCGTCTACGCCTGATCTATCTACTCCAGAGTTCAAAACTCCCCAACGTGCTTCTGCTTCATGGAGCCCTAGTTCACCCGAATATGCACCGGGTTCACCTCTTTATCAACCGAGTACGCCGGATTTCCCTCCACCAAAATCACCTACTTATCAACCGAGTACGCCTGACTTCCCTCCACCAAAATCACCTACTTATCAACCGAGTACGCCGGATTTCCCTCCACCAAAATCACCTACTTATCAACCGACTACGCCTGACTATCCTCCACCGGCAGATCTCTCGACTTCACCTGGCTATCCTCCCTCTCCGCAATACGAGGAGGGCGAAATAGTATATTATCGTGGAGATAAGAATAATCCTCCAGTGCCATGGAATATAGAAAAAGTAGGAAAAGATATTATTACGATTACAAACTCAAGTGGTGAGCTTGAAGTGGTTAGCAAATATGACCTATATACCGAGCTTCCACCAGCACCTATGAAATCCATGACAGGTGGAATGTCGATGGCGCCCATGCCTGTACAACGAGAGAATACACAGCCAATGACAGGAGGTATTGATTTCCACCCGATGATATTTATAGGAGGCAATGCTGATGGAATAGGCAGTCGTATACTCGACGGTGGATCATCTGAAACTATGCCAACATCAGCACAAGCACAAGCACAAGTGCAAGAATCTGCTCCAGTTCAAGTCCCTACCCCGGCACCTGAACCAGAGTCATCAATGTTCGGTGGATTACTCGATTTCAGCAGGCTTATAGTAAAAAAGCAAAATTGAAATCTATTTTAAATGATATCTTTATATATAAATATATCATGTCTTCCAATAACCGAATCGTAAGCATCTACAAGTCGCGCACTAATATTCTGAAGCTCTTGACAAAACAGGGCTACAGTACCTCCGATTATTCCGAGTTCAGTATAAATGAGATCGACACCATGTATAAGAACAAACAGCTTGACATGTTAATGACAAACGAAGTAAATAACAAAAAGACTTACGTAAAATACTACCTTGATGCGAAGCAGATTCGCCCGCAGAATTTAGACGAAGTGATCGAGGATCTATTTCAGGTAGAAAACATACTGACAAAGGACGACAATTTAGTGATTATCATCGACGGTGAGCCAAACGATACGATTCTGGCACGAATGAACTATATATTCAATCACGACGGTATTTTCGTAGTCATTCATAATATCAATCGACTGCAATATAACATTTTGGAACACAAGCTGGTTCCGCCGATGCGCATATTAACGGATTCGGAAACCGGGGAACTGATGAAGAAGTTCAACTTGAAGAATGTTACTCAGTTGCCGGAAATCAATCGATTCGACGCGCAGGCTCTCGCGATTTCCATGAGACCGGGACAAGTATGCCTTATCGAGCGCGATAGTCTGACGGCTATGAAATACGATTATTATAGAGTTTGCGTGTAAGAATAAATTGTAAAGTTAGGTTATAGGAATGGCGGATTATCCGGATAGTTTTTTTTACACTTTCCATAAAGTGAATGATATAAACGAAAAACTCACTTGTTCTAAGATAAATGATCCGGTGTTTGAGTCTATTACAGCAACTAATAATGTGATAGAACTAGGTGGAAAAAAATATACTATACCACTACAAACATTTACGGCTTCTGAGCTTGTAATCGAACTTAATAGACAGACGACTGGATCTGGATACACATGGTCATATGACACCAATAAATTTACTATTTCCAGTACGAATAATACTCCGATTGTGATTGGAGAAAGTACAACGGCTGATAACCTATTAGGAATTAGAAAAGGTACATATATTTCACCTTACACGCCAAAATGGGAGAATACCACAAATAGCGGTGGCACTCGCTATTGTTCTATGGACACAGACGGCGATAATTCGTGTAAACCGGAATATGTTAATGTGATGTGCGATAACCAAGAACTATATGATAAATTACAAAGTTACGTACAAAACAGCAATGGGGAGAACGAACGATATATAAATACATCCAGCAAGTATAATACACAGGTATTAGATTCCTTCAATTTAGGAATCGGTATTCTATTGGGAGCCATTTTATTATACAAGATTTAGTCTCACTCTTTAGAATGTCATTTCAAAATGTTTCAACGGTTTAATTTCTCGATTTATTCTATAAACGCAATGACGAACACACAATATCAGATTATGGTATTATTATTTCTAATATTAGTTGTCGTATACTTATCTGGGTGTAAGTTGAACGAGGGCATGTATAGTCGAGAATTTGACTATACAAATTATAAAAACGATCAGGGTGAGTACGATTTTATATATGATGTCACTACGCCTGCTGGTACTACATCGGATGGCGATTATGCAAAAATAATGGCGCAGATAAAGGAGATTCAGCGCGATATATTAGACTTTACTATTTGTAAAGCAGGTCCATCCGGAAGTAATGCTGATTTCAAAGATAAATATCAAGTAGATTACACCACAGGAAGTGGAGGAAAGTGTAACGAATTTAACATTACAAAGGCTCAGATAGAGGCTAAGATAGGTAATTCCACGACAAGGGACACATTGGCGTATAACATTGCAGAGTTCAATAGAAAACAACGAAGTGCCAGAACGACTATTACTGAACTTGATATAGCAAAAATATTTGATAAAGATGCCACATCATTACCTAGTAAATATAGTGGCTGGGCAACTCCATCTAAAACGCGATTTGAGACAGCTGGTGCTGAGAATACCATGTTAACTGTACAAACTGCATCGAACCCAGATGAATTTCTAGAATTACACGACTTGTCAGAAAACCATAAAAGATTGCGAAGGGAAATCGTGAGTAAGTTACAGGCAGAAAGTAGAAGCATTAAATCGCGCCGTGCACAATTAGATTCCGATCTGGCGGAATTGAATCAGTTAGGCAATTCGCAAGCAATGATAAATAAAATGACAATGGACTCGACTGTTTACGCAAGTTTAATATGGTCAGTACTAGCCACATCACTCATTGCATATTTAGTTACAATAATGTAACTACTGATGTGATTTAGCGATCTTTAGTTATACGTTTGGAATGAATTCAAAAGTATAAATTATATATATACTATATAATATAAATGAGCAATTCACAACTTGCACAAGTGGATAAAGAAAGTGAGATTAGTGCCAGGATGAAAGCAAATAGAACAGATGAGTATGTAGAGGTGTCTGAGAGTCTAACGAAACCGTTTGTGGCAGGTCTTATCCATGATTATAAGAAATCGATACAACAGCTTAAATTACTTCCAGGATATATAGAAGGAAGTAAGGATCAATGCTTACTACAGGCGCAATATTTATTGAGCAAGATAAAGGCGCACGATCGAATTATGATTGAAAACAAGTCATTAGCAAAACCGGGGTATATACTGAATGCCATGAACGATAAGAACAACTGTGGTAATATTGATAGCTGTTATATAAGTGATTTCAATAATAACGAAAAGGAAATACAAAGAATAACTATACGCGATGCAGGCTCGTGCATTGTCGGTGGTCATGCTTATATTGAGATTTTTTGCTATTTCAAACCGGCAAAATCGGGGACATGGACGATAAGTTCCGGTAACATTAAGAGTACTGATACCAATACTGATGGGGCTGATAAATTTAAATTATGGATAAAATCAGAGAAGGCTGTATACGATCATCTCTACGCAAATGCTGACATAAAGTCTGTAGGTGATTCGATGAAGATGTTTATGAATAAAAATGTATACTATCCATTACGTATACACATAATAGGCCGTATGCTTGATAATCAAACCGAATCGCGTTTAGCTTCATTCTCACTGCTTGATATGTTCAAATATGATGGAAATATTAGTAAAAATGTAAAACTAGAAAACATGTTTAATATAATAACAGGCTACGATGATTCGCTTTACAAACCGAACCTGGTATATTATGGTCTTGTAAAGCAATCACCTACTCTTTTTAAATGTTATTTCGTTGATCCAAATGTCCCTCAAAATTTCGCTTTAATCGAGGAATTGAAGTACAATTGTCCTAATTTTTTAACGAGAAGGGAACAGTTGAATATCACATTAGGCAATTTAAATGCGCAATATGTAGGCAAACCTGGTACAAAACTAACAGCTGCACCGAATTTTAAATTCATACCTCCCTATGGCGATATAAGCAGTTCAGGTGGCGTGGTTAATATACTACCCATAACTGTACAACAAGGTAGTAGACCCGATTTAGCAAAATGGAATGCAGCGATAACCAAATATGATGCTGATCTGTTAGAATGGAAGAGAAGACAACAAGAACGTCATAATGCCTGGTTGAGATTCTGGGGACATTTTAGCTCATGGTGGACGTTTAATTGGAATAAATATCGAGCCGCAATAGATAATAGATTGAAGGATGCTGCTAGAAAGATAGCTGATGCAGCAAATTCGGCAAAAAGGGCACTTGAAGATGCCGTTAAAAGAGCGGATAATGCGAGAAAGGCGGCCGAGGCGAACTGGAAAAAATATCTTGCCTTATGGAACACGTTCTATGCTCAATGGTTGAGAATGAATGCAGCACAAAGAAGGGCAAATCAAGCAAAATATAACAAGATGAAGCGTGATTCCGACGATGCAAAGGTAAAGGCCGATATTGCGAAAAAGGATCTTGATGCTGCGATAGCCGCCAATAATAAACCGCAACCGGCACAGCCTCTTCCGACACCGGATCCTGAAGATCCGGGCGCAATCGAATTACAAAAAAGTTTTGCTGATCTAGATGCTGCGTTGGCTGAAAGGAAAAAGATGATGGATGAATATTTGTTGTTGGTTAGCCAACAATCACAGATCGAGGCACCCGCAGTCGTTGCAAAGGGAATGGGAGCTTATGCTGGACCTCCGCAATCGCTGATTTCTAATACTAAAGCGACTTCGAGAGATACACGTGTAATGTCTGATCCAATTAATAAGACAAGGGATGGAAAACGAGCAGACACTAAAACTTCAACAAGACAAGGATATAGAAATTATAGTGAGGGGTTTTCGGAAGGTCTTAGTAAACCGAATATATCTGATTCAGAGTATCAAATACCAATTTTTAAGACGTATGATATGGTTTCAACTAATAAAACTAATGTTCGTGTTACTCCAAAATCGATAGAGGCTCAAAAACCAGATTGGGAAAAGGTCGAGAATACCGAGTTCCCTGCGTCTAAAAATTTCACACCAGAACACCCGGGAACCAGGTCTCTGAATATACCTCTAACACTTTCAGTTAGAGATAAAGAGGATATGCTTTTATATATAGATGCCGGCAGACCGATGTTGAAATATCGTGACGTTGGAAGTACCGAGCCAATCAAGGCCCCTCTAAGTAATGCTATAAGGAATGGCCTATACTTTAAAATATGGGATGGTCCTCCGACGAATAAAGATCATAAGCCAGTTCAGGGAGAAGGCGACTTAAAATTCGGAGATATATATGTTGTTTGTGGAACCGAGATTGATCAAATGACGAATGAGGCAAAAGCAGATAATAGAATATCATATGCCAGACTGGCATGTTTCGGATTTGCTGTACCGGCTATTGCAAATATATCTCCAAACAATTATTGGATAAAGACTGACATTGTTAAGTGCTCATCTTCTCGCGGTAGACAAAATCGTGCTACATCCCTTACCATAAATGATCCAGAATCAAATGAATTGGTTTCACCGAAGGGATATTTTTTACTATCATTCGAAAAGAAAAACGAATCGGACACTACCTATAATTTGTATATGAAATTTGGTAGGAAAATATCGGATCATACTGATATTACTGATACATTCTCCAAGGAAACAACCCAACCTGTATTATCTCTGCTCCGCCCTATAACGCAGGGGCTATCAAACAATATTTATCAAATGACTCATTATAAAGATTCTGGTATAAAAGAGGCTCGCCCTATACCCAGAAATTTTAAAAACATGCTGGAGACAAAGGTGTTTACGAAAGAGAACGGTAAATATTTTCCAGCTGAGCTAGCTTTAACTAGCGGTCTAGGCATTGACTACAAAACTCCTATGTCTGTTAAGGATGAATTGGCATGTGGCGAATTGTGTAAAGTAGATCCGACTTGCCAGCACTATTTTTATGAAACAAACAAAAACCCCAAGGTTAACAGATGTATATTAGATCAAAGTACAACAAAACATGCGCCGTCTACATTCAAATCAACGTCACCCGCCATTACGGGGTCTGTTTTATATACAAAACAATTACAGACTTTAGCGGATAAGTCGACAATTGACCTGTTTAATTCGCATAATAAAAAAGAGATTAAGAAGGTGAATAGCTTAGGATATAATACAGATATAATATATAACGATATCATGATTCGTGATAATAAAAGGTATGTAGGATGGGCTATTTCAGAAGAGATTAATAATCAAACCAAGAAGGTCAACGATACATGGTCGGGGAAAAAATCCAATATGACTGGTCAACCTATATCGGGTGTAAAGGAAGGATTTACTGAAGGTAACGAGGCAGTGGATAATCTCGAAGATGCATTGGAATATGCAAATGAGGCAACCGAAGACCAACAAGAATATATAAGCGAGTACAGGAATACAAACGATTATATTCATAAGTATCATACCGCACAGAAGGATCTTTACGGGTCGAAAGATGTCGATAATCAACAGACAAGTGCTAATTATGATTCTAGCAGAGATGCAAAGGGTGCTCTTTTCATATATAAGACGAATGATTCTGAATATGTGATACCATCCAAATTTTCGGTTTTATCGCCTGAAGATCCTACCACACCGGCGACAAATGTTGAAGAGGCGAGACAAGAGGATCTCACCGAACTTCTTCTGCAACAGAATTCGCTTTATACGATTGGAACACTCACTGCAGCCACATTTTTGATGACGGCTATAGTTTTAGCAAGAGAATAAATTATATAAACATACTATATAATCTATAATGCCAAATTCAGTCACTCCGTTTGATATAACAAGTCATGTGAATCTGTTAAGTACGTATAATGCGGCGCAGACCTCGTTCGGAAATGACGAAGCCAAGAATGTTCTAGCTAATTTAGGTGCACAAATCGCAGCATTAAAGGATGCGACTGGAACCTACAAAACAAACGTAAATCTTACACTCAGACAGCAAAAAACCGTAAATGACATTTTACGGGAAGAGAACAACCGTTTGCAATACAAGGAGGACAACATTAAGTCGGCAATCCAGGGTCAAAAGCGCATCATTAACTTAAATAACAGTTATAGTAAACGTGTTGCTGCCTATACTCAAATTGTTATGTTCGCTGTAATTGCGTTCACAATTATGATTATCGCTACATTGATGAAACGCAGATTTCCCGCAATGTCGGATTCGGTTGTTAATATCGTTTATATTCTGATGATATCTGCTGTTGTAATTTACACGGTATATGGATTTATGCTTATTAGATCGAGAGAGTTGACGGACTTCGATAAATTGAACCTCCCCGCTCCGGCTTCCGCCATTCAAGAAACGAAGGACGAGAGGATTAAACGTCTCAACTTAATGATTGCTGAAGGCAAGTTGAGCAAGCTGGCATTCGATCCCAACAAGCTGTGTCTGCCGGGTTCTGAATGGGATAGTAGTAATAGTACATGCAAGGTGTCCACGAAGACAGGTACGGATTGTGACAATGGTGTCTGCTGTGATCCTACCTATACCACGGTTGATACAAATGGAAAGTGCATGCCGAAACCGGAATACGACTATACTACTGAATAATCCAATAAAATATATGCGAATATATAAAATGGGTTCAGATTACGGCATAGATATTAATTTATTCGCAAACACTGTGGAAAAACAAAACACTGATTTTAGAAATAGGCTACAAACTATGGAGTCTGATCGTCGATTAGATTCACAGAAATCTATATATCAAATGCCGAGTTTAGACAATTATTCATTCGCGAATTCGATACTTTCGATAATCTATATTTGCATTGTACTTGTCTTAGCATACAAACTATATGGATCCGCTAAATATTCCACACTAATAAAGGTGTTGATTTTAGCATCAGTCGCAGTATACCCATTTATTATTTCTAGTATCGAACTCACGTTATATGATAACATATTGTTTTACTATTCATTGGTAACTGGCAATGTGTATAAAAAAACCGAGTTATAAACCTATTTTATTATGTTCATAGAATAATAAAATATCAAGATATTTACAATATTAGCCTAGCTCGGGAAACTCATCGTCTTCCGAAATCACCGAGTGCGACGGATCGTCATTTCGCGTATACCGGAAACCAACCCCGTTCCATCCGCCCACATATTTACCCGCCTTGAATTTCTTGTCGAAATATTCATGTACCTCTTTAATGGTAGGTCCACCCCCGCGACCATATGTTTCCGAGAACCATATACCGAACTCGGTCGTCACCTCAGTCTTGGAAATCTTGACGTTTGCGTCGATCACCAACTTGTCATTGATAAACTGTGCGACGTGGTCCTCACGTTCCCTGTATTTCATACTCGAGTTGTCAACAATCTTACACGGATCTACACGTCCATTCGTCTCAAACGCAATCTCAACCAACATCGCCATAAACACCTCGCGCCATTCCGGGAACTTTTCTTTTAGTGTTGTATCCTTCTTGAACTGATAGGGTTTATCGGGGTCATCCGTTACGGGATTATCCGTGAATAGCGACTCGAAATCCTCGACGGCAAGCCTACGCCAAGTCCCGTGATCCTGTGTATTGACCTTCATGAAATTGTTCGAGCAGACCACGATCTTACATTGCGGGATAAACGTGATGTGATTAGCGTTCAAATTACGACCTTTGATCGGTTCGACACCACTTGTAAGTTCCTTCATCGCACCATCGTTGATCTGCGTTCCTTTGGACGGTTCGCTCATTGACGTCAATCGCAATCCTTTGAGTGCGACAATGTCCGGTGTAGCTGATCCCTGCTTCTGACGATCCTGGGTAATCAGTGAAATAGGCGAAATCGCATAGTAATCGCCGAGGCATTGTGCGAGTAGGTCGAGTAGCACTGATTTACCGTTTTCTCCGCCACCGATATACAGATGGAGTTTCTGGTCGAAATTCACGCCGATCAAAATCGAAGCGAAATGTTGCCACATATATTTTCGCAATTCTGCGTTTGGAAACAGCTTCGCCATAAAGTCCTCAACTTCTGCGATAGTCTTAGCATGCTTTTGGCGATCCAATTTCACATAGTTGATGTTTGTGCATTTTGACAGATAATCCTCGGCGCGTCCAGGGCGGACCGTCTTCGTCTTGAAATCCACCACGCAGTTCTTGAAACACATGAGATACGGGTTGCTATCCAATAAGTCAATGAATTGAATCTCGGGTTCGAAGAATAGCTCACGTGCCTCCTTCAAAATGTGATCCTTGTGAGTAGACGACGAAAGCTTGCCTATAATCTCGCAGATTTTGTTCGAGAGGCCTTCCCACATTTTCAACTTATCTTCGGTACCCGACTCGATATTCTTAGCACATTCGTCGCTCTTGAGTCTATACCGATTACGCAATTCCTCTGAAATGTGCCTGCGCAATGAAGTACCGCATTCGTCCTCCATCCATCTGTGCTTCGAGAATCGGTACCATTTGTCGGCTTTCAAGGCGGCGCATGCGAAATTGTCCTTGTACATCATATATAGGATCTTCGCAATATCTGCGTCACCGCAACCGACGTTCTTGTTGTTGCCGAACGCAGTCAGACTCTTGATCGATTGCGACAAATGAAAGTCGATTCCGTTCTCGTAAATACGCTTGAAATCTTCGGGTACCGCTTCTCGTGCCCAGTAAATTATCGAGCGCTTTGTCAAACCCTTGATATTATTGATGTCGAAATTCATCCATTGATCGAACATGTCGCGGATGGTATCAAATCGGAATGTCGAGGATCTCGCACTGAAAGCCACCCACGCGACGAATAGTCGCTGACTGATATTACACAGAGCCCAGCCCACGCGCATCCACTTGCTATACGACCCTTCGCCGTAATATTCGACTGGCAAAATCATGACTAATTCGTATGCTTCTCGCATGTCATATTCGACCGGCTTCAAGTTCTCTAGGAACTCGTCCACCGCGATTTCGATGTCAGCCTGCGTCTTTGCGTTAAGAATACCGAGTCCTGCCTGCGGTTTATTCGCGATCATAGGGCGCGACCGCTTCGGTTCGGAAGTCTTCGCCTGATCGTGGATAGGAATGAAATCGGCTTTGAAGAAGAACTGCGGATGTTTCGTATATCGGACGGACAATTTTTGGAAATCGGTAGTCCAATTGAATTTCTTTACTGGAATCTTCACCTCCATGAACTCGCCGTCAGTCGCGTCATACTCGTATTCATAGACGCGAGTTAGAACATATTTGTCGCAGTCGGGTTTCCTTGACCCATAGAGTTGCCAGTTTGTACCGCCCTCACTGATGCCCTTGTCGAAAACGTCCTCCCAACTATTAGTCAACGGTAGGTCGCCCCACTCCTCCTCAATTTTTTCCATGACTCGCTTACGGATGATGACCTGGGTTACGCGGTCGGGCACCTGGATACCTATCAACATGTGAATACCGTCTTTCGTGAGATTCTTGTCCTCCACACGATTTACCGTGGGCTTCTCGAATATGTAGATCGGAAAAGGTGTCTCGTTGACAAACTGAAACACGCCTTTCAACACTTCTAAATATATGGCGATCATACCCGCCACGTGTTTATCGCCGTACTGCTTCTCCGTTACTTCATATGCGTAGCGGAAATCGAAATCTACCACAATAGGACAGTCTGTTTCTCGCTGTTTCTCTGTTAAATATTCGTCGCCATTCTTGGCTACGATGTCCTTATAATAATGTGTTAGGAAGGTCGGATACTCCTCATCGGAAATATGGAACTTGCCTCCTGTGATTCTCGTATTTGTTGACTGTCGTGGGTCCTCCTTCGGCATATGATGCGCCCCCATGAAATCCTGATAATTTTTGTATACAGTCGCAGTTTTTTGGTTGCGCTGGCTCATTTGATTGATAGGTATAATATTGTGCTATTTTTATATCCGATTCATTTAGATTCAATTTTTCTATAAATGATTAACTTATGGAAAAAATCACTTGATATATCGTTTGTGTTTATTTGCGGTTTTACGATTATGCTTACGCTGGCGTTGTGTCCCCTTTTTATTTTGACGCTTTCTCGTTTTCTTTCCTCTCTTACCACCATATTGGCTGGGTACAACAAGTGTTTTTTCTTCCTCTTCTTCTTCTTGAGTCTTACCATTCAACGGTTGCGATAGGTTTTTAAGTGTAGCTTCTTGACTTTGGCTACGATACAGTTGTGGTGGTTGGGTAGCTACAAATCCATCTTCAGTCGATGACATTGGCGATGATGGGACTTGTGAATCTGCCATACGCGTTGGAAACGCCATTTGTCTCTCAGGTGATGCCGGAGAATATAGTGGATATGCCATATCCGTTGGTGGTTTAAATAGTGTTGATGATTGAGGCTTATTATTTACTGATATTTGAGATGACCAAAACGATGAACGTTCTCTCTTAGGTGATACCGGAGAATCAGGTGGATTGCCAACATTTGTTAACAATAGGATTTTTTCCTTAGGTATAGGTAGTTTTGTTTTTAATATTTCTTTCACGCTATTTAATTCGTGATTAAACCTACGCCTATTTACTGCTGTATAGAATTTTGCTTTGTAGAATTTTTTATTTTTTTCTTCAATATCATCACCTTCGGGATGATTTAATCTCATATATATATATTTGAATACATAGTCTACTCTCATATCGTTGTTGGGAGACCCTCTTGGCATAAAAGCATTTGTATTGCGAATAAAGGTTGCGATTTTTTCAGTTTCATCTGTACTCAGAATTTTTGTGTCGTCGTCTTTGTCTTGATTTTCAACAAATGCAGGTACAACTACAGAATTCATCCATTTTTGGAATGATTCGCTATATAAGCTTTTAGGAGCCGCAGTATTTTTTTCTGACATTCTATATAAATCATTAATATTAAAACCCTGCATCCATAGACCTAAATAATTTGACCTTATCCGGCAATTTAACGCTATCGTAAAACAGCGGGTTTACATACAAATGGATCGATGGCTCGTCCATGCGGTTGACGACTTCGACTAAACTGTTGATTCGGCCTTGTGGTCCCGAAAACTCCGTCGGACGTGGTTTCTTCCGTGTCGGATACCGGATTAGCCACTCGACTTTCATAGCGCGAACATTCGTCCATTCTAAACATGTCATCACTGCGATGAACTCCCATGGCCCGCGATTCCTCGTTGCAAATGCGCCTCCTTTGATCTCTCCATTGTGCTGGCGCAAACGATGGCGGAGATCGACGGTGTAGCCGTTATACGTGCGGGGGGTACCCCCCGCATACCCCCTACTTGAGTTGCCCTGGACGTTTTCGCGCACCCTACCTCGGTTGACCTCTGGTGATTTATTAAGGAATTTGGTTTGGCCTAAAATGTAACAGTAGAAACGTTTGACTTTTACTGACGGAGGAATCGAATTCTCAGTTACCACAATTGACTCGGTAACGGGGGGTATACGGGGGGTACCCCCCGTACAGGTACGTGCATTATGCCCCGTTTGCTTACATTTACTACAAGGCATTTGATAGTAAGTACAAACATATTTTTATGCCGATTATGAGAAATAAGATAAGTTGTGGTTTAGAAAATGATATCCACAAATACTATAGATAGGTGGTATGGAAGAAGAAAAAGAAGAAGAGTGCGAACCGCGTGAACTGACACAAGACGAAATCAATGAGATATTTAACAGTGAAGTTGATAAGATTATTGAATGGCCATTGCCTGTAGGTACAGATATATATCAATACGGACCCAATTGGTATAGACAAGGACCAATTAGTCATGACGAACGCGGTCATGTTATAAAGGGGGAACCGAATGATCGGTATGTCGAACGCGTCAAACAAGTGGTTTTTGCCTATGCAATGTCTCATGTTAAACAAAATGATTCGCGATTTGAAGAACATAAAGATTTTGTGGAGACTGAATGGGTTGCCCCGCCACCATGGGGTAAACGCATAATGAAATATGTAGGTCGAATGTTGAATACGGAGCTACCAGAGAGTGCAAAACAAAAATTGAGGGAAGAGATACGAGAAGTAGTCATTGGTCATTGCATTAACTTTATAATAACAAGGTATGGTGTCCATCCAGAGTCAGCATACCCCCTTTTCTTTTCATTTAATAAATTGAATGGACTAACTAAACTGAAATCATTACCTGAATTCGATACTAAAACTACTGAATTCGATACTAAAACTAAAGATTTCCTAGAGGCGTATGGAATAGACCTCAACTTATCGAATATAAAAACTAAACTAGAGCAATTAGTTCGTCGTAACTTGGTACGACTATTTAGCGAAGATACAAAACGTGGTATTATCGTTCGCGTCAATAGGCTTGATGATGTTCCTGAAGATGAAGAAAGTTTTCTACATAAATATCAGCCTGTATTAGGCGACTCAGATGATTCACAGGAACCTGATTCACAAATGTCAACTGTAAGTTATAAACCCCATACTGTAGATGGTGTAAATAGTTTTTTAGAAGGTATTGGAGGGAATTCCGTTTCGGATGCTGATGATGTTGTTGAGTCACCATTCCTGGGTAATGATGCTAAATACGAATTGATGCCCGAAATATATGACGAATTAAAAAAGTTATATCCAACAAGGAAAAAAAAACTACGTAGCGAATCGCCACCTAGCGAACCGAATATTGATAACATACCTTTGTTTATGGTTCTTGCTAGAGGAATTGGTGACAAAACGGATCCAATGTCTCATAGTATGCTTGGTATTCGATTTCGCCGTAAATTCCACCCAATTGATATTGTATATGGCAAAGACCTAGGCCGAGGAGACGGTACGCGGGAAGCGGTTATAGTATGTAATGGAAGGTACATGAATGTTGATATGTATAATACAGTTCAAAATGTTGGGGTACTCACAGTGGAAGCGGCATACGCATTGAACGCGCTTTTAGAAGCTACAACTAAAACAACCATGGAGGTTTTTAATGACACGGTCACGTGGAAAGGTGTACTAAATGAAAGAGATTATGTATATCATACGACACCTCCTCCTATTCGAACAGGACCTCTGACAAAAGACGGGCCTATTCGAATAGGAGACGAACCTGAACAGGTAAATTGCGCTTCGCTAATAATAATGTGCGGTCTTGGAAGTCTTAAGAAAGACAGCCCATATCCATGGCCACAATCTATAAATGAATGTAGTTTGGCGAAACTATTCAGATTTGTTGAACTTTATACGCATAATAGTGGTGACGATGAGGAGAGTAATGTCGTCGCTAAACTTTTATCATTGGGAGGAGGAAAGCGCACCACTCGGAAAAGAAAAACATACAAAAAGAGGCGAAAATCTAAAGCCACAATCTCTCGCAAATCACGTTAACATCCGGCATGTCATATATTTTGACAAGCTGTTTCTGTTCGGATACATAAAAGTCGCCATATGCATCCGACCATTCTTCCACACACAATTCGTCTATCAAAATCATCTTCTTATCTAGCATGAAATATCCATATTTCATGCCTCTTATTACTGGATAAGGCACGTCGCTATTTACAACGGGAGAATAATATTCCTCGATAATATCTCCATCCGCGAGAGAAAATTCATACACGTCCCGACCTATGAAGACATAGCGGTTTGCCTCAAGTTGCAAAACGATTGTATTTCCAGTGAATGTCAACGTGAGTTTGGGATCGCCGGTTTCGCATACATCGACTGCGGGACATGGGTTTTTGCCTACCATTACGTGCATGACGTTATTATATTCTACGAGAAATTCATATTTAGCCATGCTAACAAACCGGTGAATTTGCACGAGAGTCGCGTCGGAACCAGAAGGCATTGGGGAATACACGACCACCTTAAAGGGCCTACCGCCGTTGTCGTGAACGATGTACTCAGACTCAGGCATATATAACATTATTTAGAATACACTCTGCGGAAAAGAACGAATGTCGAGAGAGCGGAAAGGAATATATATTTTGTTTTCTATGTATAAATTATATGACTGAAACAGTAAATTACAACTATTATAATACTTTAACAACAAAGGTTGATGATAAGAAGTATGAGTTTCGCGGTAAAGCGAATGCCCCCAACCTCAATATTGTAACCGGATCGCATGTAAACTCGTATGTCTCAGCCAACATATATATTCGCGATGGAAAAATGTTGATTGAGCATGTACCAAGCACCAATTCTGAGATAAAGGTGTATACGATGTTCTATTTGCGGTCAGACGACTCTGTAAATACAACGGATATTGATAAATTAATGTCGATGTCTCCCGGTGAAAGCACAGAGGTAACACTCAATAAACTGTTAACCCCAATATCGAAAAATTATACAGTTGAGAAGGACAAGAATGGCAAGATGGTCGGTATTCAATATAACGAACCGATAATGATAAAGACAAAGCTAAAAATCATTGAAGGACTAAGTTGCAGTTCGCCGAATCTTAAGAGTGATATAAATAAAATGATCGGGGATGCGGTAGGCGGTCTGAGAGGTGAACTTCTAAAATTACTTACGGATCATCAAGTTACCCCACACGGTGGGTCTGGCGACGGAACTAGTGGTGGTAACAATCCAACTAATAAACCAGAGGATTTTACATGCGATGCGTTTCCAGAGTATGATGCAAATGGTAAAATAAGTGGCGACGCTAAATATATTAGTGTACCTATAACTAAAAACATGACAGAGAGTCAAGCAAATTCAAAATTGATGATAATCGTATTAGCAAATGTACTTGGACTAGTTGCTATTGTATTAACATTCTATTTTGTAACACCGCCGATATATATCAGCCTATTGCGCTATTTTGCTAAGAATACCTTGGGTATGGCAGTATCCACACCACTGGTTCGAATGCATGCTTTCGAGGGTTTAGTCTCGTTTATAATTATTGCTATCTCTATCGGGTTAACGGCGTATCAAACAAAATCAGACGCGCCGACATGGATGGCAGTGTTTTGGCTTGTGCTCGTTTTAATGGTTAGTTCGAGTAAAAATGCTATGACCAAAACGGCATTCCCAACAGATGGTGAAAATATACTGAACAAATATTATGGTGGCGTAGCAAGTGTTAATGGTGGGAACAACGAGTTTGGTATGAAACCAAGTCGCGCAACTGCCATATTATATCACATGTTCTGCTTCTTCCCGGTCTTTCCATTATCATTTATTGTTGAACAAATGTATAGAAAGGGAGCAAATACCGGGTTCTGTCCGCCACCCCTATATGTTTGGAATACTTATAATCTATAGGCATAATTCTGCAAATGGTAGCATAAACATATAAAAACAATTTTACATGTTTATGAAAATATGTATATCATCGTGTCGCATAATTATGGGTTTTTCTCATGTTGTAGCGTTATTCTACATTATATAGCTGAGTATTGTAACACATACCATCAACTTCCAGATAAAGTTGACAGTTCCGGATCATTTGGCTGGTATAAGCTGAAAGAATCGGATGATATCACATACGATTATTTCGAGCAACCGAACGACAATGTGATAGAATTGACAAACAAGGTGAGCGTGCCATTCACTCACTTCCACCAATATATCGACTATACCGAATTAAATTACGATATAATTGTGCCGTTTATAGCAAAGTATTTTACGCCCTCGATACAGATACGGAAAATCATTAGTGACATGGAACATAAATATAATCTCGTAAATCAATACGATAATATATGCGTATTATTCCATCGTGGCAACGACAAGAGTACAGAGACACAACTATGTAGTTATGATATGATCATTGAAAAGGCACGAATAATAAAATCGAAAAGGCCTGAAACGTTATTTTTGATACAGAGCGACGAAACTGAATTCATCCAAAAAATGACAGAGGTGTTTCCGAACTCGTTCTATTTCAAAGATGAAATCCGGCATATAAAAAGCCAGATTGATACCGTTGACAAGTGTATGTCCGAGCTAAACTACGAGTTTTCGAAGAAATATCTGGCGATCACGATAATTATGTCGAAATGCCGATATGTAATTTGCGGTTCGGGCAATTGCTCATTGTGGATCATGTTGTATAGGCAAAATGCAAACAATATAATTCAATTTAGAGATGGCGAATGGCACGTTAATATATAGATGCATTGTGTACATGTTCCGATACCGGTTCAATGATAGATCCAGCGCTTATCGAGAGATCGATTGGTATTGGCGACATGTCGTTTATAATGGCTTCCTCGAGCGTTGCATGTATTTCCTCTGGTTCGGGATCCGGAACAATTTCCTGAATAACCGGATCTATTTTAGGCTGTTTAACAGTCGTATATTGAATCATGCTGAGTGTCATTTTATTATTTCGCCGGATTAATTCGTATGCGACAAATATAGAGAGTATGCCTAAAATCGGATGAGTGAATAGGAACATATACATCGTAAGCAATATAACGACAGCCGTTCCGATCGGCGTGTCGATCAATGATGACAGTACCGGTGGTGATACCGGTTTGAATGATATATACGCTACGAAAATCATAAAGAGTATCATCTCTATTGGTGACGCATCAAATCGTGTTAGTCTCTCCATTATATTTTAGAATTAGAAATTTATTGTATGATTGTATATTATACAATGGATAGCGATATTACAAAGGCGAAGGGAAAGACGGAGAAGAAAAAGAGAGATCCGAATCTACCCAAGCGAAAGTACACTAAGAAGGTGAAGGTAGATGTTCCGATTGTCGAAACCAATATAAAAATAAGTTCACCTATTATACAAGAGAAAATGAATACGATGCCTAAACAGGAACGACTCAATGAGAGGTATGTAAAATTGCTCGAGACATTAGCTTATATTATGAGACGTCGCGGTGACGCAATGCGTGCACTCGCGTATACGAACGCGAAGGATACCATCTCTGCATTCACTGGAGATATAACCGATCCGAATCAGTTGAAAGACAAGAAGGGTATTGGTCCGACAATCTATCAAAAGCTTATCGAATTCACTTCCACTGGTACATTAAAGATTCTTGAGGAATCGAAGGAGATACTCGCAAAACGACCAGTTATGGAGGCATTTACTAAAATATATGGTGTTGGTGAGAAAAAGGCAGAGGAATTGATGGATGCTGGAATACTTACTATGGACGAACTGGAGAAACGTAAGACGGAGGTTCTTAATGGAACTCAATTGGTTGGACTCAAGTATTATGATGATATTCTTAAGCGAATACCTCGCTCTGAAATCGAGCAATATGAGGCATTGCTGAAAGATGCATTCCCGAAGGGCGTTGAATGTTCTCGATTTGAAATCGCCGGTAGCTACCGCAGAGGAATGCCCGATTCGGGAGATATCGACGTAATAATTACATCCAGTTACGCTGGTCTATTCAAGATGTTCGTGGATGCACTGATTGAACGAAAAATAATCGTGGAGGTTCTTTCTCGCGGTAATGTGAAATGCCTGGTTATTGCTAAACTGCCGGGTGCTCAGTACGCGCGACGTGTTGACTTCCTTTATTGTACACCAGAGGAGTATCCATTTTCGGTACTGTATTTTACGGGTAGCAAAGAGTTCAATACCGTGATGCGTGAATATGCATTGACATTGAATTATACCTTAAACGAGCATGGCCTTTCCAATATGGCAAATAAGAAGAAGGGCGAGCGTGTAGATCATTTGTTTACTGACGAAAAGTCTATTTTTGATTTCCTTGGATTGGCTTATAAGAAACCTACGGAACGAATTAACGGGTTCGCGGTTGTTAAGAAAGATGGCAGTCCAGTGAAGTTACCGACTCCTCTGCCAGTACCAGCGAAGGCACCGACTCCGGCGAAGGCACCGACTCCGACTCCGACTCCAGTGAAGGCACCGACTCCTCTGCTAGTACCAGCAAAGGCACTGACTCCAGCGAAGGCACCGACTCCCCCTCCGGTGAAGGCACCTTCCCCAGTGGTTACAAAGATCAAAGTGAAGCGAGTTACTAAAAAGAAGCAGGAGAAATCCGAAGAGAAAGAGAAAGAGAAATCCGAAGAGAAAGAGAAAGAGAAATCCGAAGAGAATCCTGATAGCGCCTTAAAGAACATCGAAGCATTCAAAAAGGACGGTATCAAAGTGTTGGAACCGTTGACCGAAGTAGAGATTGCATCCATGATCAAACTTGCCATGGTAGCCTTCCATGCAAATGGCGAACCAGTAATGACGGACGGTGAATATGACATTGTGGAAGAATTCATGAAGAATAAATTCCCACAGAACACTCAATTGAAGTGTATCGGCGCAAAATGCGAGAAAAGTAAGGCCGCATTACCTTACGAAATGTGGTCTATGGACAAGATTAAACCCGACACTGGAGCCCTGCCAAAGTGGATGGCAAAATACACTGGACCTTATGTCATTTCTGGCAAGTTAGACGGTATCAGTGGTATGTACACGACAGAGGGTGACGTTCCGAAATTGTACACTCGCGGTGACGGCAGGACTGGACAGGATGTTAGTCATCTGATTCCAAATCTCAGACTTCCAAAGGATAAGGGGGTTGTAATTCGCGGTGAGTTTATAATGGCCAAGGAAGTATTCAAGACTAAATACAAGGGCGAGTTTTCGAACCCGCGAAATTTAGTGGCCGGAGTTGTCAACCAGAAGACACAGGATGACAAGATAAAGGACATACGTTTTATCGCATATGAGGTTATCAAACCAGCTGGTCTTAAACCATCCGAGCAGATGTCGAAGCTCGCATCCCTCGATGTGGATGTTGTGCACAATATTACGACACAGACGCTCACAAATGATGAGCTGTCCAAGACTCTCCAGGATTGGAGGGCGAACCACCCGTTCGAAATTGACGGAGTCATTGTAGCTGATGACAATGTCCATCCGAGAACTACGGGCAATCCAGACCACGCATTTGCATTCAAAATGGTCTTGTCAGATCAAATGGCCGAATCGCATGTCGTAGATGTTATTTGGACGGCCAGTAAAAACAGGCTCTTGAAACCGCGCGTACAAATTGTGCCAGTTACGATCGGCGGGGTTGTTATTACATTCGTAACGGGCAACAATGCTAGAAGCATACAACAAAAGGGCATCGGTATTGGAGCGATCGTTCAGGTCATACGTTCTGGCGACGTTATTCCAAAGATAGAGCAGGTTACTCTTCGAGCAGAAAATCCCAAGATGCCGGATGTCGAATATGAATGGGCCGATGAAGTCGATGTAAAAATAAAGGATGATTCGGAAGATGTGACTGTCTTAGAGAAGAATATAACGGCGTTCTTTGTGGGTATAGATGTTGCGGGTATAGGCCCGGGATCCGTTAAAAAGATGATCTCAGCAGGCTTTGACAGCATTCCGAAGATTTTGCGTATGACGAAGGAGGATTTCCTGAAGGTGGATGGATTCAAGGAAAAAACTGCGACGAAATTGGTAGATGGCATTCGCGAGGCTATCGCGAAGGCGTCTCTCGTGACACTCATGGCGTCATCGAATAAATTAGGCAGTGGTTTCGGTACCAGACGCGCCGAACTGATCATTGAGCATTATCCAAACGTATTCCTGGAGGGCGAGCGCAATATCGATAAGATTGCTGCTATCAAAGGTATCGGAAAAGATTCGGCTGAACCGTTCGTCCAGCACATACCGGACTTCTTACAGTTCATGAAGGACTGCGGTTTGGAAGACAAACTCACCGTAGCACCAAAAGAAACGGTTGCAGAGATACAAAAGCCCCCGGTAAATACTAACCATCCGTTGTATGACAAAGCGATCCTCATGACCGGCTTCCGTGACAAATCGATCGAGGAGAAAATCACTGGAGTTGGCGCCAGAATCGCGTCCGGCGTGAATAAAAAGACATTTATAGTATTAGTCAAAGACAAGGACGAAACAAATACAAAAATAGAGAATGCCAAAAGCATGGGTATTCGGATTATGACTCCTGCCGAGTTTATTGGCCAATATTTCTAGTAATACGCAAAAAGTTATATAATTCTATATTATATGTCTTGTTGCAATCATTCGCAAAAATCTAAAACATGCAAGAGACTTTCCGATGGCAAGGTATTCAATTTGCCTCGCAGATTCACCAAAAAACAGTGTTCGAATGTTAGAGGATTCACCATGCGTTCGTCCTGTGCGCCGTACAAAGGATGTATGAAAGGAGGGTCGAATTCTATAATACATGCTATTTCCGTTATAAATTCGAATACCAATGGGATCACCGGACAGATTTTATTTGTAGAGAAAGCAAACAAACTAGAAATCAGTTATGATATTGATGGGCTAGCTGACGGAAACCACGGGTTTCACATTCACGAATACGGGGATTTATCGGACGGATGTACGAGTAGTTGTTCGCATTTTAATCCATTCGGAAAAAAACATGGTGGTCTTCATTCGGAAGAACGCCATGCAGGGGATCTGGGAAATATAAGCTCCATCAATGGTAAGGCGAAGGGTGTTATAGTTGATAAAGTATTGTCTCTTGATTTTAAAAAGCCTACTTGCATTATCGGAAGAATGGTTATTGTTCACGCGGATGAGGATGATTTAGGATTAGGTGGTAATGACGATTCGCTAGTAACAGGGAACGCCGGTAAACGCCTCGCATGTGGTGTTATTGGACTTAGAAAGTAAGTACATTTTTATCGAACAAGTGGGGTATATGGCAAAATGCGACGGATAATCCCTTTTCTGTCAACATAATAATCGTACTCGTTCAGAGTAAGTGGGCCATAATTCCGTTCCAGTTCATCCAGACTAAGAGTATAATCATCGTGTATCGAATCAAACATTAGACCAGCTTCCATCTCATCCATAAAATCCCCATTGGCTCGCGAGTGATTAATACGCCGAATGTGTCCACCACTATCCACGTAATGGCCAGCCGTTTCCCGGTAGGTCAGCCCTCCATATTTCTGCTTCAACTGATCTAGTGTCATATCATAATCTCTCATTTTCGGGTTATTGTTATTATCATGAATCGATAATAACAAATTTCAATTTTTCATACATACTTCTCTTCCTCTAGTTCAGACGTACAATCCAAATAGGATGGTTGCGCTATCGACGACGCCTTGTTGTGAAGGCATTTCGATTTACTAATCGCTGTTGGTTTACGACCTTTCTTCGCACCCTTCTTGCCTTTGCTCTTAGTCTTACTCACCACCTCTTCGTCTGAGATATCGTCACACTCCTCCTCTTCGCTTTCATCTTCCTCATCCGCATCTTCATCCTCATCATCGTCCACTACAAAATCGTCCTTTAGGTATCCGGTTTTCGTCAACACCGCATTCTCATCTAGCTCGTCGTCCTCTTCCGTCGAATCGTCATCTCCGATATCATCAAATCCGCCATACAAATGCTCGTATACACGATTCCAGTCTGCAACTTTCAGGTCCGATTTAGAATTCACCAACACGCACTTTCCAAATAATAGCGTGCTATCTATCGGGGGCGGAAACTCGTATTTATTTTCCTGACCAGCTCTCCCGACAATCTTACCGTACACCGAGATGTCATACATCTTTCCTGCCAACGTAACCGCCCATGTTGCGCGAACACCAAATCCTTCCGATGATTTGAGCCCCGCCTTCTTATAGATCTCGTCTTCACTAATGGATCTAACCGTCTGCTCTTTCAGATTACCATTCGTTTCTACAATTACGATCGAGGGCATTTATTGGATATGTCATATATTTTCTATATTGGTTATATAAAATATATCCGGCATATTCGGTAAAACGGTTAGAAAAGTTTATATTATAGATTATATGTCGGAATATAGTTTTATTATCACTATTTTGTGTTCGATATCCATTATTTTAATTGTACATTATTCATTTCGATATCTGAGAGATACTCTAACCCCCGAAAAGAAGAAGGATTTAGTTGGTTTCCAATCCCATAAACTCGCTGAAATAATGAGCGAACTGAATGATATCAAGCAGAACATTAATAAGAAAGAACCAGAGGAAAGCATGGAGGACGAATTACTGGAATTTGCTAGGGAGCAGGCTGAAGGCATGTAGTTAAGGTGAATCGGTGAATTTATACAATACCTGGTAATTATGTAGTAGTTTATCCGCATTCCTTATCTCATTGAGAACAAACATACCTTTGCCGGGTAGAAACGCATTCGTATTATAGAACTTTACCATGTCGTTGTATTCCTTTCCTCGGGTGTCTAACCAGTATGGATTGGCAGGCGTATCATCGATTAATAATAACGTGTTCTTTTTTATAACCGGACGAAGGGCATTATATTCAGCAAGTCCATGATTGCCCGACGGTTCAGGGTTGTAAAAATCTAGATCGTAACTGTCTAAATAAATAACATTTGCCACTGTATTGTCAGGAACTCCGGCCCATTCCTTGAAAAATGCTACGCTGTCGGAGCACACTAATGTCGTAGCGGGGCACATATTGCCTTTGTGGGCTTCGACCAATTTTGGATTGATATCAACAGACCAAAATCGCCCGCCATATTTCTTGACATATTCGTTAAACAAATAGGTACTATATGTGCCATGAGACGCGATACCCGATTCCAGAATGATCGGATTCTTCAGATCCTTCATGTTCTCGAATAGTTTTTTAAAAGTCAGATAGTTGACATGTTTGGTCTTGCCTTTACCGGAAAACATTTCATAGGTGTCCGTTGTCTCATCGTACCACAGACTGCCTCCGCTTTTGCTAAAGTGACTCTCGAATAACTCCATTTATATAGATCAAGGTAGATTTTATTTATGGCGTCTAAACGACAGATAAATATATTGTGAAAGTAACATAAAAACAACTGCGTCTATAATAATAAACCTATGCTGTCGCAACATAACAGTGACTTATTGAAGCAGAGGTTTCCAAGCTTTGAACATTCTTATGAGACAGTTATTCATAAGAACGTTCCCGAAAACTATAACTTGGCACTTGCTATTCCAGTTGGCCGAAAATCATTTGCATGGTTCACATTTTATAAGGATACGGATGTTTTATATCAGATGGATTTGGACAAGGATAAGAAAATAGTGAAGACGACTCGGATTGAATCTAAATTTGACGGTGCCTTATCGATCGGGACGATTTTATATGGTATTGTACTTCCAGATACGAATGCATTTATCATAGAGGACATACATTTTTACAAGGGGGTACCGATGCACTCACTTACCTTTGGCGAAAAACTCCACTACATTCATTTATTATTGAGCAATACAATTTCAGGTGCGATTCGTTTCGTTCTACCTGTATTGTGGTACAACACGCAACGAGAGTGCGATATAATACCTGAGTTCGTGAAACAATATACCGTTCACCATATTCAATATAGGTCATTGACGCATATAGTGCCTTATTTGAATTATCAGGTAAATCGAAGGCCAAATACGGACAAGGATAAAGACAAAGATAAGATTGTCCCGATTGTGGTACAAAGACACCAGACATTATCGTCCCCAGATTTTACGAAACCTCAGTATCGGCATCCCGCGATTTTTCACGTTGTGGCTGACATTAAATGTGATATATATCATCTGTATGCATCAGATGCGAAGGGATCAGTTGTATATTACAATACGGCATATATACCAAATTACAAAACGAGCGTTATGATGAACACCCTCTTCCGGAATATTAAGGAGAACAAGAATCTGGATTATATCGAAGAAAGTGAAGATGAAGAAGAGTTCGAGAACATACGCGAGGATCGATTCGTTGATTTACAGAAGATTGTCTATATGGAATGCGTATTCAATTACAAGTTTAAGCGATGGACGCCCGTGAAAGTATTGAATGATCGTAACCGGGTTGTTCATATTAGTAAACTAGTGCGGTAAAATTGTCTGCTTAAAAACGACTACATAAAATATATGACGTCGTTTTCCTATACAATGTCCTATGCGGACAATTCAACGGAACTGTGTGCGATTGCAACTAAATATGGTACAGACAAATCACCGGACGCGGGGTGTAGACATGGATACACACTATTCTACAAATACATGTTTGCACCAAAAGTTGGCGATTCTCTCAATATAGCGGAGATTGGCGTATCTGATGGTGCGTCCATCCGAACATGGCATGAGTATTTTCCGGTATCTACAATCTATGGATTTGATAATGATGCAAAGTGTATCGATGCTTTCGAACAGACTGAGAGAATTCACTTGTCGCATATGGACGTACGTGATGAACATTCGATAACCAATACTCTGGAGCAAACGGGTGTCCAATATGACTTGATTATAGACGATTCGACAAACATTTTTGAAGATCAGATTCGTATAATACAGAATGCCTATAAATTCCTGAAGCCGGGAGGATTTATTGTCATAGAGGATATAATGAGCGATGCTATAGAAATGACATATGAAAATGCATTGTGGCAGATTCTCAATGAGTTTTCTGCGATGTATTTTGTGAAAGTCGTACACAATCGACAGGACAAAACTGGTGTAAAAAATCATAAAATGTTGATGATGGTCAAGGCGGGTGCTCCGAATATATTCTTTCAATTGGTGCATGTGAAACGATAATATCACATACTTATATATATATATATATATGCAGTTATCCGGAAATACGTTGAACAAGAATCCATGGTTATTCGAGTCCATTAACGGTGGTAAGAAGACCAGACAAAAACGCAAGCGTAATCGCAATCGCGCTACCAAGAAGAGGCGTACCAAGCGAATATACAAATAATACTATTTAGATAATATGTGATTTATTATATTATCTAAGATACAATGGTTCATATTGGGCTGTTAATACCATGCACGTCTCGTAATCGTCCGGAATGGAATGATATTCGAGACACATACCTATACAGACTATCTCTGATAACATTTCTGACCAAACAAACGAGAGAATATTCATACACATTTTATATAGGATATGACGCCGATGATCGAATATTCGCATCTGAAGTTCAACACGACCACATATATAGATTTAGTCAAGCATTTCCGAACGTGACGTTCAAATTCGTTAAATTTGAAGACGTTCAGCGAGGGCATCTTACGCGGATGTGGAATATCCTATTTAAGCGCGCATATGATGATGGATGTGATTACTTTTACCAATGCGGAGACGATATTGTATTCAATACAAATGATTGGGTGCGAGATTGCGTAATAAAAATGAATCAAAATAACGAAATTGGACTGACTGGCCCAATCAACAATAACTATCGCATCCTAACACAGGCGTTCGTATCGCGTAAGCATATGGAAATTTTCGGCTGGTTTTTCCCAGAGGAAATCATAAACTGGTGTTGCGATGACTGGTACAATTTAGTGTATAAACCATCGCATTTTTTCCCATTGTCGCAACATTTCTGCTCGAATCAGGGTGGTGTACCCAGGTATGTCATTCATAATAGCGATACCTTTACAAGTGACCTATTGAATAACACTGCACGTCTCCGCAAAGCAACAGCCGATCTATCTGAAAAGCACAAAGTGATATTATATGCATACTTATCTTCTTCACTTGTATAAAATATGCGTGATCATATTGTTCCAGCAATTCTTACTATAGACATTCCGCTGATACCACTCGTAGCATGCCTCCGACATTTCGGTCCATTGGACCTCAGTAATTGATGCCAACTTGGTAGGCACCTCGCTCGGTTTAGCGACCTTGATATAATGAACATTCTCGATTAGCGGTTCCATAAATGAATCCACTGTGACTCCCGGGGTCATAATCGGAACAGTTCCAAATGCCATAAGCTCTACTTCTCTATGACATTTGGACCCATATCCTCTCAAACAAAGCCCGTATTTCGCATCTCGTAACTTCATGAGATATTCTTCATGACTGAATTTATGTTCGCTCCCCTCTGTACAGTGAAACTCGGTAATGACATCCTGCCAATTATCGCCAGTTTTTCTGAATCTCTCTTGAACACTATTCTCGTAATTTCCGATAAAAATCGACTCTATGCTCCGATCTGCGTATAATTGACTACCATGTCGCGTGAGGATCTTCTCGAGTAGCATCGGTTTTCGTGGCCAGAAGATCCACGGCTTAACTGTCAGTCCAGCGAATCGTGAATCTCGCCCCTCTACTTTCACGTCCCCGTTACCTAAGAGAACAAGGGAGGCGTGGCTAACCTCATTGTCCACCCATTGTAAGGTGGGGCGATCATACATGAGAATATTAGGCTCTAGCCAGCAGTGTATTGTCTCTCCCGAAAATTGGAGATCGACATCCTTATTTTTCAGTTTCATTAGTAAGGGAAGTTCTCGATAACTATCATTCTTGTGTTTGCCCATACCAATCATCGGCTGTTTTGGAACCGTGATTATCCATCGCTTGTGAATAACTCGGAAAATAATAGCAATAACTCTGTAGTTCTTAGCTGAAACTAGATGCTGTATTATGAGTTTATTAAATGAATCAAATCGACCATCTAAAAAATGCGTGTGTATCATTTTTACTGGCTTATCCTTATATAAGAATACGGACTTCTTGGTTGCAAAATGCGATACAATATCGTCTGGAGATTCTTCGGAAAGCGTTAGTCGCCAGCATTGTACATTGTAGTTTTCACCGAATTCAAAATGCGAGTATTTGGCAACCAGATCCTCGATTGATGCCTGATCATAGTATCGCGAATTCTCTGTGAACCTGATCCAATCACCCGGAATGTCCTTATTTTTCGTCCATAACATGCCTCCGTTATAGATACCAGTTTTATCCAAAATATCTTTTCGTAAAAACTGGGGCGAAACACCCAAATCCTTGGTATCATCGATGTCATCAATCACACCAGTTATTATTATATCACTATCCAATAGAAGCGTATCTTTCTCCGTTTCGAGAGCCTTCGCAATGACACGTGACTTTGTCATTTGAAACTGCGACCACAAGTCACGTGCCACCATCTGTATGCGATCGTATCCGGAATATTCGTCCAAGTCTACTAGAAATACCATATTCAGCTTTGGACTGGGCGTCATTTCATCTATTGTCTGTTTGGTTTTTGTGTCGCACATTATATAGATTGTTTCATTTGGATGAAATACGGAAAGCGATAATAGCAATCCGACGCATTCAAACGCACATGTCGATGTACATATAGTGGAAAAGCTATTTGGTTTTACCATTATATGTTAGTGTGATCAAGTATTTATGCTGTTTTAATTTTCAAATTATGATAGTGTCAATTAATTGTCGCAGAATGATGCGGACTTTGGTAGCTTTCAAACGATTGGTTTTTACTAAGGGTAATACGATACCAGTAAAGCAAGAGTCAATTATATAAATTTCGGAGCAGTTCTGGATGAGATCAATGTAATATGCAATCTTATTCATTACAAAGGGTTTACATAGTTCGTGCTTCTCTCGATTTTTATCTTTGTCGTATAGATTCTCGTTATTGGAAATGAGAATTGTGTCGTCATCATTCATATACATCGCCTTTAGATTTTCAATATTCAGCCGTTTGTTATCGCTCGACGCAGTTTGTAAGAAAATGATACGTTTGAAATGCTTCACAGATTCATATAGTTCTATAGACTGGGTTGTACTGTCCATATGAAAATATTCGTAAAATATACCGAGATCCAACTTTATGTCTGTATAAAATCCTCGGATGAATGAGTAGCTGTTGTCGTTTATCGTATCATAATTCAGATCGTATCCTTTGTCGTCACACTTATATTGTAATACCAATGGGTTTGTCACCTTGGATTGAAGATACTTTACATGATTGCCACATATAAACACGTCATTTCCGTTGTAGTTGTTCATCACAATTCGGATCACTTCGTTGCGTTCGTTAGTTTCGTCGAACGGAACACATATAATCCTGGGTTCGGATGCAAAGAATAGTATCACGTTTTCATAGTATTTCTGTTTACATAGGAAGAATATCTTGTCATAAAACTGCAACAGGAAGCGCAGAGCTCCAACGGAATATAAATTATCTCCGAGACCGTTATGTGATAGGAATACCGCGTTCGTCATATACGCATACATGTATTTATGTGTATATATTCATTTATCAGTCAATATTATTTATCAAATTCGCCCAGTATCCAAATTTCAGTTTATCCATGTTCCATGTATTGATGTTTGTTATTCTCTCATATTCCTGATTTAGAAACGCTTCGTTGATATCAGACCAGTCATCTATGAATAGTATGGGCAGGTCAGTGAATTCGTGAAAGGCGACGTACTTTTTTACGATAGGAATAGACCCTAAATATAGAGCCTCCCACATACGATGTGTGTCGATACCATTTCCGCGCGGGCAAAACACGAATTTGCTGTCGCGAATCTCCTGCAGGTAGTTTCGTCGCATATCCGTGGTATGTACGCATTCATCGGTTTTTGTCCACGGAGTATCTTTAAACAACTCGTACACTTGCTGTCGCTCTGCTGGATAATTTTTTATGTTGAAATTCATATAGGCTAGGTTTTTCGACCTTTTCGGTAGCTGCATCACCTCGATCATCTGTTCCTTATTTCCTAATATGGGATGAACTGACGAATCGTCGCAATCGGCGCAGATTCCTAACGGTATACTATGTATTTTTGGATTTAAAACGTTTTTATTTATAGCGAACCAATTCGAGCAAAACTCGTTGTATTTATTGAAAATACCTTGTGATATCTCATAGTCGGAATGTCCTGTTACCCATATTTTGGCTGCACGTGGATAATGTACTTTACCCCTCCAATTTATATTATTGTTGTATTTGAGGGCGTCTGTTTTAATGTATGCGATACTATCATTTCCGGTATCTAGTGAAAGAAAACTATCCGGTGAGATAATATCTTCCGCGGTAAACATTATGTATTTGTATTTGTATAATATACGTAATATATTTTTAAATCAATACGCGGATATGTTCTATTAGATTTTGGTAAAACTCGGACACCATTTTGGGTGCATCGTCGGTAAATAATGCACCTTTCGTATATTCATCCGGATGCTCGATGACATGCTTGATTGCATCCACACCTCTACAGAAGCAATATTTGTTCGTATGTATTAGACCTGGTTCCGGTGAATCAACTCCCCAATACAATGGTATTGTCCCACCTTCGAATGCCTGGAATATTTTCTCCGTACAATATCCTTCAAACGCGGAGTTTTCGGGACATATATTAAATCTCGAGTGTGATATATAGTCAATTTTATCTTTGCTAGATAATCCGATCTTCTTGGTGTTATTCCGGAAAGCTCCCGGATACATTACAATGCCGTATTTACGAACCTCGTCGCATATAAGACTACGCAGTCTGTTACGATCATGCCTAGCCACATGAGTTGCAAATATAGTCTTTTCCTTTTGCATGTTTCGATCGTATTCATTTTGCACGTATTTGAGTACGTTATCATCTGGATTGTAATTATAGTATGGATAATAAATTAACCAGAGAGGAAATCGGACATGACCATTTGTTGATTTGAATCCAACGACAAGGTCGAAAGTCTCGTATAGCAACTGGTCATCATTATAGGGAGGGTAATTCGTTAGATTTTCACCATAATAAAACATCTTTTTTTTCGCAGGTGTATTCAATACACGGTTAATATCACCAAAGCAGGATGCAATAAGCAAGTCCGGATTCTCATTGAATCTGACTAACTCTACTGGACCTATGTTTTCGGAAATAAACTGAGTCAAATAACTGTCGTTTTTTGGGTCTACCCAGAAGTTTATGTATGCAATACGTATCGGCATATCTATTTTATATATTTACAGTCTCTCTATAAATGATTTCAATAGAACATCATAATTTTCGTCATTGTACGTGTCTGCAATTTTTGGCTCTGACAACATATCGTCAGTTGCGTTCATAATACGATTGCGCGCTTCCGTCAGATTATGTGTATCAATCTCTATGAATGCACGATGGTTTATATATCGACTTATTTTCTTGGAACCGTGATAAATAGGTATGGTACGCGCAAACAAGCAGTTGAATATTTTCTCTGTAATATACCCGTCAGTAATCGAATTTTCCGAAACAAAGACGAATTTATATTGATTCAATACATTCAACAGTTCGGTGGAGTGATAACACGACTTGTCGCCAATCACGTGTGCATATCCACGTATATCGTGGCATTCGCCGATCGAACTCAAAAATGACATTATTTGCATCTTCTCCTTTCGCATGTAATTTTCTGGGCTCGTAGCAAACAGGCAGAACTTTTTTTGTTCTTTCGGAGTATATACGGTAGGGGCTATCGTTTCATAATATCGAGATAAATAACGCATCTGCGAATGAATCACAGGTATTGCAATATACGTGTCTGTAACCATACATCGATCGATATGATTATAAAAATAGATGCGAATATTTTCGTCGCCGAAATCGCCGAAACGATTGTAATGTTTGTAATGCTGGTGATGAGCGCAATTCTCCACACATATCATTACGTTTATATTTTTTTTATCGATTAGAGTCATGTCATTTAATTGTATTCCATATATATGTAGTGTGGTATTTGGTAGCTCCAGTACATTATCAGGAAAAAAATATCGGAGGAACTTGTCCTCGTTTTGTATAGCATAGTGTGCGGGATTGGTTATAAAGTATTTGGTAGATTCTTCGGATAATATGACCTTCATTATATTGTCATATTATATTTTATTTATATGTGTTTCCTTACTCTATATGAACATTAGTTGCTTCTTTACGATCGGGCGTTTTCGCGTTTCTAATGCTGTGCGAAGTTCTTCGACATTTACCTGGTTTTGTGATCCGTCGGCATATATATATTGTCCTACAAAGTTAAAGTTGGAATCATATTCAATGGGGAATTGATAAGATGTTTCTCCCCGGAATACGTTAAATGACGCGTGAATGAGAGAATTATTCTTTACGATTGGATAAATAATATCGCGCAAAAAAACCTGATCGTACAGTCGTGCACCCGTTTGACGCACATTGTTCATTAGTGCTTGCCAGGATGGTATATCCGGGTTCTTACGTGTACCAAACATACCGCCTTGAATAACCCACGAATGGTGCGGATGATCTCTCATTATATGAAACAGTCTACCACTTGATAGCCATTCATCTACTGCTAAGCGTTCACGCTCTAAAAAAATCGTGTCACAATCTCTCGATAGATTTACTGCCACTTCTGGATCGTCGATGGATTCGAAGCGCCACATCATCGGCTTGTTTGTTGTTAAATCACCCTCTTTAAAAATTACTCTTACATTGTCTCCCGATCTAGCTTCCAACTCTTGGATGGTTTCGGTGGGTACGCTGTCCTTGTGGACGTAAACCCAGCATTCGAAGTTGGGGTACATGGTTTTTGCCTGGTCGACGTTTTTCAATATACCCTGCATATATAAATCTTTATCACCCCATAGAGAGAATGATATAACGTGTTTGCTCATATATAGTACGTATTTATATATGAACCTTTATATGTCTATTATAGTTCTGAATAATTACACCCTTGAAGATTTAAAATGGGACGCCTTCCATTTTAATCTTTCAAGGTGCTGACCGATATGTCTTCAATCGGACGCCTTTGGCGTCTCAATTGAAATCTTCATCGGTTTAATTAGGTATAGTTTCGCCTTGAGCTCTTCCACCCATCATCGATGTCGATATACCATTCTCCTCTCAGCCTCCTCTTCCCTCTCCCGTCGCTCAGCCCTGGCCTGCATCTTCTTCAAAAGGTTTCTCGGCAAAACAGGGAGGTCAGAAACCCTACCAACGGGAAAACTTTGGGGAGCTCTTGGGGGAGCTATTGGGGGAGCTCTTGGGGGAGCTATTGGGGGAGCTATTGGGGGAGCTATTGGGAGAGCTATTGGGGGCACATAATTTGGTCCGCTTGGTCGCCTCAAATCGAAGGCACTGGGACTACGGAGGGGAGGGATACCTGATAGTCTAGGACGGCCGACGGGAGGGGCAGAAACTGGTACAGATGCCTCAGTACTCATTTGTTGATCCGGTACAGACATTTCATCATTGCCCTCCAAAACACTACTTCCTCTAAATGCCACAATTAGTGCGAAGATAATAACGATCGAAAAAAGAAACATAACCTGCTTCATGTAGACACTCTTAAACATCTTCATTATATATTATAGATAGATAAATATATATATCGCCTAAATAGACACCTTTATCAATTCGATATCATCTGCAATTTCCGTTCTATCTATAATCGTATATTCCATATTATTCAGACCGGAGGATAGAACGTGGAGGCGCTTGCGATCTTCATCTGTACAATGGAAAACCTCATTTTCTAAATCAGAAATCATCTTCTTTTCACCTACATATGTCTCGATGTTTGATGCATGTGGCAATATTATAAAGTTCCTGCGATTTGATAGATTCGGTGACATATGAACGTTTGCAATCTTTGCCCTGTAATACAACGCTCTGTCTTCAATACCCCATCCCCATATGTGATTTGGGAATCCATTCATCGCAAACATCGCATCTCTCGAAAACTTGGTAATTCCACCGAGAGAATTATCATGACCGTTGAAAATTCGCAGTACATCATAGAATATATTACCGTAGAGAGTCTTTATACAATCCTCCACTGGACATGTATCCACATCCTGTGTAATGAAAAATCGCGCACTATCCTTGTACTCTGTAAAACCGATATTCAATAACCGACCTCTATTAAAAAACTTACCTGGTTCTTGTTCGACGATTACAACCTTAAATGACGGTAGATATTCGCGCAACAATGGAACCACCATTCGAATATATATCTCGAGGTCTTCCGATCGATCACGGTATGGGATTACAATTACGCTGTCAAACATCCTGTAGTATACAGCATATTTTTATCTACTTTCATATCAATATTTATTTTCGATCCAAGTGCTTCTGAAGTCGAATTATGAAGAAGTACATCTGGTTTAAATATTCTGAATCATTCGGATAAACTGACTTATGTTCATCGCGGAGCTTTATATAGTCGGCTAACAGTTCGTTATAATCCGAATATGTTTTCAGATCTGTCAAAAATTTCTTTCGCATTGATATGCTATAACGATCGGGGTGCACTATTGCATTCGTTAATTCGAGCTCAGCTAGATCGATTATGTCAGACATTGGATAGTATTCCATTACATGAAACCGTTTATATTGTTTTACGATCCGCTGATAAAACACAATACCGTTACACATTCAGCTAACATCCCCTCGACTTTGTCGATCGAGTTATACCGTCGCCTGATATCCTCATATAAATAGTTGAAATTAGTTGATATGCTCTTATAAAAATCCGGCGTCTCGATATTTTTAATTCGGCCTCTATGACTATAACTAACCATGTTCTCGTACACGTGAAATTGTATTATACCCGCATACCTGTTCATATACTGAGAGTAGAATCCCATCAAACGGGTATAATCAATCTGTTTTTCTGTAGAGACGGATATCTTTTGCCGATTGACAAGACGCCATAAAAAGATCTGACTAAATTGTAATGTGATACAGGAACTGGTTGTATGGAATGCGAACGAGTCTGTATCAAATTTGATTTTTCCCGGTTCCTTGCACATATAGGAATATATGGACTGTTTATCAACAACATTATTTATAATGCAATATGAATTCAGTTGATTAAGATCATCATCCGACGAGTCATCATCCAGCGTTTTAGACATGTACATGTATATGGAGAGAAATGTTTAAACCCCTTGCGAAAGTAGACCTTTAAACAGTCGATTATTTCCATTTTAGTTTAGAAATTTGTATTAGTTCTTCTGGCGTTACACCCAGTGCTTGATTTTTCTGTAGTTTTTTTTCATGCCATTTTACAAATGCATCTACGAATATTCTGTGCGTAGGGAAAACATCCAATACGTCCCTTCTTACTTTTTTCCATAAATATACAACACGCTTTGAATCTTGAAATTGTTGAAAGGTTCGTATCAAACCTATTGCTTCATCCCGTATTTCTTCAATATCTTCTAAATAAATTGCTTCGTAAAATTCATTTACCTCTTCTTTCATCCATTCATATTGAAATAATTTGTTACCATTCACTGCATATGTTTTTTTTTCAGTAGTCATGGTTCTATAATTTTTAATAGACACCCAATCCGGTATTGTAATTTCCATAATATATATATTACAACGTGAAAAACACATACAAATTAATCTGTATGTGTTTACTATAGGATGCCTTCACTAAACCGCTATTTTTTATCTCGATTACATGGCGACTGTGACAAATACAACGTCTTTATTGAAACTGGTACATTATCTGGAGAGACGATCTTCGCCATGGAACCGTTCTTTCTTCGTCTACACACTATAGAACTAAGTGAAAAATATTACAATTATACTCGTAACCGATATATTGGCAACAAGATAAACTTTCTGTTTGGCGACAGCAGTAAAGTGTTCAAATATTTGTTACCGTCGGTCAATGAGAGAGCCATTTTTTTTCTTGACGGACACTGGTCATCCTGTGATACGGCGAGAGGGGAAAAGGATTGTCCATTATTAGAAGAGATCTCTCATATTCACACTCTATTTGCACACGAGGCTATCATTATTATAGACGATTATCGTCTGTTTGGAACGTCACGAAACGAGGATTGGTCATATATATCGAAAGAGTCTATTCTTTCAATCATACAATCTCGTATTTCGGAGGTGTATCATTTACCAAGCGATCTGGACGCGAACGACCGTCTGATTATCCATATTACACCCTTGAAGGTTTAAACTGGATGCAAAGCGTCCACCGTTCAATGGTCTATTCCCTCGCGTATTTTATCATAAGTATTTGCGATTTCACTAATTAAATCATCATATGTTAATGATTTATCATAATATCCCATATTAGGTTCTTCATTTTCTTTCCATTCATCTGCTGAATGAACACAATAATTAGAATCATTTTGATAAATAGCAAAAACACAACCGTATTGTGAAAATCCTGCTACAGATTTCCATAATGTACCATTTCGCGTTATACAATTATTATCACTATTCATAATTAATAAACTCGTCAACCATTCTTTAGTTGTATGCATAATAATACAATCATATGTATGTTTCTTTATATTATGTGTAAAATAAAGACATACTACTCCAAATGTTCACAGGTTTATATGTACCTGTTATATATAATATAATGGACACCAAGTGGCAAATCACCTTTTTCTCTGCACTCATTTTCCTTCTCGTAGTCCATCCGATGACCTACAAGCTGACACAGAGTTTGTTCGGTGGCGTTTTAGGCCGAATTTCGGATGCGAGTGGATGCCCGACGACCATCGGTTTAGCTCTGCACACCCTTGTGTACATCCTTTTGGTGCGCGGATCCATGGACCTGAAGTTATTCCGATAAAGTGATGTCGGGATAATATGATCCCATAGAATGACGTATACAGACATCATCGTATACATTATTTACATAATCGAAGCACCTCGATTTAGCTACGGAGATGCTATACGGAAAGTCGCCGTTTGGCAACAGTTGTCTATATAAAAGACCGGGTTGTGTTACCTCCTCACCCACTTCAATGACGACCGTATATTGGCTTTCATTACAGGGCAACTGGTAACTCGTTATTGTTGGACGCGGTGCTACCGTCGATATTATACTCAGACTCGCATATCGCAGATCATAATCCTCATCGACGTGCGGATGCTCTCTATCGAGAGAACACATGATAACTGGTAACTGGATTGTAACATTGTATGACCTACCAGGTTGAATACATGCGATCATGTAGTTTGCGTCAGCATTCATCAACGAACCCGCTGGAGCCTCCATAAACACGAATTCGTCATTTTTCATGCACACAGTTCCAGTCACTGGGTTTATATTATGGGTGAAATTTGTGTATATATTACCCTGTTGTTCATAATCAATGTTACATAATGGATACTCGCGATTGTCGATAATGGTACGAGGAGGAACACCCGCCCAATAATAAAATGGCGATGTTTCATTTGCAAGTGGTGCATATATGCGGAACAGGGAGAAATACGAGAGAGTCTGGTTTAATTCGACTGTTAAGTCAAATTGTGTACCTGGATATTTCAGTGCACTCTGCGAACCAAGTAATTCCGCGTCATTATAATGGTAAGCTATCCCACCTAGCTCGTAGATCTGAATCGAAAAATAGGATGCGATAGGATGCGTATATTGAGAGATTACATTGAATGATGTCGAATTTGGCGGGATTATCATCCCGAAGTACACCGCGTTTTTATCGGGATAAACGATATTAAAATGATTGTCTATGGAATCAAAGCGATAGTTCCAACTACAGTTATGTGCGATAGTAGAATACAATAACGACAACGATAATATACGCATGTTATATACAATACAATAAGCTAACCATTATATATTTTATATAAATATTTACATAAAATCGTATGTAAATATTACCCATAATGAGAGAAATATTCATATTCGGTACTTGCAGAGTATGTAATTTGATACACGAGGATATCATGTTAATCAAAGAAATCAGATGTTGGAACTCCAAATGCTATGGCATAGGTGAAGATATACGCATTTATACAGAACCAGTCAATTACACTACAAAGTTGATCGACGTATTAGACAATATTTTATATATGAAAGGTAAATTATACAGTGAAATGGAACCAAGGCGTGATACGATGTTACAAAATATTTTCTTCAGAGGGCATAGGACAATAGATGATTGTATTAGTCCATATACACATCCAAGTTTGTGTAGTAATAACGAAAATCTGGTGTTTTCAAAGATTATTATAGAGGTATCTTCGATCAAACAATATATAATAAATACCAGGAAATACGGCGACGAGTTTTATTTGAAAAACCTGCCTTATAAAATTGACACGAAATTTAACCACAATAACGTGGTTTTTGATAAGAGAGATTTTATTTGTAAGAAGATGAGTAAGGACGAATGTTTTCAGACACTGGACCGAATAAAAGAGGAGGTGAATTGTAAAATGTTGATTATTGGACCATATATATCAAAGACGGCACCTGATTTTGTGAATAGCGAACGTGCAGATACACAGGATATTCTAAAAGAATATTGTATGTTGAATGACGCCGAATATTTTGATTTGTCTGAGGCTATACAACTACATGATCATGAGGTTGTCGAGTCTGATGATATTCATTTGAGTAAAGCCGGATTAGATATAATAAACTATATCATTCATAAATTTATAAAGGGATAATCCGTTGTTTTTTATAGTATATGTATCAGTCATATACTATATTTATTTTACAAAGAAGTCGTTTACCGCAATACGGCGTACTCTCGAATATCCGTATTGTTTGAGATAGTCGGCACAAAACGGCTCGTCGAAATTGTTTTCAATCAACAACAACTTCACATTGTACTTGTTGAGATCGAGCCCCTTCAAAACATCGAGTTCCGTGTTCTCTGTATCAATGGAAATAAAGTCAATATCGGTAGGGAAATTGAGTTCACTAAAAAGTGTATTCAGAGTCCGTATCTTGGTTATACATTTTGATTGGTCGGTGAGAAGATGCTTGTGAGATTCGACCAGGCGTTCATCCGGTTCCAACGAAGAGATTGCGCACAGATTGTCATTCAGATGAAAAATGTGAAATTCCACGTCGTCCTTGTCTTCTTTTCCCACACAACACTGATAGGTGAGCTTGCGAATCTCCTTACACTTATCATACGCCGACTGGATCGGCTCAATACACAGGGCCTGCCATCCTTTTTTCTCGAAATGATAGGTATTGCTCAACGACACTCCGTCATACGCACCTACCTCTACACATACGCCATTCGCTTTTCCATCAAAGAGATAATCAATAAATTTATCCTCGAGATGTTGACCGTAATATGTCATGTATATTATATTCATCTACCCTTTAACTGATATTCTAAGCTATATATTTCAAATCGAGGGAATGGGAATACTAACTTTCCACCATTCTCTAGGAATTCATATTCTCGCGCAATAATCTCCGCTCTGAAATGCCACGGCAATACCAAAAGAAACTTTGGCGCTGGATCATGGCATTTCATAGTTTCCTCGCTAATTATTTCAATACCTGTACTAGTCATCTTTCCAACCTTGTTCAGATTTCTCTCAACCGCGTATGGTATATGTGTCGAATCCAGTCCTGCGTATTGCAAAAGACAATTTCCCTTTGTCGATGCGCCGTAGATGTATATCGTTCGAGAATTTTCCGATACAAACGCCTTCAACTTCTCGATTTCAATGTCGCAATTCGTTATGAAATCGGCATAGAAGCCCTGCGTCTTCACACCCAACTGCTCCTCCTTCGCCAGTATCTCAGAGACCAAACTGGATTCGACGCTCGAACCCTTTCCAAAATACAGGCGGAAACTGCCTCCATTGCAACTGTTGAATTTTACGTCCGTTATCTTGAAGCCCACCAAGTCGGCGATCCGCTTCACCGCAGTGAGCGAGTAATATTCCAAATGTTCGTGACATATCGTGTCGATGCTATTCGTTTCCAACATCGACAGCAGGTAACTTTGCTCGCATGTCCAGATTCCGTCATCGGCCAGCAAATTATATATATCACGCGCGAACTGAACTGGGTCGGGCAAATCATAAAACATAGAAATTGACGAAATCACCTTGCACCTTAGCTCGGTACCATAGACACTCTCGACATTTTTGCGCGTGAAGTATGTCGGAATCAACTCCACATCGCCATAGTAGTGATGGAATTGCTTGCCGGTTGGGTCAACGCCAATCCGCTTCAATCGTGGGTCGTAATACTGCAACATGGTGGAATCGTTGCTTCCAATATCCAAAACAACGTCGCCGTCCAGCAGATCTACCTTTGACTGAATTTCGGTATTGTATGCATGTAAATGTTCTCTCATGGTGTAGTTGATTCCCGATCTATACCCGTAGCCCGACTCGTGCTCATATAATTCAGATGCCGACGTACAATGGCGCAACTGAACAAGACTGCATTCTTGACAGAGAGAGAGTACAATCGGTGTTTTGGGAGTAGAAAAATCGCCAAACACGGGGAATCTAGATGTGATAACCTGCTCCTTAAGATCAACTATATCAATTAATTGACTGTTTTTGCATATTCGACACTCCATTTCTGTATATCATTATACTACCTTTAAGCATTGTTTAAAAAAATAATTATATTATGTTTTAGTTTATCACTTATTCAAAATCTAATCCGCTAATGTCAATGCTACATTTACCCTTGAATTCCGTGGTATGTTTATCTTCGTCCTCGCTATCCTCTTTCTCTTTCTCAGCCTTCGACTTTTTGCTTTTAGTAGCACTCGGGTCAAACACGGTGAACCAATCGCCATTCTCCGTTTCCGTCATATCCCTGTATTTTGTATTGACAATTGTCTGGATCTTGTAATTACACTTTTTGTAATATCGCTTACGCAACTTCCATTGATTCTGAAAGGTGTCATGCGGGTCAATTATATCCACTATGATGGGATTCGCATGTTTCATTCGGAGGATTCTCCCGACGGACTGCGTGATATCCGTTTTCGGAGTCGCCATCACCAATGTACTCAGCGTCTTTATATCGAGAGCTTCGGCTGCCATGGCATAGGTAGCGAGTACGACCTGCTTGCTTTCGGTAGCTTGGAGGTCTTTCTGCTTCATACCGCCGACGTAAAATCCTACGGGGACTGCCGTCCCCCGTACGCCCCCTGCCTCATGAGAAGACCTCTCGGGGGTGGGGGTTTCTGTGCTGGCGGTAGACCCCGCAAGTACCTCATGTAAATACGTAAGCAGACTGCGATTATGCGCCAACACCATAATCTGACTCTCCGGGCTCTCCTCCACTAGATCCCGAACCACTTTTACAATGAAGTCTCTCCTCGGCCCGAATTCGCAAATCTTAGAGATCATCGTGCTATACTTTGGTTGTCCCTTCCAGTCGCGCTCCACTTCATTGAAATCGGGGTCGTTCGTGGTATATTCAATACCTCGCACATTGACGACATCGTCCTGCTTACGCAACATCGAGTGGATCTTTGGACCGATAAACATGTATAGGAGTTTGGTCAGCTTGTCCTTGCGTTCTACGGTTGCCGAAATCCCGAGCATATATGGTGTGATGGTTTTCAACAGAGTCTTCGAAAACTCCTCGCTCCCTATCCGATGTACTTCATCGACGATGGTCAGGCCGAATTGCGAATACACCTCTTGATTGAATACCTTGTTGTACATCGTCTGGATCATCCCGATCACAATATCCTTGTTTTCGCAGTCGCATACGTTTGCCTGGATCTTGCCAACCCGGGCACCCGGCAAGAACTCCTCGATACGCTCGATCCATTGATTCATTAGGAACTCTTTGTGCACGAGAATGAGCGTCTTTTTCTTGAGGAGCGACACGATTTTCAGAGCCATAACGGTCTTGCCGGCCCCGCAGTATATTTCGAGGATACCACCGAATGCAGGCGCGAAGCCCCTTAGATGCTTCGCATCTATCTGTGTAATCGCACACCCCCCATTTAAGGGGGCTTCTCCCCTTGGATTTTCTACACCAGTTCCACTCGAAGGGAGGGTTCGTACAAGGGAACCGTAGGTTCCCTGTATATAGATATCCACAATGTTATTCTGATAATCGCGAAGCTCCTTCGTGAATGCCACGTCGATATCCACCCCGGGGGCAATCTCGTTTCTTGCCGGCTGACCGTAGCGTTCGATACCATAAAAACGGGGTATGTACATTTTCTTCTCATTCTCTCGATATACTGGAAAGGCATCGTCGAGAGCAGGACCGAATGAGGGACCTGATGTTTGCGGTTTGAGGAACAGATCCTTTTTCAAGAACTCGATGTCCTTCGCTGTGAGCGCCGACTTGGGAATGGTGTATCCTTTAGTACCCAAATAGGACTCGGCGCAGACTTTTGATTTATATTCGGCATTTAGATTCATTGTGGGTGTATGTGATATATTTATTAAAGTTACTTTTATCTGGTTCAATTTTATGTGCAAAATTGATTACGTGTAGTTGAATCTAATCAGTTACAACAGCGATGACGAATCTACTTGACTATGACGAATTTGTGATGGGGTATTCAGTATTGTTCATGGGTACAATACTGAAGATACTTATTTGGGGACCTTCTTATTCTAACTGTGCTATCGTATTATTCGGACTATATGTTTTCCGTAGGCGTTATCTAATGATATGTCAAATAGACAAATTATGCTATACGATAAGCCAAGAATTTAGTAAAATTCGTGACACCATTCCTGTTTCGTAACCGTCGTTTTATACTACTATTTTTTATAGACATAATATATCTAGATGTTGAAAAGATTGGTAGATCATCCACCGCCACCATCACGAAACAAAAATCAAAAATCTATACCAAGTGAAGTGCTAGAGGCACCAGACCCATTAGTACCGCCACCGCCACCTAAACTACCATGGAATGATGACGATCCGGATCCATCTAAAGCGCCACTGATGCCCAAAGCGAATATGAAGCCAATACGTTGGCTAGTTGATTTTGCAATTTCCCGTGGATATCTAGAAAGCGTTCAAAGTGAACTTGACCTGGCATCAAATGAAATTGCACCTGTATTAGGTGAAATTTCACGTACAGGTGAAGATGCAGGTGCAGGTGAAGATGCAGATGCAGGTGAAGATGCAGATGCAGGTGAAGATGCAGGTGAAGATGCAGGTGAAGATGAGTTATATGGTTTTTCACAACCACCGACACCATCGCAATCAGGCTCTCAATCATCATATGCGTCTGCTCGTTCACATGCGTCTACTGGTTCATTTTATTCTGCCAGATCTACCATAGCGGCGGCTAAAGAAGAAGCCTTGTCACTTGTCGAAGAAGAAGCCTCGCCACCTCTCCCAAATATCGGTTATCATGACATGATAAAAGAAGACAATAGTTTCAAATACTCTGGATCTTATAATTTCACTCAGCTTAGAAGACATGGATGGGGGAATATGACATGGAATCGTGGCAATAACATAAATGATCCGTGGATTGACGGCGATAGATATCATGGTTATTGGCATCACGGACTTATGGATGGGCCTGCATTCCTAGTTGAATATAACGAAAACGGGGGATATATAGGAACATATGTAGGAATGTATTATGAGGGTTTTAGAACGATAGGTACCTATTTTTGGGCAGATGGAATAGTATATGAGGGCAGATGGGATGAAGGTGATAATATGAAAGGCACTGGAAAAATGTGGTCACCGACGGAAAGCGGTTATGATGTATACATGGGAAATTATGAAAACCGCGACAAAATGGGCGAAGGAACATATTACTGGGCAAATGGCGATACATTCAAAGGTTTATGGAATATTGATAGAGACTCTGGTGTTATGAGATACAATGATAGTGGTTATATATATCATGGTACATGGGGTAAACCTGAGATTGGTAGTGGTGGAAGTGAGGATAAGATGTTAGTTTGTGATGTATATGGGCCGGATAAAGACCATAAACTCAAACATATAGGTACATTGATACAATGGAATTACACCACGGGTGACGATCAAGATATGTATTATATGATAGATGCACAAGACGGGTCTAGAAAGAGTGTGTATATAGACATTGAAGGGGTGTTAGATGAAGAAGATGGTGTTCATCCGCCCTCGCCACCGCCGAGTGAGTCACAATCATCTGAGGACGGATCCGAACCATTTGGTTTTGGATCCCGATCATCTTACTATGGATCCCAATCATCTGACAATGGATCCCAATCATCTGGTTTTGGATCCCAACCATCTGGTTTTGGATCCCAATCATCTGACAATGGATCACAATTATCTTCTGCGTCGTTTCGTTCAGAGGCTGATATTGCGCCAACAATTACATGGAGTCGAAGACATCCGCGAAGAGTGTATCGAATGGGGCGAAGAGTGTATCGAATGGGTGTACAACGCCCTATTAGTTGGGGTGAAGGCGGAGGAACACGAAAAAAAAGGGGTAAAAGTAAAAACAAGGATAAAGGTAAAGGTACACACAAAAAGAAACAGACAGGTACACGCAAAAATAAAGGTAGAAGTAGAAGTAAAGGTAAACATAAAGGTACACGCAAACGTAAGGGTAAACTTTAAACCCTTGAAGAATTACACCCTTGAAGATTTAAAATGGGACGCATTAGAAACTTCAGCGGTCACTAAAAGTGTAAAAATTGATTCGATCAATAGAAATGTAAACGGATCATCATCTACTCTAATGTCTGATATCGAGTCTCTATTGGCTAGAATCCAAGCGCTCGAGGCACGCCTCGATGACCTGTGCCCGCGACCCAATCCATCCCGAGTAACCCCCGAGGGGATTCCCTCATTTGACGTGAAGAAGCGCATCGAGGACCTCGAACACGAACATAAGGGTAAATATTATGAAAATTGGGGAAGTCCATGGCAACACCTCTCGTATGTTGTTACTGATTATCACATTGCAAAACAGCACGGCGACGCCATGTTCGACGGCATTTATTATATGATACCAAAGATGGTGTACCTCAAGAACTTGAGAATGGCGTCCGGTACTGGCAATCCACTAGACGGCTACCCAACCATTCTCCCCGATATTCGCAGGATTCGCAATGTCAGTGTGCAGGAGCTACACATTTGCGTGGCGTTCGAATTTATTCCGTACTTGGAAAATTTTCCATCGTTGCGCAAACTGGAGATCATTGATCATCCGTTCCGATTGAATCTAAACTTGGATAAAGAGAAAAAGCAAAAGATATATGAATATTGCAAAGAGAACAGTATCGAAATTCTATGTAAAGAATAGACAATATATACATAAACACATGACTTGTTATACACTTTTTTTTGATGGATGTAGCAAAGGCAATCCAGGGATATCGGGTGCCGGCGCTGTGATCTACAACGATGGTGTAGAAATATATTCAGAGGCAGTCTTCGTTGGCGAGAGAGAGACCAATAACATGGCCGAGTACACCGGGCTGATTATCGGGATGACGGAAGCCATACGACGTAATATACGAATATTAGCAGTGAAGGGAGACAGTCAATTGGTAATCAAGCAAATGAAGGGTGAATACAAGGTGAAATCGCCGAATCTCTTCGAAATTTATAAACACGCAAAATCATTGGCCACAAAATTCGATATGATCACTTTCGAACACGTTTACCGCTACGACAATACGAGAGCGGATGAATTGTCGAATGAGGGTATCACCCAAAAACAAAACGAATAGGATATAAAATATATATAATTAGAATAGGCAGATATGGTGAAAATAAGTTCCGTAGAAATAGAGAAACAGAAGATTGCAAAACGTATCCAAATACTAGAACGTGATATATCAGATTATCATCATAATCGCGGGTGTATTTTTTTTTGCTCGCTGTTTCACGATAAATCCTTCATAAGGGATCTATACGCGCGGTTGGAAGAGGAGCGTAAAAGGAGTTTGGTATTCATACCATAAAATTGAAACATATAAAGAGTTTTCTATATATTTCAATAAATCATGTCACGCGCAATTACTAACCCCGACGTATTCCGAGCCAATGTCCGCGATAAGTTCACGGGTATGCTGAAAGACGAGGCTATCGGTACAAATTTGGAGAAGGCCGTCTATAATTATGTCATTCGAGAGGCGCAACAGCACAAAATCATCAAGAAGTGGGAAAACCCTACATTCGCGCAGATGTACATCGACCATTTGCGTACCATCTATTTGAACATGAAGAATGAGACGATAATGAGCCAGCTGGCCTCCGGTGAACTCGCCCCGCAGACCTATGTGTTTATGACCCACCAGGAGATGAACCCGGATCGATGGAAGGTGCTATTGGAGAAGAAGAGCATTATCGATGCGAATAAGTTCACGACCAATATTCAGGCTTCGACCGACATGTTCACATGCCCCGCGCCGAAGTGCCGGTCGAAGCGATGCACCTATTACACGCTTCAGGTTCGGTCTGCAGATGAGCCGGAGTCGGTGTTCGTTTCATGTCTTGATTGTGGCAAGAATTTCCGGAAGGGGTAATATTTTTAGAATAACATATTGATCAGATGAGCTACATAATCGAGTATTGCATCATATTTCAGATACTCGCCCACAAACTTCATATTATTTTTTCTGATTTGCGAACATAAAACAGGATTATTTTCAAGAAACATGAATATATCAGGCAATTCCGATTCGTCAGAATATTCTATATAATTCACGCCTGGCTGTAACATGTACGAATAGAATTCTTCATACCTCGATTTTTTTCGTATTATTATCGAATCCGTACATAATAGAAGACGCATTCGGTCGGACAGCGTATTCCCGTCATTATATATAAGATACTTATATTGGTTGTGTTCCTCAAATGGTTTATGTAATTCGCCGGCTAATCCGTTCGCCTTCAATTCATTTATGAATGGGGGAGGCAAATTCATGTATTTGTGCACGCTCCCGCCGTATATGTATCCGGTAGCAATCGATGGGTTATACAAAGCAAATAGGAAATAGTTTATCTTAGATGCGTGTGGTATACAACTCGTGTAAAATTTTGAGATTTTCGATTCATACTCGACATTACTCGAACGTAAATAACTCACGACATCATCATAGGTCGGGGTGTTTTCAATAATATCGTCGGCGGTAAATCTGTGATTTGGTAACAGAAACTGTTTGTTATTATTATGAATTCTACAAAAATTAAAGCATCCGTCAATCGGATGGTCAACGAGGTTTATATTTAAGATAGCATCCTTTATCTCGGTTCGCTTCAACAGATTTTCAAACAATGTTATGTATTGTGATCGACGTTTTGGATGAACCCATCCATTACCATCTACCGTATCAATAATGCGCTGGTCCTTTATGATTATTGTAAAACCCCCGGTAGGAGGCGATATAGTTTTTATCAAGCTGGAACTGTTTATAAATTGTGTCTGTAGTAATTCCTTATATAATATGTTAGAATCGCTCATATATACTGGATTATAGTAGATTCCCTCTATATGCGATAATTATATCTAATATATATATATAAATGTCTGCATCTACTCGATCTAAACATAGGGCATCTCCACTTTCTGCATCTGCATCTGCATCTGCACTTCCTCAATCTGTATCTGCACTTCCTCCATCTAAACGTCGTAAATCATCCGCATCTGCTGAACCCGGTGCGTTGGAAGGCGCTATTGGAGAAGAAGAGCATTATCGATGCAAATAAGTTCACTACCAACATTCAGGCATCGACCGACATGTTCACGTGCCCGGCGCCGAAGTGCCGGTCTAAGCGATGTACCTATTACACGCTTCAGGTTCGTTCGGCGGATGAGCCGGAGTCGGTGTTCGTTTCATGTCTTGATTGTGGCAAGAATTTCCGGAAGGGGTAATGCAACGATGCGAAAATCGGCCAGCCCTATCACCTCGTGCCATTTCGTAAAGTCGCCTAGAATATATATTGTGTTTGTTCCTGATAATTTGCGTATAAAGCTTTCGCGCGATATAGGTTTCTTGTCTAATTGACTCCACGACGATTCGACCAGAGGTATTGTATATGTTTTTTTACCGCCAGTATATGAATCGAGTTGTAACGGATATGTTATTGTGCCACTTTCGGACACGATGGATACCAGTGTCAAATGAGGGTCGTTTCGGAGATTGTCTTTAGAAAAGTCACCAGCGAATGAATTGATCGTGAATTGCAGGTACCCACCATAGGCCACTTGCATGATACCGTCGATAATTGGCGATACGAATGACCAGGCATTTGTTTCCGCTTCAAACTGTGATCCGTATATCACAGTCCCACGATGCGACAAGACAGGTATGACGTTTTTTTGCGATATACCCCATCCATCCAGCAATGACATGTATACGAGGCGATCCTGTTGCAGAATGAAGAGTTTGCTGGGTTTGTGGTCATATTCTATTTGAAATTCTAACTGTTCTACGGTCGTGACTCGCCGATAGGGCGCAATCTGATACAATATCTTGTTTTTAGACGACGCGGGCAATACATATGGAAGCATCGTAGCAGTAATCGCCAATGAAGGTGTTGTCATCGGCCTATATTCTGTACCGTGTGTTAAATAGTTATATGTGAAGAGTGAAAGCGTCCCTACGGGTGGCAATGATAGGATGGTGACTGCCGAATTATCGCGATTTAAGCACAATTCTACAAATCCTTGTACATTCGTTTCGTATATGATGCGTCCTGACGAATAGGAAACCAGTAATAATAGCAATAGTAATAGTGCGAAAGACATGTATTTATATATTCGGTTTCCTCTAAACGATATAATATATGTTATTTATATATGGCCTCTTTTGTGGGTCACCCCCCTGATGATGATCCTCCCCCCCTGCCCCCTGCCGTGGCTCCTTCGTCATGTGTCTGCATGTCCGAGGAAGACCGCGGAGGAACTAAAATAGCTCTTAATATAAAGGACTCGTGTAATCCAATCGAAGATGGAGGACCCAAAATTTGTCTAGATGAATTAAACCCATTTGCGAATGATTCAAATATAGCGTTGTCTATAGTAACCTTACCTGCTCAAAAATGGCTTGACAAAAACACGACACCCGATGATATCGAAGAGAAAACAGAACAATATATACTAAAATCGATTAAAGATATACAAGAGGAGATAAAAAGACACATAGAATTTTATAATTTTGGACTAGCACCAGCGATAAAAGGCATTATTGTAATTACAAAAGACGGGGCAATATGGTTTGAAGAACCCGCACTAATAGATATGGATGAAATACACACGGGAAAATCTATCATAGAGGTCATAATTATAATGGTTAGATGTAATAAAAACCCATTTTCAATAAGCGATGTTGAAAGTTTGATTCGACAAGTTGCAAATAAAAATTATTTATATTCTGATTTTACGCCGGGTAATGTATGTTCATCAAGTGACAGTCTTGGTCGTAAAAAAATAAAACTTATTGATTTTGAAAAGAAATACATAGCCGATCCCGAGTTTGTAACCGATTCCGAGTTTGTAGATAAAGTAAATATATTAGTCAGGTCAACTGGATTGTCCGGTAGATTCCTAATGACCTCTTCTATGTTACTAATATTTATAATGAGTACTTACTACAACTTTATGTTAAATGATCAGGCTAGTGATAATAAATATGCGGATTTATTGTCCGATTTCAACGATCAACAAAGCGAATTAAACTACCAAGGACAATACAGGGCAACAGACAAAGAAAATGAAAAACACGACGAAAATTTAAAATCACGTCTGAAAGCGACTATCGAATATCTTGCATTATATGAGACTATACCGAATGAAGAAACCCCTTTGGGTAGATTAATTCGTTATACATGGTGGGGGTTTCATTATACGCCAACAGATATTTCAAAATATGTAAGAAGAACAGTGGTCAAGGATGAGCGTTATGAGGAGGCTATAGCAGAACGCATAAAACTGTTAGAAATAAAAAATAAAAAGGGAAACAGTTTAATAAAGGACATGATTGTTGAACAAATATTTGATATTCTTAAAAATCGTATTCCTTCGTTATCAGGTGGTTCTAAACGAAAAACGCGCCGAAGAATCAAGAAACGTGGTAAAAAGGGGAAAACTAGACGGCGTTAACTATCTAATTTCATATACAAATCATTTTATATGAAATCAGTACAGGATCGATATATTTATTTCCCTACATGCTATAATGTATTGTTTATATATATGGCGTTTTTTGCTAGTTTTTTCGGAGGTCCACCACCTATAAAAGGAGGTCCACCTTATGAGCGTTTTAATCGGGCAGACTTTAGTGGCAGTGAAAGTGGCAGTGAAAGTGATAATGACTCAATGGCAGACGTACCTGCTCCACCTCCGCCTCGGAAAGGTAAGCGAGATCGCAATGACAGAGACAGCGATTCTGATGATGATGATGATGATGTTGGTCGTGAAAATAGAAAAGAACCTATATTTCGCCCATCATCATGCGTATGTACACAACGTATTGCCAAGGGTTCAGGTAAAGAGGTTCGTCCTATAGACATGCTGTGTGGTGCAAAAGCTGGAGAATCCAAAATATGTCTAGATGAATTAGAACCATTTGCGAAAGATAATGAATATGTAGCAGTGTCTATAGACACAAGTCCTTCACAAGGCTTACTGGATGAATGGTATGATGATGAATATGATGACGAGACTCTTCAATCAAAAATGAATGGATACACTCAAAATTCAATAATCGAAATACAAAAGGAGATAGCGACGCAATTAGTTTTCGTTGGTTGGGGTTTAGCTCCGGAGATAGTAGGTCTTATTGTAATTAGAGAAAATGGTACACAATGGATAGGTCCCCCATTTACAATACCCGGATTTGGCGATACAATCGAGGTTATTATTGTAATGGAGAGGTGTAATCAGGATATCACAGTTACCGCGAAAGAAGTATATGATTTGTTTGTAAAATTAGCTAGGCAAGACAGCCCGTATTTACACTCTGATTGTAAATTAAGAAATCTATGTCCACTTAATGGCCTGAAATTTATTGATTTTGGTATTATAGTCGATCAAGAATCCGTAGAAAAAGCAAATGCTACATTAAACGAGTCTGATAAAGTCTGGTTAATGTCGCACTCTATGCTGTTAATATTTACAATGGCTACTAACATAGACACTCAGAATAGTTTACATATCTCTGGAAACCAACATCAATTGATGTTGCAAGATTTAAAGAGGGGAGGGTATGTAAAAGTATTACTAGATAACATAGATGATCTAGTGGCGTATCTCGGGTTATATGAGTCGTTTGCGATGGAACATTCCCCTATAGGTATGTTACTTCATTATACGGTTTGGCCAGTAAAACCTCCATTGGTGACGCGTTATGTGATATCTACAAGAGTTATCGATAATAATATTAGTCGAGCTGTTCAAGAGCGTATTAATTTGTTCCCACAAATACAACAACGAATTAGCGAGCATATAAAGGGTGTTCTTCAGGGAATCCTCTATAATAGTAAATACGGTGGTTCTAAACGCAAAACGCGCCGAAGAATTAAGAAACGCGGTAAAAAGGGGAAAACTAGACGACGTTAAATATTTAGATATATATATACAATGGCAACCGTCGGTAGACCTCCTTTAGCAGATAAGAATACGAAGAGAACACCTTTTCAAGAACCACCACCCTCTGGTCCTCCTCTTAAAAAAAAAGGTACACCACCACCACCACCACTACTTCCCGAACGTACACCATTACCTCCCGATCTTAGGGAAGGAGATGAACCATGTATATGCGCGAAGGAAGATGCGAAGGGTACATATAAAAGTGCTAATGCTATAAAAATAAAGGGTCTTTGTGATAACCCATCAGTTGGTAAACCCAGAACCAAACTCTGTAATGAAAGGTTAGAACCCTATACGAGTGGTAATCATATTGCACTCTCTATAAAAACCACATCTAAAAGTGATATAATTTCGTGGCTAGATAAGATAATCGACAAAAAACAGCTAGAGTGGATTGTGAGAAGTGTGTCAGAACAAAAAATGGAGTCGATATCCGAAATAAATAAAGAGAAGGATTTACAGTTAAAAATGAAGGAAGAACATTTAGCGCCTGATATAGTTAGTGTTGTTGTTTTGTCCACCGATAATTTCAAATATGATGCCATACTTGATGCTCTAGCTCAGGCAGTATATGTTCGACATGAAGATAAAACTAAACCAGTATATCGAATGAAACCCATTTGGCTTGAGTTAATTAGCATCATGGTGCCGAGTGAGGATCCTGCAACAATATATGAAAGTATGATGGCGGGTACATATAAATCAATACCTTATACAAAAACAACATGGTTAGAACGTCCGTTCAATATAACTGCCGATAGTCTTAGAGCTATTGGTATTGATCCAGACCGCGTCGAAGAGGTTATACTTATTATGGAGAGATGCGGTGAGGCTAGTGGTGTAACTGCAGATGGTATAGTACGATTGACTAGGAAACTTGTAGAAAGGGGTATATTAGCAATTGATTATAAACTCGATAATACATGTAATACTATAACAGCGTCACCTTCATCTGAAGAACCAGACCCTTTACCGGTTAGACTGGTAGATTTTGGCACAGGGTTTTTTCCGGATCCAACTATTGTAGAATCGGTAAATAGAACTTATCGCGGAAGTGCACCCGATTCAATGTTCAATTCTATGATGTTAATATTTACAATGGAGACATTTTGGACGTATAAGACAACACAACATTATGTACAAATAGCACAATCTGCTGTAGAAAAAGCACAATCTGCTGTAGAAGAAGCAGAGTCAGAAATAAAAAAAGCAGAGTTGGAATTAAAAAAAGCAGAGTTAGAAGAAGGATTAGCAAAAGCAAAAGCAAAAGCAAAAGTATACACAGATCTATTAAAGGGTCTAAAAGACAATGGTACTATAAGATCGCTATCATTAAGTATTGATGACATAATTGAATACCTTAAATTGTACGAGGGTAAACGTCTGGACTTCACCCCGCTTTTTTTACTTGTACATTATACTCTAGGTAGACCTACATTAGTGGAAAGCTATCTTAAACATGAGACATCATATACAGATGCAATAAAGAGGCTACATAAAGAGAGTATGGAGGTTATTCTAACTGAAATAAGCGGAATGTTGGGTGGTTCTAAACGCAAAACGCGCCGAAGAACCAAGAAACACGGTAAAAAGGGGAGAACTAGACGGCGTTAGAAAATAAAAAAACAGTTTTTTACTTAGTTGTTATATTATCTATCTAAACCGCCGATGGGAACATCGACTTATCACTCGTCATCTTATTTTGAAGCCTCCTCGATCTAGGAATCCTCCATCCAACACCCAACTCATCACCCCTATAGCAAACCGTCAATCGAACCTCCATATTAATCTGCCTTTCCGTAAAGCCCCACGACGAGTCCTTGATATCATTGTCATAATCGAATACTCTCCATTCACGCAAATACCCTCTCAACCTATCACTTCCAACGCTATTTTCCCTGGATTCGATAAACGGATTTTGAATTCTCCGTCCCTCCCTGTCCAACGATGCCAGAATCTGTGGCTTGGCCACGCGCTCGAACGTCTCTAAGTCGCACGCAATGAACCCCGACTCACATACGACCATCGTCTTCATATTTCCCTTTATGCGCGAAGACAATTTCGGCTCAGCAAACGATCCCATCTCCATCAACTTATACTCCGCCTCACGCTTGGTAGCAAACCTTATGTCGGGCACGACATCGCCAGTCGATTTATCGACAATCTGGAAGACATTACCGGTCGACCTGATCTTGTGTGATACCTTCATATAGTCCTCGTACTCGATCAGTCCGGCTGATAGCTGGAAGGTCGGCAAGTGCCCGTAGATTTTTATGGGCTGAAATGCGGAATATTTCAATCCGGCGCCAGCGTAGTGATTTGGCCTCTCCTGCGCCTGCGATACTACCGAAAACGTAATTTCATTGCGGAAGTCGTGCGTGGCAAACACGCGGTCGTGGCATGCCCACTCAGTAGATCGCGAGCATGTCTGGTCATAGATAACCAATATCGGCCTGTCGGTCCTCTTATCCTCCCACCAATTTTTGTTTGACCACTGTATCTTCTCTTTGGTCGCACGACTCACTACACCAGTATAGTCGTCCTTATCTACCAGGACGCTAAAGGGAATCAGCTCGGGGAACAAGTGTAGGTGCTCGAGAAACCGGTATATCGACTTGTGCTCCTTCCGCTTCCCGCCACTCGAATATGACAAACGCAACATTACAATATTGCGTGTGTTACCAGGTACAAGAAGCTGGGCTTGCAAGTCGCGTATGATCTGCTTGAACTGCGGGGTCAACTCCATGCGATCATTCACCTTATCGAACGCAGGCGTGGCGTTGGTGACCAATCCCTCCTGAATGAATCTAGCCGGACCGCAGAATTGGCTCGGCGGAACATAGTTGACAATTACACTGACGTTATCGTCTTCGAACTCGTCGATCATCTCACTATAGTCATCGTTCTCGCTTCCGGGCGGGAAGTCTGCCGAAAGCGCAGCCTCCGCGGGCGTCGCGCTGTAGAGTATCGACTTCACGTCATCGCGGTCCCTAACGTACCTCCAAATCGGACTCATTAGCTGTCTGGAACCAGATCCGTGATCGCACTCGTCGATGTGCAAGCGAATGCTGTAGCCGTCGTCATTCTGTTCTTGTAAGAACTGGAGGCACCTGTCCCTGTTATTTGTGTTATTAATAGAGAATACTTTGAGATTGTGGTTGGCGAGTTCGTCGCGCTGTTCTTCGTCTGCTGATCGATGCCAGGCGCTGATGAAGACGTGACGGATACGCTGAGAGCTGTTGTAATCCAACATCGCCAGATATTCGACGATCTCTCGCTTGCCCGACTTAACGGGGGCACGAATCAGAATGCGACTGCAGATGGAGGACCAGAGATGGGGTTCGACATTAGTATCGCAGAAACCGACGAGATGGGGTCTGTACCTCTTGAAAAGAGCAACACTCCAGTCCTTAGGGGGGATAGATGACATAGTTAATTGTGTGGGGTTTAGTGTGTGATCTAGTGATACAGTTTGCATATTGAATCAATTTTACATGTACTTAACATGAACATAAAATTGATTGTTATTACATTGAGATATACATGTTATAAATCCCACCCCAAAAAATGAGTAGCAACATGCGCCACAGAAGCGAGACACATCTAGTAAGTTCCTTTGTGAACAGGTTCTCTGGTCGTGCAAAAGACCGTGACTATGATGCCACTAAGCCGTTTCGTCTTCACAGACGTCAACGAGCATTTGTATGGAATCGCGATAGACAGCTGAAGCTGGCGGATAGTATGATACAAGGATTGTATATTCCACCGATCATTTGCAACGAGTACTTTGAGGATGGAGTTAAGAAGTGTGATATCATGGAGGGTGGAAATCGCGCGACCACTATGAGTCGAATTTTGAAGGGATTGGTACGCGAGCTAACCGACGATGAAAGAAGGAAGATCGAACATTACGAAATAGAGGTTATATTGATGAATAACCTACAGCAAAATGAGCAACGTGAGATGTTTCGCCGTTTGAACAACAGTGTTAAGGTTTCCGATGGACATCTCTATGCTATGTCAGAGGACGACTCACTTCTTGTACAAGAGGCATTAGCGCTATTGAACGATCCTGATTACCCCCTCCGTGCGCGAATCACTGGCGCGTTTTTCGATACAATTGACGCAGACAATAACGGCCGAGTTAATCTCTCAAATGCAATCGCAATTGTTTCCGGTGCAGTGAATGGTGTTGAATTTATCACCAAGTCGTTTGCTCGACAGGAGTCTAAAGTTGAATCTGCGGTTCCGATTATCCGTGCCCAGGTAGTCTCGATGGTTAGTAATATCCTTGATATATTCGAGAGAGCAGACAAAGAAATTCCGTTGAACAGTAGGACGAAACAGAAGTCTCAATGGAGCATTGGCTGGGCTCTGGGTGCTATTATATATGATATGACTATAAATCACGGAGATATCGAGCATTTGATTGAGAAATGGACGAGGTGGCTAGTTGCGGTTCGTCGCGGTGACACCAAAGCGAAAGATGCTATTGAGATAAAGGGTGCACAGAATATTAATCCAGACAAGTTGAAACGCAAGTGTTACAATGTCAACAAGTTCCTCGAGACAGGTGAACTTGCAACGGAGGATGAATTGAAGGAAATCAAACACGGGCTGGATGATGATTCTAACGAGGAGGATGAGGTATATAGCGATACAAACGAGTAATTACAAATTTATGAATGAGGTCGGTATTATATTTTTTTCATGTTGTAAACGAGAAAAATATATTAGTTGTATAGTAAATAAGGCAATAGGTACATGGATGAAATCAGAACAATCGTATTTGTATTATCATTTTTAGTGACAAGATAGGATGCAATCAAAGATGCCATTATCATCATACCACTATCGGCTATTACTGCCTTATAAGACAGTTCGTTTGCATAATCTTTGAACGTATCAATCATCTTGTTTGCACCTCTCGGTACACTGCTAAAAAAGAGCGCGAATAATAGATCGTGTGCGATTTGCAGAATAACGGCTAAAACGACGAAGTTCAATAACGAAAATTTGTCAAATACTGAATAATATAATGCCCTCGCAAGTATTAATACGAGTAATATAATAAGGACGTCCGCAATAACGGCCGATAAATTATATTGTGCATACCACTTTCGCAAAACCTGCGATTGAATTAACCCCGTATTAAGTAGCGAAATCACAAACAAGTCTGTAATCAATACCGCATTCAAAAGTGGCAAAAACCCCGTAAAATCGGCTATATTAGTTGTCATATATAGACCATACTTATTTTTATTTGGATTCGGATTTGTCGACAATCACCTCTTTCGCTACCAGTCGGGCCACTTTTGGAAAATACACCTCCCGGTCATCACCCGCCACCGAATGACGTTGCATCGAGAGACACTCCTGCGAAAACTCCGAGTCTCCGTCCTCGTAATCGGGATTAACTTGCTTCCAATCATTCAGAGTCTTCATGCTCTTTCGAGAGACAGTCTGGATTGCATTCCGGAGTTTTGTGTCATCCTCTTCCTTGTTCCACTTATCCTCGTCTTTGATATACATCGTCTCTCGTTTCAGGTCTGTACAATGGATGGGTCTCTCGTTGATACTCAGTTGTTTCAAGTTGTCTAATATTATCTTGGAAATGCCGTCTACAAAACCGAGCTGACCCGTATTGTGTAGATCATCCTGCGACACCTCAATATTTTTCACAAAATCCGCGAAATTGATCGCGTCCTTACATTGCTCGTTCAAGAATACATTGATGTTGAATTTGTTGTTACTGTTTGTGTTGTTTATAACAGTTTGATTGTTATTTTTGCATATATCAAACAGCTGTTTCTGAAATTCCTGTGACTGTTTTTGTAATTCATTATTGTTCTTTACTAATTCCATTACCAGATTTGTGAGAGCCGTAATATCAGTATTTGTCTGGACGTTTCCCAATAACTCGCGGTCAACTGCCATAGTACACGTTTTACTATGTTTACATAGGCTGGATTTGTGCTTGTACACATTCGAACATTTTTCACATGTATAACTATCCCGGGACTTCGGGACAACACTTGTATTATTAATGTGTTTATTTGTCAGCAAATGCTTGTTATAATCCCGTTTATGAGAGCATGTATAATCACACGACTCGCAATGTAGTAGGATCGGGGATTTTTGGGACTTTTGTATAGTATTATTAGTAAATACATTAGCATTATGCTTGTTCGTAAGCAGATGTTTATTATAGTCGCGCGTATGACAGCATATATAATCACAAGATTCACAATGTAATTTGGCCGGGACTTTTAGGGGTTTTTCGTTAGCCATTATAGTAAATACAGACACATAAAAAGTCCCTAAACATACGCCGAATAAAAAAACATTATGCTAACAACGTGTTTTTATATTTTTACGATTCAAAGCATTATGCTCACAACCTATTTTTCGAGAAATACCGAGATTGGAACCTTTTTCTCCCAAATCAAAAGTGGACATTTTATAAATGTCCAACTTTCAAAAAACTTTTTTAAAACCCAAACCCACTTTTATGACCCCCCCCCCCTTTATCTTGAAGCTGACTTTGGTGCAGTTGTGTATATAATATTACCTATGATCGCACCATTATCCGGTTCGTTTTTGTTATTTGATGCCCATTCTGGCATTATTTCTAGACCCCATTTGTCCTCTTTTGTTTCGTAGTACCATGAACCTGGCACCAATGTGTAGTGGGGTATGATGAATACCTCCTTTTTCCAGTTGAGTCGTCGGCCACAATTCTTGTTTGCCTCGTCGATAGCTTTGATAGCCAGGTTTGTGAGTTTTTCGTCGAAAGGGTGCAAAATTGACGCACGGATGGCTTTCTTAGCTCGCTTGATTACGGATTCGGCGGTCATTGTTGTATGTTGTTTTGATTTGTGTTTCTTCTATATGTTTCTTTAGAATTGACTTCAATTTTGATAACGGATAACATAACTATGTTACGTTACTCACGCGACAATCTCAAGGTCTGATAGCCTCCAGTACTCTGACGTACCGTTGGGCAGAGGCCGGCGGATAATAAACGGGATTTTCTTCTCCTCGAACTCCTTGAGTGCAATCAGGTATCCGTCGATTATAGATTGATCTACTTCGATAAACGGTTTCGCGCCTGAGTTGATCTGTTTCGCACGCTCTCCAATAACCCGGGCTTTTTCGTATCGAGTCACAAAGGGTACGGTGCGATGGAGCGGATCGATAATCTGACCGTTTGCATCGCGAACGATCATGCACGATGTTTCGACCTCATCAATGTTATGCGCACTTAGTTCGGGATGATATTCCGAAATGACGTTTTGTCGTACGTCAGAATCGAGTTTCTGCAGATAGTTCTCATTCAACTCATCGTCTTCATTGTCGTCATCATCGTCGTCTCCGAAAATATCACGAGTAGACATGGCGGGATTGAGTTTATTTTCCTCCCTCTCTTCGTCACTGTCGGCTTTTCTGTCGTCCTCTTCCTCGCTATCCACCTTTCCATCGTCGTCATCGTCACCGTCCACTTTAACTTCGTCCTCGTCATCATCATCGTCATCGCTCACGTCGCTGTCCTCAATTTCACTCTCGCTCTCCTCGTCGATAACGGGCTCGTCTTCAATTTCGTTCTTGCTCATGGTGTATGTATATATAGTAGGTATATTACTAAATTTGTTTTTCTTTTCAATTTTTCTCGGATATTCTCTCTCTCTTTCGCTTTCATATATAAAAAAATATATATGAAACTTACCAATCGATCATTACGATTTCCAGGATGTATCACAGGTGGAGCAAATGTAAATGTACTTAAGGTTCGCGTCGTCGTATCTCATGTAAATAATCTCGGCCTTTTCGCCTTCTTTCGCTCCATGTGCGTTCGTAGGACACTTCTCGCTGGGGCATTTTACGTTGTTGATCCTGGGTAGCGTAGGATCGAGTTTCGTGTATTTGTTGATCAAATGGTCTGACTTCTGTTCGCTGTTCTTGAACTGGGTGTCGAGTACACACACACCCTCGTCGGTCAATATGTTGTCTACATGTCCGCAATTTCTACAATAATAGGTCAGCTTGGAATTGTCACTGGCATCGAGCCCGATGTAATACATGTTTTGGCACTTTTCGCAGAATTTCATGGTGGTTGATTTGTATATTATAAGGATATTTGTTTTTAAGTTTCAATTTTACACTCTAAATATCAGGTTCGTAGTTTGTACCATCGTATTTGTATTTTGAAACTTCAATATTATCGGCTGGATTATAAGTATACACTGTATCAGCAGAAACTAAGGTAGCATCCTTCTCTGCAATAGACTCGATAACACCAATTGTTGTAGCATTAGCATGAATCACAGTAGCCCCTATCTTCATTATCGGATCGCCTGGTCTTATAGTATCACCCTTTTTCTTATATACATCAGTTATTATTCCAACTTGTCCACTTACTTTTATAGGTTTTGTAAGGTGTACATATTTTAATGGTATATCATCTTTATTGTCTACAATAATGAATCCATCCGTAGGTATGTCATAGTTAGATGAAGTAGACGTACCAGACGAACTAGATGAACTAGACGATATGGAAGTTGCGAGTGCCTTTGCTACCGCCTGTATACTTTTCACCATACTCGAGGTATCAACAACTGGAGTGGTTAAAGCTTTAGTTACCGCCTTTATACTTTTCGCCATGTCCGATGTATTAACAGCTATAGGTGGAGGTGGAGGTGGAGGTGGAGCTGGAACAGGAATAGAAAGCGCTTTAGCTACTGCCTTTATACTCTTCGTCATGTCCGATGTATTAACAGCTGGAACAGGAACAGGAATAGGAACTGTTAGAGCTTTAGATACTGCTTTTATACTGTTCGTCATGTCCGATGTATCTACGACTGGACCTGGAGCTGGAACAGAAAGCGCTTTAGCTACTGCCTTTATACTCTTCGTCATGTCCGATGTATTAACAGCTGAACCTGGACCTGGACCTGGAATAGGAACTGTTAGAGCTTTAGCTACTACTTTTATACTGTTCGTCATGTCCGATGTATCGACGACTGGACCTGGACCTGGACCTGGAACTGTTAGAGCTTTAGCTACTGCCTGTATACTTTTCGTCATATCTGATGCATCAACCGCTGGACCAGTAAATGCTTTAGATACTACTGGTATGCTATTTTCCAGATCTGTCGATAAAGGAATAGTAGTAAATGCTTTGGCAATATCCTGTGCACTTTCCTGTAAATGTATATCTGTATCTGAATACGGTAAAGTAGTAGTAAATGCTTTGGCGTTTGCGCGTATGCTTTCCATCATATTCATTCTTGCATCAGAATCCGCTTGTTCTTGTTTAGCTTGTAATAACAAGGCTGCTGCAAATTGTTGCTCTGCACCTGTAAATAAACTATCTTTAGTTGCCATATTATTTAAATCTTCTATTCCTTTCTCAAGCACTTCAAATGGTGTATCTGGAGTAGTGAAAGCTTTGGCTACAGCCTCTATACTCTTCTTCATGTCCGAAGTATCTACTGGAGGAGTTAGCGCGTTAGCGACCGCCTGTATATTTCCAATCATAGACTTCGAACGTTGAAGTAATATACTTCTCCAAAGTCCCACAGCCTTTGTTTCAATTGGTGTATAGGCCATCTTATATTTTATGATGATAAAATATAAAAACTGATCTAACCTACTAAATGTATAGTGTATTCGGTGCTGTACACTGATTCTATGTACAAAACACGTGATCGAATCGAAATATTGTTCGCTTTACATATTTGCCTCAATATAGTTGCAAACGATTTATATGTAAACGGACGGGTTACATAGTGCTGTTTTGATTCGTGGTAAAACTCAGCAAGTTCGTTGCAAAATCCCGTCTGTAAATTATTAAATACCATTTTCTTGTAGACGTTCGTATCTATTATGTATCCGCCGGTACGGTTTTTGTAAGAGATCTCTTCTAATAACCGCAATAATATATCATTGTCAGGTGGTTTCCGAAACAAACACATGTATATTCTAATATTCATGTTTTATTTAAATCGTATGTGTTTAGTTTCAATTGTATCTGCGGATGCTCGCTCCGTTTCAATCTGCTTTAGTTTCTCTAGATAAAGGATTGCGTCCATGTGCTCCTCCTGCGCGTGCTGAATCCATTCGAGTACGCTCAAGTCCTTGCGGTCTAAATTGACCCCATATTTCTTCATGCCCACTTCAGCGCGCCCCTTAAACTTCTCGATAACAGCAGATACTACACTATCCATTATTGTTGTAGAAACCGGTTTATTCTTTATTTGCATTTCACAATATCTGTAATTTCATTGGTGAATAGCGCGAGCTCGATATTGTTCTCATGTACCTTGTTGAAAATCGTTATATATTTGCATATTATCGGTATAATTCTATATTTTTGCGATTCATTCAAGAGATCGGTCATTTTCACAAAAGAGAAGAAATAATTGAGAATGTCAATCACTGAATACCCGTAATCGTGAATATCATATAGTATCTTAATTGGCTGGCTGATCTTCATATCCCTATTACTAAACGACCGAATATAGGATTCGAACTGCTGTAACGATATATTCGAGCACAACTGTTTGCATGTGTCCAAATTAGTGCGTTCGGCGCCATAGATGAATATCTTCTCCAGATTGTTGATAACATTTCGAACAGTGCGGTCGGATATTCGCAACAGGTATTCTTTCGCGTCGTCGTCGATGGATATCGACTCGTCTCGTATGATATTTTCCATTATAATCCGTATCTGTGCGTCATCGAGAGACCGGATATGCAGGATATGGACACGCGATTGTATGCTCTCCAAGATCTTCTGGATATTGGTACATACTGATATTATATTGACATTGTGCTTGTATTTGTCTATATAATTGCGGAATACCTGCTGGCTTTGTTCATTGATTGTATCCATGTCGTCGATGATAACCAGCTTCTTCTTTCCGTGAATCGAACTGCGAGATCTGCAGAATGTTTTCATCTCGGTTCTGAAATAATTGATGCCCTGTTCCTTCAAATTATTGATAAAGAGTATATTCGATTCTGGTATAGGTGATGTACGTTCTAGTCCGTAGTATTTTCGTATGATTGCATATAAAAACGACGTCTTTCCCGAATTGGGGTTACCAATAAATAAGAGGTTCAGATCATCCACTGTAAATAACGCGTTCAATACACACAGTAATTCCGGGCTCAGTTGGAAATCCTCAACCATAAGTGGTTTATACTTCGATATGAATGTTTGTGACATGATTAGTAATAATATGTCGAATGTTTATATTAGAAAATCAAATATAAAAATTAGATGTCAATACAAAATATAATGTCGAATTTTTATGAAGTCCTGGGTGTTTCGAATGACGCAACCGACGAACAAATAAAGAAGGCCTATCGTAAATTATCGCTCCAATATCATCCTGACAGGAATACGGACCCATCTGCGAGTGCAAAATTCCAGGATATCAACGAAGCACACGAAACGCTCTCGGATCCAGCCAAACGAGCCGCATACGACAATCCAGGAAATACGATGCAGGGAGGTATCCAGTTTCATGATATGAACGAGATCTTCAATACATTTTTCGGAGGAGACCATATTCGTTTTTTTCATCACGGAATGCAACAACCTGGCAATCCGTTTTTCCAGAATCTATCGAAACCAATGCCGATTGTAAAGAATATCAAGCTTACATTTGAACAGTGTTATTTTGGAGGCAGTATTCCGATCGAAGTAGAAAAGTGGAATGTAGTAAACAACGTAAGAACTGACGAGAAACAGACGATGTATGTCACGATACCTCCTGGTATTGACGATAACGAGATTATCGTATTAAGAGACGTCGGAAATACGATAAATAACACGTCTAAAGGGGATATTAAAATTTGCATCCAGATAGAGAATGATCCGAATTTTAAGAGATATGGTCTGGACATAGTTTATAACAAGTCCGTTACATTGAAAGAGGCCCTATGCGGGTTTGAATTTGAGATCAAGCATATCAACAAGAAATCACTCGCCTTCAAAAATACATCGAATGCATTTATTATAAAGCCTGGATTCAAAAAGGTGATACCTGGATTTGGATTCAAACGAGATACTAGCACAGGTAATTTGATTATTCATTTCGACATTGTTTTCCCAGAAAGCTTAACCACGGATCAGATTAAATTGCTATCCGAAACTCTTTAACGTCGTTTTTTTGTTTTGAGTTTCGAAACAGCTAATGACACTTTTGTTGTACGTGATGCAGTGGGAATTGATTTAAATGCAGACTTCATTGCATTCGATGCCGAGGTCATAGTTTTTGATGTAGTTGCAGTCATCATTTTTATCGTAGCGGAAAGTTTGCTATCGAGTGATTGTATAGTTTTTCCGAGGGTCGTATTTTGTTGGCGTAACTCATCCATTGATTTATCGCTATAACAGGTACCCACTTTCAATAAACAGATCGATCTGTCGATTGGAGACTTATCTATACATTCTTGATATCCACATCCGTTATATATATCAACGCATTTTTTACGTTCAGGGCTATTTGCTTCGTAGATGCCACATAACTCAGTATCGCCCCGATATCCTTCTATAGTACTCATTGTTGATAAACTATATACAAAAGATAAAAAAATTCCTATTATAAAGAGGATTTTGATTCGAGTCATATTATATTATATCTTTATAAAATAATATTTACGATGAAATACGCTTCGTCGGGATCGCGACATCAACCACGTAGATTGAGTTTTCCGTCATGATAATATACTCCTTTCCGACCTTGAAAATCTTGGAAACGGGGCTAGTATATTCCTCTTCACTCTTAACGAGGAGCTTCTCATTGTCCTCCTTCACTCCAATCAGCGCAGTCTTTTCGAGAGAACTTGTCCAATAGTCCATCAGGATAGGCTTGTCCTCCACAATCGAGAGCTTAGCTGCATGTAAGAGTGTGCTCGCTTCAGGTAGGCGATATCCGCTGTCCGTAGTAGTAACTAAAGTCGCCATTATACGTATTATTTTAAATATACTTTAAATGCTTTATACTATATATAGTATATGAACGACGAATATATTAACAATTATATCGACATTATCATAGAATATTTGTGTAAGATGAAGGCATCTGCGTTTATAAAATCACAGCCTAACTGTGCGTTTCTGATATATACTGGATTCAAAGCGATAACGAATATTTTTCAGATTCATTTTGTAAATACAAATGATCCCGAGGGTTCGTTTTATAGTGGTCAGAAGGCATACATTTTATATTTAGAATACCTCGAGCAGATGCAACAGACAAATATGAGCCACGATCTAAATCATACCGATGCGATACATTTCGTGTACAATCGAACTATCTCGCAATTCACATTACGAAACACAGCAGGTGTAACGGACGATTTTATGATAAAAATATCAAGTATGATGGAAACGATATTATGGTTCGGAAATTTGCAAATTGATCCGGCGGAAATAAATAAAACGACCATACTGAAATTAATAAAGCTAGATATACGGGAGAACATCGAGCTTGCACAGAAGCGGGTTATGAATAAAGGCGAATATGATGTATTTTTAACAGAGGCGATCACTTTACTAAGTCGTATAAGTAAAAAAAAACGGTTTCAAGAGCCGTTATATATATTGAATGGTTGGTCGGATCATTTGAATGTACCAATAAAACCGTGGTGTAAATGGCTTATATATGGGGATTCTTCTCTTGTAGTTTGATGTGATACTCGGGAGTAGTAACGATAAGCCGTTTTCGGATCTTTAGAGTCTTGTCTTTTACAATTACGACCTCGTTTGTTGCATTTACATTTTTGAATTCAGTCTCCAGAATATTACGTATGAACTCAAATATATATGCCAATATTGCGTCAGAACAGTTGCCGACTATTAGCCCGCTCCCAGTCCGGAAAATCATAAAGGACACCTCGGTGTATTTCTTGTTTTCGATGAGTTCGCTCATCTTCATATTACGGTCTTCGGGTGATATCCTTCCGTCTTGTAGGGACTTGTCTAGACCGACCTCATTGTTAAAATAAAACTTGCATTTCACGCCCGGGTAGCTACACGGATCGTATGCGGCTTCGATACCATACTTGTCTCCCCTCAATATTGTGTGGAGCTTATCTCGATTTATGAAAAATCCGCAATTGAAGTTGGAGTTGATGAGGACGTTCCCTTCCTCTCCCTTATGCTCTATAAATACAACTGGATCGGATAGATGCGTGTTAATTATATCTAAAATCATTGATTTGACAATATCGAGCAACTCTGTATTTATAATTCCCGGTATTTCCAACTTTCCGGTGTTGAACACTTTCACATGAATCTCCTTGAACCTATCCTGATAACGAAATCGAAGTATCATGGCAAAACAATTATAGAAGGCGTTTTTGATTTTCCCGCGCGAGTTAATTATATCCTTGCGCGATAGTCCGATCGTAATCTTACGCTCGTCCTTAAACTTGATACGTCGAGCAGTCGCAGTGGGGTTGTCTATTTGCTTGATTATATTCTCTGTGTAGTAAATCTGCTTCGCCAGTTTCTCTTTTAGATCTTCGTACTCGACTGGGTCTTTCGAGACGATTTTCATCTGTTTCTTTATAACTCCGCACTCGGGCTTCCAGTATTCAACGATTGGAATCTTCCAAAATATGTTTGCAATATCTACCGCCTGATTTAAGAAGAGTACCTTTGTCTTGGTTGAAATAAATAGCTCGGAGAATTTAGCAAGATTGGGTTCGTCGTGCATATTATCACATACACTGACGGGATTATCGTCCGGTTTAGAGCGCATACCACTTTCTTTGCTTTTTGCCTGATATAATATAAAGTTGGACCATTCGTCGTTTAGTTCGTCATTCATTTTCTGTTTACTATTTAAAGACTATACATTTCTTTAAATGGTTTCAATTTTTATATTGGAACGTCACCCGTTATTACCCATCGATTTGAAATTAATTCTTCGCAGTATCTATAATGAAGAGTGCGTGTGCGAGTATCCGTCTACCCAGCTATAAGATTCCGATCGTGCAAGTACCCACTTCGCAACCTATCGCCATACAAAGAGTAAAGGAAAGTGTATCTATAGCTAAATTTGGTCAGACGCCAATATCAAGCACACCACCCAACGAGTTTATGGAGCATTTGAAAAAACGGCTCAACGGTTATTAGAAAAATGTGCATGTATGGCATGTGCAAAATAGTTCAATACGTGGGTAGGTTTTGTATCAGTTGTATGTATTATCTCGGAAATTATATTTAGGAGTGTAGCATCTATGTAGTCACTCTTGTCGCGGATTATGTAATCAAGATAACAATGTATTATTGTATTTTTGTCCATATTATATTGTATGCTATTATCGTGTATGTTTTTTATAATAGAAGAGACATTCTCGCTTGGATCGATCAATTGCTGATGTATATTTTCTAGAATCGATTTGTTAATTATCTTCCCTTCCCATTCGTATGAGGTTAGATTCTGATTCAGTTGTATGAAATTTATCATACTTCTGATATCCGACTGGTAAATTAGTTGGATTGTATCAATTGCTTCGCGCGTAAGTTGTAATTTCTCATTTTCAGATATTGTACTGATAAATTTATATATATCCTGCTTCGGTAGTTGATTAAACCGAATACAGGCAAACTCGTTTTGCAGTGCGTCTTCGATCTTGCTAATATAATTGCATATAAGGCAGAATTTTACATTGGGGCTACACGATTGCAACAGGTATTTTAAAGCATGTTGTGCATTTTTTGTCATATAATCCACCTCATCTAAAATGACGAATTTTAAACCAACATCAAATAGATTTCGAGTTTTGACGAACGAGTGTATTTGATTGCGTATAATGTCAATACCGCGTTCATCTGACGCATTTAAATGAATAACCAACCCCTTGTTTATTTTATAATGCTTTGCTTGAAACTCATTGATTAGATTGATTACCGTCGTCGTTTTACCAGTACCCGGAGGACCGTAAAACAACAGGTTGGGGAAGTATTTCCTATTCAACATATTATCAAATATTTTGCGGTTCATTGGATCCAATACAATCTTGTCGAAATGATCCGGTCTATATTTTTCAACCCAGGGTATAGTAGTTTTGTTCATATTTGATTAGATATTACACTAATTTTATATTCTTACGGAATGTATAATCTTAGTTCATTTTATTCATTTTTAAAACTATATAGAATTGTAAATCTGAAATTACATATAAATGTCAGAGAATATACCTGAAAAGAAGAAGAGAGGCAGACGCAAGAAGGATGAGGTTGTACCCGAAGAATCCACCGAATGTAAAAAGCGCGGAAGGAAACCGAAGGGTGGCAAGATCACAGTAAAGCCGGTAGACAGTGGTAATGTTTTACAGTCCATTGAAAATATCATCCTTCATCTAAAATGTTCATTAAATGATCTGGCCGATCATGCCGTCGCTATGAACAACGATCTAACTTATAATCCGGAGATACCTCCCGAAGTACAGACCTATAATAGCGACGAGATTAAGGCCGGTTTTTGCGAATATGAAATAAATTCACACAAGACTGCTAGCGTTAATTATGCATATACTGAGCTTGCGACGGCGAATACTGTTTGTCAGTTATGTAATTCGAAGAATGAACAATCTTCAGTTGCAGATGACAACCAAATCGTTATGAAAGACGTCAATGCGAAACTAAAGCAATTGAAAATCAATCTGTATAAAAACACGTTGCAGGATAAAAAGTCAGCATGTTTTTGGTGTACATATGATTTCGACAACCCGCCATGTTATATCCCGAAGCATGAAATGGACTCTGAAATGTTCGGATATGGGTCGTTTTGTCGTCCTGAATGCGCTGTGGCATACTTGATGAAGGAGAATCTAGACGATTCAACTAAGTTCGAGAGATATCACTTATTGAATCAGGTATATAGTAAGGTATACGACTATAAGAAGAGTATTAAGCCAGCTCCCGATCCACACTATTCGCTGGAGAAGTTCTTCGGAACTCTGACTATACAGGAGTATAGAAAGTTGCTTAAGACCGAGCATTTGTTACTAGTTATCGATAAACCCATGACACGTGTACTACCCGAGCTATTTGAAGATAATGATAATTTCATACTGGGAATCTATGGCGACTCGAATGTATCTCAGTCAAATACATCCAATAGCATGTATAAAGTGAAGCGACAGAGCGAAAAACAACCCGGTCCAAGCAAGAATAGCATTATGCGGGACAAATTTGGGATGTCATAATCGTCTATTACTACATGTAATAAATGATTTACAAATAAAGGCAGATGACTTTATAGTAACATATGAAGAAGGGAATAGAACTACTAGTCAGTCGATTGATATTGCTATGGATATGTGCAGTGAATATTTTTCTAGGAATTATTATAAAAAATAGTGGAACTAAAAGCAGTGTCTTTAATATAGGTCCTAACTCGGAATTATTCATACTTGAAATATGTATTGATACCCCTCTCAAATATGGATCAGTGATGTTATTCTGTTTAATAAATAGTGGCGTACGGACAGTGAATCATAGTATTTTACAATCTTGGATGACAAATACGGTTCAAGATACATCGAACAAGACCGAGATAGATGCCAGACATGCATACGAAATATCGTATATTTCTACTGTCTATAATTGGTTTGATTTTTTCATGTATATGAACATATTAATGTCACAGATTGATTTGCTAATAATCGAGATCCTTATGGATCTGATCGCGATAACATTTGTCACGAAGTATTATTTGTATACGAAACGTACGTTGATCCACGACAAAACGGAGTATACATCTCTTCTTCATTGAAAGCCATATAAAAGTTGTTTATGATATTAACCAATCTATATCTATATGATCACGTGTAATTTGATGGGTGGTCTGGGAAACCAGTTATTCCAGATTGTTACTACAATTGCATATTGTATAGAAAACGGCGATAATTTCGCATTTCGTTATTCTGAGATGTTGAATGACCGTCGTACGTATTGGGATACTTTTCTTGTAAATCTGAAGGTATATACCCATAAGACGATTGAGACGCCGACGCGCGACTACCATGAAAGGTCATTTAAATACAGACGGATACCTAGGCCGATGACGAACATTTGTCTGTGTGGATACTTCCAGAGCTTTCTATATTTCCGGGAGGTCGAAGAAGAGGTGTTTTCGCTGTTCGAATTGAGGGAGCAACAAGATGCGGTACGCGGAGAAATTAACGATGGGCGTACAATCAGCATGCATTTTCGATTGGGCGACTATAAAGGTAAAACGGAGTATCATCCAATTCTTCCGATCGACTACTATCGGGATGCACTTCGATTGGTTGGATATTCGAGAGAGGATACTGCATACATTTTCTGTGAAGCAGAAGACATCGAATATGTAAAAAATTCGATCGTTCAACTTGAAATGAACGAAGATCGTGTAATATATGTTTCTGATACAGTGGCGGACTGGAAGCAAATGTTGATGATGAGTTGTTGTAACATAAACATAATCGCAAACAGTACATTCAGTTGGTGGGGCGCGTATTTCAACAACAATCCGGATAAAATCGTCATTCGTCCCAAAATTTGGTTTGGTTTGTGCATTAATAATGATATTCGCGACCTATTTCCGAAGGATTGGTTGTCGGCTTGAGAAAAATTGATTCTGTAAATATGTTGTATTTAGATAGCAAAATACAACACGTATACAATATGTCTAAGCAAAACGCATTCGAAAATTACTACGCGCTCGAGCAGTTGCCGATCGTAAGGGATCTTATGGAGAAGAACGAGAAGTTGAAGCGCAAGAACAAGGAGCTGAAGCGACTCATCAGCGCAATCAGCGCGAACCTCCCTATCCTCGGCGGTAAGAAGAGGGAGGTAAATAAGGAAAAGGAAGAGAGGGATGATGAAAACGTCCCATTGGACGTAGACGTTGTATGTGTTAAGTCAGAGGGCGATAATGACCCTGATATTGTAATTCTTCCTCCTCCAGTCAAACATAACATTGTTTACGAGATTTCTGAATCGGATGATGCGATTAAACTGGATATTGTCGAGGAGGCTCCTCCTCAAGAGGAAGAGGAAGAGGAGGAAGCTGTAGAGGAAGCTGAGGAAGAGGAGGAAGCTGAGGAAGAGGAGGAAGCTGAGGAAGAGGAGGAAGCTGAGGAAGAGGAGGAAGCTGAGGAAGAGGAGGAAGAGGAGGAAGAGGAGGAAGCTGAGGAAGAGGAGGAAGCTGAGGAAGAGGAGGTGGTAGTCGAAGAGGAGACCATAGAGGAAGCCGAGGAAGAGGTAGTCGAAGAGGAGGAGGAGGAGGAAGAAGAGGAGACCGTAGAGGAAGCCGAGGAAGAGGCAGAGGAAGAGGAGGTATATGAAGTCGTGATCAAGGGCAAGACGTATTACACAACCAATGAGAAAAACGGTGTTATCTACGGCGTCGACAAGAACGGAGATGTAAGCGATGAGGTAGGAGTATACGTAGACGGAAAGCCGACCTTTAAGAAGTAAACAAATATAAACAACGCATAATATAAAAACAGCTATTATTACCTCCTATTTTTTTTCGTACGTCTAGATATATTTACACGCTTTCTCCTCGTACCGCCTGTAGCAGGACTAGCCTTTACCAAGTGAATTAACGGGTCATGAATTGTCTTTTGTACCTTATTGCTTGTCATTATATTGAGGTCGTTGTATAAGAGCTCATCGCGAAACGCGCACAGGTCGAGTGTATTATTGGTAGCATCAGCTTTATCGTCGATAAAATCAACAAATAGATAAATACCATATCTGGGCTTATCAATCGCAGTATTGTCATATGAAATACCCGTTAAATAATCCTTTCTATTACTGTCTTTCGTGCTTTTCGTCTGGCTTCGTATTGTTTCAGCTAGGGCGTCCAAATGAGCCTTAGTTAATTCGTCCGGTGGCTTATTAATTGCATGGTTGATCATTCTGCTAATTTTTCTCTTGTCGCCGAATACCGCCTCGATCAGCGTATTATAGCTCGGATTGTCGTATTCAATCTTTTTGAAGTTTTCGAACATGTCCGTTGACTCCAAGTATTTTATCACCTCGCTCAGTTTGACTATTTTCTGATTTTTCTCTGTAATATCTTTTATTAGAGTCTTTACTGCAAGGGATAACGGGAGAATATTACTATCAATGATAATTTTGTACGTACGATTCAGCTCAGATAAGAAGTCGGGATCAGTAATTAATACTGTTGCTATTTTTGCATCGATCTCCTTTTTGCTGAGCTCATCCTTCGCTACGTCTAATTCTGGTTCCAATACAAGGGTAGTAGTTTTGGGTTTCTTAAACAACTCCTCGACTTTTGATAATATCTCTTCAATCTGTTCGATCTGTTCGTTTATTGATTTTATGCGTGTTATTATAGGATCTTTTATTCTAACTAGTAAACTCACTTTGTCATCCTTGGTTAATCGACCTCTGGATGGTAATGCATCCTTATATTTTTTTATATAACCATTTACTAGATCAGGTTTTCTTATTGCTCCAGATAATAGTTTGATTATTTCATCTATTTCCTTCTCTGTGTTTTCTTTTTGGGTTTTCATATTATATTGACTTGTATCTGTGGTTACTTTTGCGATTAATGCAGGTAAAATATCATTTTCGCCTTCTTCGTCGGAGCCAGCCATATCAGAAATCAAGTCCATCACTTTTTTAATTTCCGTGGAAATACTTGGTTTACTAGACTTGCTAGCACGTTTAAGTGAAGTAAGCGGAGTATAATCATTCTCTAAAATCTGGATATATTTTTCGAGTATTTTTTCTATAATTCCTTTGAATTGATCAATCTCTTTTTTTTCCTTCTTGTATGCCTTTTCTATTTTCTTTAGATCTGGATCGGTTGGTCCGGCTCCGCCTGCTATATCTTTTAATTTCGTGGCTATGCGTTTCAAATACTTTCCCAATATTACCATCGCATTGCGTTTCACTACATCACTTGCACCCCTTCCTGTCCAGTTATTTTTGTTTGCTGCATAACTTTCTATTTTACTTATATCATCTGTGAGTGCACCCATATCCTTTGTATTTCCCTTGAAATCTTTCAATGTTTTCTCCATGTTAGCGAGTTGTTTTGCATTTGTATTGGTAATATTTTTGATATCACCTTCTCTCCATCGCTCGAATTTATTGTAGTTGTTTACAAATGTATCATATACTGGGTGTTCAAAGATATCATTTATCCAAACGATACGAGCCACGGTATATACTTTTGATCCTATAACGAGATAGCTGAATTTGTGAGTCTTCATCGACCAGGATGTCTCAAATGTACCATCCAATGAATTGGTATAATTATTTAAGGTAGGATAGGTATCAAATAAACACCGTATCATTATGTTTACATTTTTTGTGACCATTTCCGCCTGTTTTGCCTGTTTCTCAGTCTCCGTACCTTCTAGTTTTACTACCGTTTTATAGTTATCTCGATTAAACGTATAGAATTCATCTCTCATGAAGAATATTCGCAATAGCTCCGGATAGAGTTTGGTCTGTAATACAGTCTCCTCTAACAGTACGGTATCTGAAATAAACGGATACTTTTCCGTCTTGAAATTAGGTGGCGCCTCTGTCGCAAACATATCAGAAGTCAGTTCCAGGTCTGACTGACCTGGTATGTTAGTTGACATGGTAATTGCTATTTGATCTATACTTATATCGAATTTCGATGCCATCTTACTACTATATGATATCATTTTATTTTATATGATATTATATCGTTAGTCTTTCTTTGCCTTTTGTTTTTCTGCGCGTTCTAAAACATCCTTTGCCTTTTTAATATCCGTGTCTGAAACCTTATCTAACTCTTCGTGGTGATTTGTGAATGATTCGGGTAATATGCACAGTCGACTATCTTCGTTGAACAGATAGTCATTTCCTATTGTAAACATTGCCATAATGAATAACGCGATATAAATATCTCTGGTCCCCATCCATGCTATCGAAAAAACTATGATCTGTTTACTAAATGTATGTTTCAAGTATAATTCGACGTTTTTGCTGAGTTTCAAGTCTACGAATTTGGACGCAATATTGAGGATTATTATCATAAGTCCAGCGAATATCTTGCTGTTATTTATGTTTTCAATATGGCCATGTATATGATCGAATATAGATAGACTAATATTTTTCTTGCGCATTATAAGATAAAGGGCGAAGAAAAAATGGAGTGCTTTGAATTTCTGGGAAGAACAAGTTCGCTCTCTAGATGCATCTTTTTCTCGAGTACGGAAAATTCGCATGCGGTATCACACGGGTTGCACGGCGCATTCTCGAACTGCACTTCCGGAAAAATGTGCTCTGTGATTTCGACATTCACATTTACGCCCTTGTGTTGCAAGAATCCCTTTGTACAATGAGATTTTCGGAACGCATTTCGGTCGGAGACTACTTCTGTATACAGTTTATCATATACTTTGTGCTCATATGGGGTATATGCCATTTCATATAGAAATCCCTCTGATAGATTTAGCATATATTCAAAATTATCCAATTGGTAATAGTATATAGTTAAAACACATAACAATAGTCCGATATACTTGTCGATCCTAGCATAGTATACGATCAGCATTATGGCGGTGAACCTGCCTAAAGCCGTGTGACTGTATGGTATTATCCGCTCTGGGTAAAATACAAATAATGATATCAATATTATTGGTACAAAATTCGAAAGTATCATATATACAATTAATCCATATAATTTATGGGATAGAATACAATATAAATTATTCTAATAATATAGTAGAATATGAGTTTAGCATCGACGGCTGCAGAATGGTCATCGGATAGTAATAATAATAATAACAGAAAGAGGGTTTCGTCTATACGTAGACCTCTACCCGCGAAATCGGTCGACGCCGATCTCGATGGTGAAAATAAGCATAGTGATATTCGAAACGCTCTACCAAATACGATAGAAGATACCAATGCCCACAATACCACCATGTCCTCGAGAGTAACTACGTTGCTTAGCCAATTGTCGTCAGACGACGACGGAAATAAACTGGCAAACTATGAGCCTATACATAAGCCGGCCATCACGATAAATCGAATGGATGCGAGCGAATTATTGCCTCAGACAATTGAGAAGGATAAACAACCGTCTAAATTCGTGGCCAATGATATTAATTTAGCGAAGTTGAGTAGTTACAATCAAACCTATGCGACTCCGCGAATCTTTCAATCTCGTATGCAGACCGCCCCTCCAGTACTCGATAACAAGCTGATGGAAAAGATCAACTATATGATCCATCTGTTAGAGGAGCAACAACACGAAAAGACTGCAAATGTTACCGAGGAGTTTGTATTGTATACTTTATTAGGCGTGTTTGTAATTTTTACTGTGGATGTATTCACTCGCGCTGGTAAATATGTGCGATGATAGAAAATATAGTGTAAAATTATAGTATTAATATGAATATTATAATTCTAGTTTTGTTGGTAGTTATTAGCATTGCTCTATTATATCTAATATTTAAGAGGAATCTTTCGGAATCGACACTTATTGTACAAAAGTCCGATTTGAATACTTCCGATGATTTTATTTTTGAAGTAGCGAGATTATACAATCCAGATTCCAAACGGTTTACCTATAGTACGTGGATCAATATTGAGCGTACATCCAGTGAATCGCGCGTGATTTTAGATCGCCCATCAGAGATTAAGATTGAACTGAAAAAACATGATCCTACACTTCTTGTATCGCTATATTTACTTGGTTCCTCTTCAAATATGCATACCATTTCTATCGATAAATTTCCTTTGAAAAAGAAGGTGTTTTTGACCGTATGTGTAACTGACAAAACAGTAAAGAGTGACGACGGAGAGAACACATTTAGTGTCGTGGATATATATCTGAATGGTAAAATGATAAAATCGTCGAAAACGGCGTCTCTCATAACACCGGATCTTGTGTCTGGATTAAAAATAGGCACAAAGGCATCCAATGACTTCATATCCAGAGATGAGATACAAGTACAAGTATCGTCTTGGGGTACCTTATATGAGTTAAAGCGATGGGCATTCTGTATGCTACCTAAGCAGGTAAATGATGAATATAAATCGTATGTAATGTTCACAAATGGTTATGGTGTGAATATAGCTCTATCTGAAAAGGATAAAGTAAAAAGAGAGTACGCCATAATCTAATTATTTCGTCCATAGTTCGTCTATAAATCCATATTTCAATGCAATCTTGGAATTCATCCAAATATCACGTTTCAACAGTTTTTCCAAGTCTTTGCTTGAAATAGATGAATTATCGATGTACATTTTTTTAATGTGTGCCATTAGATCGGTTAGATGAGAGAATTCATCCTCAATTTCGCTCATCTTACCCCAGCATAAACTGCTCAGTTGATGTATTAACATGTAAGCATTCTCTCGCATGTATCGTTTTTCACAGGATACACTAATGAGGGTTGCAGCAGATGCAGCCGACCCCTCTATGATAGAATGTACGGGTACACGACATCCCTTAATCACATCTATAACAGTAAATGCAGAGAAGATACATCCACCATTCGAATTTATATGGATATATATGGGAATATCATCGATTGACAACTTTAATGAAGTCACAATACTATATTCCTCGGCCTCCTTTATCAAGGTATACAATTTATAAGAGCTTTGCTTGTCTACTGCACTGTGGAAGTAAATGTGATTTTTATCTCTAGAAACGAGAGATTCCGACTTCGATTGTATAGAGTCCCCACCCTCATCATCATCGTCGTCATTCTCTTTTGCCTTGGCCTTCTCTTTCTCTTTTTTTGTCTCCTTTCCCTTCTTTCCAGTATATGCAAATTGTACGTTCATTTGTAGTAAATATACATAATACCTTTATGTGTATTTATAATAATCTCTCGAATACGTAGATATATTGGCTGTCATCGCCTTGGACGTTCACTTGTGCCTGGGCAACGAACCCATTGTCTAGCGCCATTTTTATAATCTGACTGAGTGGTTCCATGTATAAAGTCAGCTCGTTTTGTCTCACATTTTTAAGTATATCATCTACGAATTGCTCTTTTACAACTACACGACCGTCATCTTTGTGTTCATGCTTCCGATTGTACTTGAAATCCACAAACTCAATTGTCTTGTCCTTTACTGAGTCACCTTTATCGACCAGATGCAATATAAGAAATCCGTTTGGCATCAACCAGTTATAGCAATTTCGGAAAAACATATGTTTGTCTTCAATATGGTATATGGTTTGATCCATGCATGTGATATGTGTAAACATTCCGTGATCATAGGTCGTTGGATCCAATACATCTCCCGATTTTACGTCAATGTCTGGATATTTGATTAATGATTGTTTAACCATTGCGGGAGATTTGTCAATTCCGTATACAGAATAACCGTTTTGATCCAACCGATTCACTAAATGTCCCGTTCCTGATCCAATGTCCAAAAATACACTACTAGAACGTGATGGTCGGGTCAATTCCACAATTTTACTATAATCTGCCTTTGACGTCGTATTAGGATCATGTAAAGTATCATAAACCGTCGCATAAAAGGTATCATATATAGCACCGTCACTTTTGGCAATGAATGGCGATGTCTGTATAAACCCTTCATGTGAGTTGTTGTATGTATCAGGTATTTTTACTATCATCAATACAAATATCAATATACATATGGCAATGAAATACCCATTCGTAAGGAGACTCTCTATCTCTATCATATATACTAATATATGATAAATTTACGGTAAATTTCGCAATTGAGTGCGCGTGTGATTGTGGAACATTTCCGAGCCCACTTGCGACGACATCAAGTTCGGGTGCACCGATTTTTCGAATACCTGTTTTTTGAATAGTAAGGCGTGCTCGGCTGGGACAGTTGTATCTGTTGGCACATACCCCTTATACATGTCACTCCCTAATCCTGGTATGAATTTCGCATCTGAATCTTTCGAATATATACGGTGGTCCAGACCCCGTATCGTACCCTCTGTATCCACGTCCCTAGTAATAGTTTTCGGCCCAAATATCCTACCTGGTGTCTCTAAAACACGGCGGTCTGCCATAGGAAAGAGGGCATATTTTGTAGAAACTGGGCGCGGGTCGAAATTAGGTTGCATATTATTCGGTTCAAGACGGTTTACGATTCTCTCGTTTAGTTCATCTACACGATCATGTTGGCCTATTTGAATTCCGTAATGTACTCCGTATAATTGACTCATTATATATAGCCCATATATTTTTTAATAACCTACACGGCTAGGCATATAAAGATTTTCTATAATTATTGTAAGTAAATGGAACTGTGTTGTATTTGTAACGAGGGCATGGAGACTGATGCAAAATACATATTACCGGAACGAACTTGTCAGCATGGTCATGGATATCACGCCAACTGTATCATTAATTGGCTATGCGAGAATTACGGTGAATGCTATCAGTGTAGAGAGTTACATGAACGTATGATGCGCAATCATGTATCAAATAGACCGAGATACAGAGATTTTAAATATGCATCCAGCCAAGCCAGGCGAAAAAATGCACCGAAAGAATTGAAGGCACTGTACGCTAAATATAAACAGGCAAATACTAAATACAAGGATAAGAATATTATCAATAGACAGTTTAAGGTGGACAAAATGCCGGTATATCGAAGATTAAGAAACGACTATTATGGTATACGTCACGCTTTAAAAAAATCATACCGATCCGTGAATCGAATAAGAAACAGGATGTGTAAGATGTTCCCAATAACTGAAAATGATCCGCCGAATATTGCCGAACATACCGAGTTGAAGCCACCTGCCCCGGATATATGCGAACGTATAATTATTCATAAATATTAAAAAGTATAAAGATAACTCGACATATACAGTAGCAAACGCCTACTATGGTTATCATCTGTAGCAACAAATATCCACCTGAAAATGAATCGAAGTATAAAGAGCATTTCGATTTATTTCCATATGACCTGTCGGATTTTCAGAAATATTCGATTGAGGCAACGGTAGAAGGCCATCATTCGCTAATTACTGCACACACCGGGTCGGGCAAAAGTCTACCCGCGGAGTTCGCAATCCAGTTTTTCACCGCAAAGAAGGAAAATAAGAAGGTGATTTATACGTCGCCCATCAAGGCTCTTTCGAATCAAAAATACTATGAGTTTGTTCAGAAATACCCGCACATTTCGTTTGGAATTATGACCGGTGATATGAAGGTAAACCCCGAAGCCGAGGTGGTTATTATGACGACCGAGATTCTTATGAACTCGTTATTTATTGGGGACTCATCAACTGATGATCTTGCGTGCGTTATTTTCGACGAGGTTCATTATATTAACGATGCCGAACGTGGTCGGGTTTGGGAACAGGCCATTCTCATGTTGCCCGAACATGTACAGATGGTGATGTTATCGGCCACGATCGACGCACCGGAGAAATTTGCAAAATGGTGCGAGAAACCGGGTTCTAACAAGGTTGTATATCTGTCATCCACGAATGCGCGCATTGTCCCACTAGTACATTATGGTTACATGGTAACCAACGAAGGTGCTCTGAAAAAAATCAAGGATAAGGAGATACAGAAAAGATTGCAGGAATCAACGGATAAACTGATTCCACTTAAATTCGAGAGTGGAATTTTCAATGATGCTGGATACAAAGAGATAAAAACAACTCTCGATCTAATGGAAGGGCGTCAGACACGCCAACATGTATTGAATCGTCTTGCACAACATTTGAGAGATCGCGAAATGTTGCCGGCGATTGCATTTGTATTCTCTCGAAAGCATGCCGAACTATTGGCGAATGAAATTACCGTACCATTGTTGGAATTTGATAGTAAAGTTGCATATATTGTGCGTCGCGAATGCGAACAGATCGTTCGTCGATTGCCAAACCACGCCGAATATCTAGGACTACCGGAATACAATCAGCTCGTTTCGCTATTGGAGAAGGGTATCGGAGTTCACCACTCGGGTATGATACCTATATTGCGAGAGATTGTAGAAATGATGATTTCTAAGAAATATATCAAGATACTGTTTGCCACCGAGTCTTTCGCGATCGGACTCAATTGCCCCATTCGAACCGCGGTGTTTACAAGCTTGACCAAGTATGATGGACACAATATGCGATTTCTGTTGCCACATGAATATAATCAGGCTGCATCTCGATGTGGAAGACGCGGGATTGATACAATCGGACACGTAGTCCACTGTAATAATTTGTTTGATTTACCGATGATATCTGAATACAAGACAATACTATGTGGCACCCCACAGTCGCTGGTATCTAAATTTCGTATTTCGTTCCCGGTCGTTTTGAATCTCATGCGCAATAATAAATGTAGGTTGGATGATTTCGTGGATTTTGTGGATAAAAGCATGATTACGCGCGAACTGACTAATTGTCTAACCGATGAACACCGATATAGGGCAGATCTGCAAATTAAATACGACAGTCTAAGTCAAATGTTAATTGGTTTGAGAACCCCGATTGAAATATGTAATCGATATCTTGAGGTAAAAAGTACTATACCGCTAGTTGCAAACAAACGTAAAAAGGAGCTTGAGCGTGAACTAACTGGATTAGTCGATGCTCATAGAACGTGTGTTATTGATTCGGAACAGGTCGTCACAGTGAAGCGTCTCACTGCAGAAATGTCGGAATGTGATTCTAAAATCAAGTATTTGGAAACATTTTCGCAAGTGCATGTGAAAATTATATGTAACATTCTGGAGGACCAAGGTTTCATAAGGGAACCTACGACCGAACCCTCCCTTTACAAGGAATCCATGCCCTCTCTAGATAAGGACTCTATGTCCTACATATTCACCAATAAAGGCCGTGTTGCATCTGGAATTGCTGAGGTACATCCGCTCGTAGTTGCCGATTGTATAGAGCACTGGTTCGATCTCACACCTCGACAGTTAGTAGGCTTATTGTCATGTTTTACTGATGTTAAAATCGGGGACGATTCGCGCTCATCCGTCCCCAAGACCCCCGATCAGATTCTGAAGAAGCATATAGTGGAAATCGAGAGCACCTTTCATAAATACGATGACATTGAACGAGCCCAGCGTACCGACCCGGCGTATAACTACTCAGATCCGCTCATATTTGACATGATAGATTACATGATGGATTGGTGCGATTGTTCCAACGAGGATGAGTGTAAAATTTTCATCCAGGAGGTGTCGAGCTTGTGTTCAGTCGGCGATTTTACAAAGGCTATCATGAAGATTAGTGCTATCGTCAAAGAACTCACAGCGGTATGCGAACAGAATGGATACACCGACTTTATGTACAAACTCAGCTTGATAGACGGAATGATCCTAAAATACGTGGCCACCACTCAGAGTTTGTATGTATGAAAATTGATCACGTGTATATTGCTATATTTATAAGCAATATACAAACAACATGACACTATCTAAAACACGCAAAGAGCTTAGTATCCAATTTGATAACCTTCTGTGCGTTGTGGATTCGATAGATTATGCGATAAACTTCAATTCCGTAGATGACCTTTACGAAGCGTGTGGTAGAATGAATGAGATCGTCTGGAAAATTCATTCTATATTGGGTAGGGTAATCAAGGCTCTTCGATCAGGGTATTATGACCACCCGAACCATCACAGTAAAGTATTACAATTTATAAAGTGGATACACTCAGAAGACTTGCGCACAGATATATGGGACAACACTGCGGTATTATGGAGTACACAAAACGGACCTCCGAGAAAATATAGGTTGTTACTGTCAGAATATACGAAATACGAGAAAAACGTGGTGATGCCATATTACACCTCCGTCATTCGAGAACTGAAAATTAATATACCCTCGTTACCGGAGGACAATATATGTGATATCATGGGATTCATTAATGTGGGACACAAAAAAAAGGATATCGATACTGTCGTTTATAGTGAGCTGTAATTGGGTGTTAAATATCACACATTTTCTTATTCAATATAGCAATCGTCCTCTTATATTCGTCTGCGATTCTGGTTGATTCCTCAAACAATGACGCGTGTTCCGTTACAACGGTCTCATTCAACTTCAGAATCCGTTGCAAGGCACCTGTATCATGTTTAGATATCGTATCATAATGATATTCCACAAATACCACTAGGTTACGCAATCTATATGTGATCTGAGAGGATTCACTGTCTATTAAAAGGCGCTCCATACGTCCTACCACGGTTAAAATATCGTTACTGTCCATGTTGATTGTTATATATACTTTAGATAACAATCAGTAGATCAATTTTACGCATAGAATTCGACGTCTTCATTCAAATATGCGACGGGAATGGTACCAGCATAAATGTCTAGAACCTCTTTAATAACTTCTTCGCGCTCTATATCACACTTATCGAATTCGATACTCGAAATAGACGAGGATCGGCATCCCTTGAATTTATCGAGGAAATCGGCCAGACCATTTACCTCGTTATGTCTGTCATGTTGATCTAAATCTCCCGTAATCACCATACGCGAGTTTTCTCCCAATCTCGTAAGCAACATCTTGAATTGATTGACGCTCGTGTTTTGGCATTCATCCGCTACAATCCACGTGTCTTTGAAGGTACGACCTCTCATATATGCTAGAGGCGCAATTTCGATCAACTTTTCATTCACCATAGCTGTAACCTCAGCCGGCGTTATAAACTTGTATAAAATATCATATATAGGACGTATCCACGGCGCCATCTTGTCTTCTAGTGTTCCGGGGAGAAATCCGAGGTCTTCATCTGCGCTCACAGCGGGGCGTGTGAAAATCAACTTCTCATATTTTCCCGACAAGAACTGGCGAATGCCAAATTCAGTGCCTATGAGCGTCTTACCAGTACCTGCCGGACCGGTTGCAATAGTGATCTTATTGTGAGGCTTTTCTAGGGCACGGAAATATCTCGCCTGTGACTCGTTCTTAGGTTTGGAAAACTTAGAATCGACTTTAATTCGATCCTTTTGGGACATGTACTGATAGTTCTCTAACACAGTTCTAGTAGATGCCATTTCCTCCTTAAGCTCGTCGTGGCGTGCCAATTCTTCACCGATAATACGATTATGGTATTTTCGGCTATTATGGCGCTTGTGGTGGGTGGTAGTCATATATACTATACTAAAGTAGAAAAATATATCCCTCCCTACGTATTTATGATGTCTATATAATTTGAAATATTATTGAAATTTCAAACCATATGTGGTGTCTAGTCGATCTTCTGCGTAGCGCCGAAATATTCGGTTTTAGACATTTCATCAATATTACTAGGAAGCACTCCAATTACCTCTAGAAAACCATTGACTAACCCGTTATTTTTATTACCAAATCTCCTATAGATAACATACCTGCCATAGAAAAATCCGATATAATGCGGTACGATGAAATACACCTCGAAGAATCGACACAGTGCAAACAATTTCAACATATCATCCGACGATTTGAATAGGAAAAAGGTGATAATCGACGATGTTCCTTGGATTGCAAACCCATATGTCGCAACATTCTTTTGATTTTGGAATAGACATCCCGTAGCAAAATGAAGTCCCGATGCTAGAGCAGGTGCAAGACTCACCCATACATAGAGATTATGACACCACTGCCCCCAGCAATTATAACCAACAATAACATTCAATAGATTACACATCACAAACAGAATTGAAACTAGCCTGAATTTAACCGAACTGATATTGAAAAAAATTGCACCTACCAGAATCGACTGACCCATGTGAATTATTTGGTCCTGCCAAACGTCGATGCTCTTGTTTACTCCGATATGCTCGTTTAGAAATGGATATGTCAGATGCGCTACGCCATGCCCGATCGCCAATAGGTTAGAAAACGTATAAGTAATCGGATACCTGTCGCGAATCAAGACGTAACTAATCATCGACACCGGTGCGTAAATAAGAATAGACGATACAAATGAATCTTTTCCTAAGTAATATACCATAGACATCACCATACCAACCATCATATTACTTGCAAACAACACCACACATGCTTGTCGTATATAGTCGTTCATTAGATTATATAACTAATGAATGACATGTTTAAGTATATTACAAAAGTATTTTTACAGACTCAATATTCGCGTGTAGTATACCCAGAGACTCAGGCCGATCAGGCATTTTGCAGTTAAGTCAAGATAGTTCATCATGATATTCTTGTATTCTTCCTCGAGTAAGTATGCAACTCCATACAAACTCCATATAGAGAAGTACATGCTAAATAATGTGTGATTCGCTAGGTTTACCGATGGCATTACATATTGCTTGAAAATTAGACCGAACATAGCAAAGAATGCACCGAATCCGATCATCTCGGCAAGGAATATACTAATTGTCTTCATCTCACCTAAATATCCGGAATATAACATGACATAATTGAGAGCAATCACAGTGAGCATGGTGGGCAGGCATATTTTCTTCTTTATATTTGTACTTAATACTAAACATAACGCTAATAACATAAGCGGAGTTGTAATAGCCCAATCAATGTATCGTAACTGTGAAATCTCGGACCAGTCCATCGATACCATTTTCTCCTCTGAAGTTGCAATTTTATCTACAAATACGGAGTAGAAATACCCAGCGACTACGGATATACACGTTTCGAGATTTAGTACATGGCGAACATTTTCGTTTTTTGTTCGCATGGCCTCAATGAATGTAATTGTTGCAGTAGTCAGCAAAAGTATATATCCGATTGTGAACGAGAACTTAACGCGATTGTCTAGCTTCTTGTATTCGGGCTCATTGGGTTTATTCTTTTTAATTACTGCACTTGCAGAACTTGTGGAACTCATATACTATATACATCTATAAGTTATTCTGTAAAAATTGAAATTATATTTATTTCAATGTAAATATAATATAAACGCCTTATATAAAAATGACATATGTTGATAGTGAAAGCGAGACGGATACCGAGAGTATCATCATGGAGGAAGACGACGAAATATACGAGGAGGATTGTGATTTCCTAGATGCAGATAAGGGAGATCGCATGTATTACATCGGATTGTCTGGACATATCAAACGACAAAACCAGACGATTTTGCTGAGTTCAATTAGTCCTAGAACATTTCTGAAGCACGATGGCAATGATGTGTTACGGTATCTCGTTGATTATAGTACGGTAGATATTCAAACGCACAACACGACTCCTTCGATCCAGATCCTTCAACTGCACATAGACGATAAACAGACATATAACGTGGTAAACAAGACCTTCTGGTTGAAAATGGTCCAGCGATCGTGGAAGCGAGTTTACGCACAGCGTCAGTCTGTCATCAGCTCCAGAAAAAATCCGATTTCATTGCATCACAGGCAATCTACTGGAAAATGGGGTGCCAGACTCCCATCAATTTATGGTATGGTTAAGAAATCCTGCGATTATCCAAACTGAATATATATGTGCTCTACTTGGTCATGGACATTTGATACAAGAATTGGTTTATGTCTCCTAATATTTCATCTCTCACGTTCAATAGGTCAGTGTCTTTCTTTTCATCCAACACTGTGCTTAAATGTATCAGAAACTCGCGATACTGCTCAATTTTCGATTTGAAATCGGGTTTGTTCGATAATACAATTTTTTTATCAAACTCGGGAATCCGACAGTCCTCTTTTCCCATCATTATCTCTACAAATTTGTCGATGTGTTTATTCATCGTGAGATACAATTCATCTGTAGCATTGTGTTGGGCAAACGAATATGTATTCCAGTGATATAGCTTGATCGTGTTTAGGATACCCAGGAATATCTCGACTATCTTTATCTTGAATGACCTCTCGGGATGTTGCCTTTTTTTCATTGTACTAGAACCTCTTTTTGGCATTGTATCTATAGTATACGCCTAGAAATCATTCCAGCTTATAAAAATTGATTTTTAATGGCACTGATATACTTTATCCTATACAAACAATGTTAACACGATACCTATACGACAGATCTCAGGTGGAGCACTCGCTATTTATCTCTCTACTAGAGAGAGATTCCGACAAGGCAAAATTTTGGGCATTCGAACTTTATCATTCTGGATTTAAGGACGATACCCTTGTACTTTTATGGAAACTATATTATCAATTGTATGCTGGCTTCTTTGTGAATCTGGAGAGATTTCTCTTGCGAATGACGATGGACTGGTTGAAGGATAATACGAATGACGTTGCAATCGGCAATATGGTTGAAAACATGGCAAGTAAGGAACCGTGTATCGAATTCTACCGGATCATAAAAGGCGACTTAAGTGGACCCCCTCATATGGAGAAATGGATAAAGAAGATCCGATCTGCAACCGACGCACCAGAGTGTTTTAAAATACTAGAGGGTTTCATCGAACAGAACGGGTGCTTCAAAACGAGAGGCGCGGAAATTTATAGTCGAATGAGAGATGTATTCACCCAAACGAAGGCGTTAGACCTGCACGTTTTGAAATGTGCGTGTTGCTCGCGGATGTTCACCGGTATGTTTCTACTAGAGCCTCAAAATGGGTTTGATGATCGGATGAATATTATTCTTGATAAGAACGAGATATCCAGGTACAAAAACAAGCCCTTCGTAGAAGGCAGATCCTGGAAACTGGTGCGACGCGAGTGTGTTTATAAATTGGATATCGATCCAGATTATAAACAAGAGGATATGTATGATTATAACGACGACAAATGGACATTTCACGTGTCGTTCTCTCCATTATGGAGGAAGCGTATTACAAAGTATGGTGGTAAAGTAAATGAAGCAGAAGGACGCATAAATTTTAATGACGACGAAACAGAGGAGGCATTCTACAATTGGTTCAACGTCGATCCCGACGAACAGCCGGCTGAGGTCAAGGCTAAATGGTTGGGTCAAAAAACATACGATAAGTGGACGGATATATATGCTAAATATGCATGTGCTCCATTCAACGAGTGGATGTCAGCTTATACGTAAGGAAGGTTGTAAGTCCGAATAGAACGGACCCCCATAATGTATCATAAATCATTGTTTGTACGCGCCATTTTTTTAACAGTGCATAGGTTGTGGTTTCATAAACACCATAGATCACAAGCCCCAATAACATCGCGTCGTATACTGATCTGTGCTCGCGGAGTATGAAATAATAAAGAGCAAAAATTAAGAATATGTACGACAATACAGCACCGACCATATTAACTTCAAGTTTCGAGTGTTGTACATCGTAAATCTGGCGATTGAACATTGCCGATTGAGATCCTATAAAAATACCATCCAGGATCATGAGGAGTATAGCCGGTAAAATAACTTTGCTCCACAATTGCATTTATATATACATGTCATATTATATAAGATTTCATAATATAGGTTCGTCACTGTCCTTGGGTTTCTCTTCGTCTGATACCACTGCATTTAACACCTTCTTCTTGATATTATTTTGTTGTAAGAAGAACATACCGTAATTTGGTACATTTGATGCTAAATTAAAGACTGTGCAATATGTAAATTCTCTCAATTGCGTTGGCTGATTCGAATATTTGATACTGTAAAACCAGTAGGCGGGCACATATAATATATACCCAGCATTGACATCAAACTCCAGAAACTTTACTTTATCGACCTCGTGTAGAAATTTCGGTTGTGGATCCCATACGTCGATCGGCGATCTGAACTCAAAATTGTCATAATCATTGATTGGGTGGAGATACTTCCTGCTTTTCCAAGGTGTCATCTTCACCTGTATCTTACCAGTTTTAACACTCAGGAACACTCTCGAATTCGTGTGATATCTCATAGGTGTCCTTGATCCAGTCGATCCGAACATAATATCGTATTTTGTGTGTACGTTAAAGTTAGGCTTCAAGAATTCGTCCATGTTCTTATTAGCAAATTCATTCGCCAGCTCGGTATTGTTCTCTGAATAAAAGCGAGATTTTGGGTCCGTTTTAATCAAGGTTTCGGCGCCAGAATACGGAAGTGCAATTGAATCTCCCGATTCGATATCATTGCGATCCTTCACCATCACATTGATCGTATCTTCATTGATTTCAGATTTTTCAAAAAATTCCGGGTGCAATGATTGAAATTCGAACAACACGGGTTGCCTTTGCTCGCAAATTCTGTTTAATTGTGTATTTGACTTATAATCCATTTCGTATATTTCCATGTCCTCTGATTTTTTAAACTGGGCGGTCACATGTAAATACAGAAAAAGTACAATAACAAACACGACTACGGTAACAAAGAAGTCCATTTTATAATATAGTATAATATATACATTATAAAATAACGCAGTCAGAGAATCAGAGAATCAGAGAACCTACGGTTCTCCGAACCTCTCCCTAGTCAATTACCACGGCGGTGGGGGGACGGGGTGGGGCGAAGCTCCCTAGTCAATTACCACGGCGGTGGGGGTCGTAGGGGTGTTGCGACTAAGTCACAAAGCCCCTACTCTGAATCCTCAATCTTTGGCGCAAGATAGAATCGCAATGTAGTATCATCTCCTCCTAAATTATAGACAACCTGTATCGGATTACCGCGTTTGAGTTTCAATTCAACCTCCTTTGACAACTTATTGAATTGCGCGATAGAATGCAAATGATTGAGACTGAACGACATTTTAAGATGCTCATCTTCATCAATAGCGAATGAATTCAAGTCCTCAATGCTAATTTGAGCAGACATTTTCCCACAGTCTTGGCTATCAGAAAACAGAGTTATGTTTTCTTCAGAACAGTCGATCTCCATCGTCTCCCCAAACATTTTGAGTTGAGTTATCAAGCTGGCAAACTTTATAGATGGCAGAGAAAATTCCGCCTGATATTCCACCTCTGGAATTGTCATAACTTCAGAGTCCAAATCAACGAGAGGTACCTCAAATGTCTTGTCGAAAATGGACTTGTCGTCCGATGCAAAACGAATTGTCATTCTATCTGAACCTCCATCGTCACACTCAAACTCAATGTGTTGCATCTTATCGCGAGTACTGAGGATCTTTGAGAGAATAACTGAATTTATACCAATCGTCGTACTGTCTACCTCGTATTTGTCAAACCATCCAGCGGGTATATTCAACTCGAAAACTGATACGTGTCCCGAATCCATAGCCTGGATGAACATCCTTTCCTCGTCTAACATGATATTCACATTATCCGCAAATGCCTTCATATTCTGAAATACAGCAGAAAACACATCCGATTTAATGAGATTGGTTATATGGATCTTCATAGTTGTATATAGAAAAAATGAAATAGGTTTATATCGTTTATGTGAGTTGTTTTTATCTTTATAGTCCATATCTAGCAATGACCACCCCCGAAGGTCTCTTTACGCGAGTTGATTGGTGTCTGTCCTCGATAATTACATAATCCGGGTCTGTGCTTTTCGGGTCATATGAGCCATTAATAAATTGCTCTGTATTGTCGTCGTCAATAGACGGTGACATGCCTATGAAATACTTATAAGCCTCGGTGTAATCCAGGAAGAGTTTGCCATGCGGAATCCACATCTCATTAGGAGTGCTGTTGCATCCATATTCGATGACGATGTAAAAGAGCATTATATAACAGTGGAATACTATAAATAGGTTTGTAACGAGCAGAATCAATTTTTCATTATTATATAAGCGTATTATAATGTCAAAGTTGGTATACGATACTGCAGTGGTTTATGCTATCAATCTGGCCGTCGAGAGATATATATGCGGAGGTAAAGATGAATTTATCCAAAACTTTGACTTAAGTGCAAATCTGGAATCATACACGCAATTTGCGAGATTTTTACGTACCAATGAACACGATTTTTACCACATGATTGTACTAAAAGCATATGCGCAACATAGCGAGGATCATATAGTACATATTAATTACGAACTTATCGACATATATAACAAACTTCTAAAACTAAAGACTGTCGTCGATTTGTAAATTACAGTAGCGCTAACTTCGCTGGGGTTTCCACTTTGTTGTATGCCACGATCTTAGCTTTAACGGTCGGATCCACAAATTTCAATAGAATCTTCGAAATGACATCAATTGATGATGGTACATTGTATACAAAGAGGTTTGTCATAACACCTGTATAATCAAACCCGTCTAGCGGTTGATTACAGAACATATGTATGATATTCTGGTATCTCTCGGCGGCGGTTACTGTAAATGTATCTATATTTAGATGGCATTCGAACACACCATACTCTTGTATGAGTCTCATCGACAAGTCCTGAACATGGGTAATAATAAGTTCGAAAATTGACGGATTTGCGTATAACTTAAATATTGTATAATCGACATATATCTTGTTTGTTCCGGAGATTATGTAGATAGTCTTGTTTATCAATTGAGTTATATCAAATTCAGTACATACCTTATTAGCAAGGTCCATCTTCTGGTCCTTCTTGAAGAACACATTCTTCTTGTTTTCATCGTAATATTTGGACTTGAATTTTTCTAAATCATTCGCGAGATTATCGTTCGACATTTGATTACTATGTTTATTATTTTTATATATATTTTTATCGTATAAATAACTTATACGATAAAAATAACTATACCGCAGTCTCAATCTCAATAGCATCCTCTTCTTTCAATTCCTGAGTTGAAACCTCTAACCGGGTATTCTGTCCATCCTTTGCCGCAAATTCGGACATGATATGTATACGCTCTTCAGTCAGCATCTTATTAACATCCATTGTATATGACTGCAACTTCATGACGATATCCTTCAAATTCGTAATCTCCTCGACCAACATGCTAAATTTACTATCCATCTCGGCGATATATTCGCTGATAGATACGTTGGTTTCATCGCTTCCTTCGACGATACTTGTCGGGCGATCACCACCAGACTCGAGCTTAATGAGACGTGCATCCAACATGGAAATAACCTGCTGAAACGTCAATCTGGCGGGAATCGTACCGTTACCAGAATTCATTCCGTTTTGTTGTTGTTGCTGTTGTTGGGGAGGAGGAGGTGCCGTTTCAGTAATGCCGGCACGGCGACGTTTGGCTGCAGCTATCGAATTGCTCATAATATAAATATAGAATACAGAATCTCTATATAGATTTTACGCACTCATTTTCATTTTGATTTGTGTATGTGATAAATATGGTGTAGTCCATTCTATATCATCCATCATATAATCGTCGATGGAATCCCGTATGTTCTTTATACGAATAGTAGGAAATTCCAGGGGAATGCGCTCAATCTGCTCTTTCAATGCATCTAAATGATCCTCGTAAATATGGCAGTTTCCTAAAAAGTATACAAACTCGTCGGCGATTAACCCACAGTGATTCGCTAGAATGTGGGTTAGCATTGAATATGACGCAATATTAAACGGTACGCCGAGTCCGACGTCCCCACTCCGCTGAAACATTGCACATGACAAATATTTTCCGTCTCGAACATGAAACTGACATGTCATATGACACGGTGGCAATGCCATCTCCTCCAATTGACATGGATTCCATGCAGTCAGTATCATCCTGCGCGATGAGCGCATTTCCGGATCCTTCAAATCATCGATGATGGTTTGTAATTGATCGACACCTTGACCCGTATAATCGGTTTTCGAATCAACATATTTAGCATTGAAATGACGCCATTGAAAACCATAGACAGGTCCTAGATCTCCACATTCCCTATAATACAATCCACGACTGTCTAAGAATTCACGTGTAGAATTTGCATCCCATATGTGTACATTTTTCGCTTGTAATTCGTGGTTGCTTGTACAACCGCGAATGAACCAGAATAGTTCCTCGAAGCACGTTTTAACTGCAACGCGTTTTGTAGTCAGAATCGGTATTTTACCACCACTCAGAGAGAACCGCATACTATTGCCAAATTTTACACGCGTCTTGCCGTTGCGACCTTCCTCTATTGAACCGTGTTCGATAATATCCTTGATTAGATTCAGATACTGGTGCTCTTCGGACATGATTCTATATTTGTATGGTTGTTTCTATATTTTTTCTAACCAAAACTATATAGAATACAATGGAGGTTTTACAAGAATCGAAAGACGTAACACGAAATACTTTTATATCACATGTGTTTTCTTCAACTGAAGAAGACAAGGCTGAATTGATGAACGTGATTCAATACGCGCTCGTCGCGATCATACCGGTGATTGTTCTCAACAAAATGATCCAGCGATTTGTTCCTGAAGCCGATCCTGACAAGTCTAGTATCGAACTTTTAGCAGAAGTTATGATTCAGGTTGTCGCCATTTTCGGAGGTCTAGTGTTCATTCACAGGATGATTACATTCTTGCCGACATACAGTGGATTTAAATATGAGAATTTCACACTGACTAGCGTAGCACTAGCCTTCTTAGTTATTGTTCTTAGCATACAATCGAAGGTTGGTCTCAAGACGAACATATTAGTAGATCGCGTATATGACCTGTGGAATGGAACTTCCGGATCTGACGGTAAGCCACCTGCCAAGGGAGATGTTAGAGTACGCCAACCAGTGTCTCGCCACAGCCCGAGCCAAGCGGACTTTTTAGATAACAGTGCTATTCAGGCCGACTTGTTCCCGCCCGCCCCGACTACTACGCAGACCCAGCAACAGTTGGGATCCAAGATGATGCCCCATACGCAACATGATGACTTCCCCAGCGGGCCGGTTGCAGCAAACGGACTTCTTGGAGGGGCATTTGGATCGCTATTCTAAACATAATAAAATTGAAACCACTTAATTATAACATATGTATTATATTATAATTCAACTATGGACTTGTCATCTACTGCGGGGACACCCCGCATGCCCCGCTCTACGAAAACTGATGGTATACCCCGCTCTACAAAAACTGCGAGAAAACTACGTATTGTTTCGGATATTGCAGAGTTAACGAATAAAATCATTGCAACCAGTCCGTCCGCGGATCAGGGGATTATTTCCCCCGCGCTACGGATGATCGACTTGTGTGCCGGTACCGGTGCGTTCTCTCACGCATTTCACGAAACTGGTAACGTCGAGACTGTATTTGCGAACGATATGGTAGATGCCTCCAAGAAAATCTATGATTTGAATTTCCATACAAAGCTGACATTGAAAGACCTACATGATGTGAAGGTCAATGAGATCCCACAGCATGATATCCTGACATCGGGTTTTCCATGCCAGCCATTTTCGGCGGCCGGGCATCAACTGGGATTCCAGGATCCGCGGTCCAACATCTTTTGGAAAATCCTCGAGATTATCGACCATCATCAGCCCAAGTGTGTAATCCTCGAGAACGTGAAGAATCTCACGAGCCATGACGATGGAAATACCTTCAAGATAATTACAACGAATCTTCAGGATCGTGGATACCATATTCGCTACAAAATCCTTGATACCGCCAAAATCACTGGTATTCCCCAGCATCGCGAGCGAATCTATATTGTCTGTTTCAAGTCGAAGGAGGCATTCGACAAGTTTAGTCTGGATTTCGAGCCGAAGGAGAAGGCGTGCGTTTCCTCCGCTTTCCAGACCACGCCCATTGACAACAAGTATTATTACACCGATAAATCATCTGCTTGGAATCTAGTGAAGGATGCCGTTATCAAGCGCAATACCATTTACCAATATCGGCGCGTATACGTTCGTGAAAATAAGAGCAATGAATGTCCGACACTGACTGCGAATATGGGAGGCGGAGGACACAACGTTCCGCTGATCCTTGATGACAAGGGTATTCGAAAGTTGACGCCACGCGAGTGTTTTAATTTCCAGGGGTTTCCGTCGACCTATGTGATGCCCCAGTTGTCGGACAGTCATTTGTATAAACTCGCAGGGAACGCGGTATCTGTACCTGTTGTATCACTGATTGCGAATCGGATTGTTCCGCTTCTGGTGTGAGCATGATAATTAGCTAAGTAGTTAGGTTTTTGAGAGGGGGTACTTATACTTACGCTTTTCAACTTTATACGAAATTCACCTCTAGGTTCAGCGAATAATAAAACCCTTGTCGGGTTGGTTTGGTACCTGGTCCAACACATCTGCGGGACCATCTTTTCTGACCCGATCACTATTAGTATTCGTCTTTGTAATGATAATCGCTACGTGGTGTTCCGGAGGTAGGCGGTCCTTGTTGTTTCTCTGTTAAAAAATTTTCTATATAGTCAAACAACTTTTTAATCTGGTCTTCGTTAAATTTACGATTACATTTTACCCCAGGCACGTTGCATGACCCGGGTATCATGGATATCGGGTCTCCTGCATCTTTTATTACATTTCCCAACCGATATGTGTCATTTTCAACTAGCCAATTCCAGTCTTTTATGAAATCGTCAAACTGTTTATCATTTTTCAATATATACGAATCTCCTGTTTTTTTAAACACGATACTTTTACTTTCACTATCCATTGTGAATATTATATCACCTTCGTCGGTTGTCTTTAAAATTACCTGCGTCCCTCCCGTAATCATCCTGCGTCGATTCCTACGCGTGCGATTATTCCTTCGTGTTCTCCTCGACTTAACTCTCGACTTTGTTCGCTTCATATATAATATCTGAATAAAAAATATGTGAAGGGGACTTTGTACCATTTCCTAAAGTAGTCTGTTTTTTATTGAAAGATGTCATTAAACGTACCGTTGAATACCTCGGTACAATTCTCGACTGGAATCTGGGGGCGCAGACTATCCCAAGTGATTCTCGGGCGTCTTCCCTGTTGGCACTGATCCTCAAACGTCTGCGTCTTGCTCATCTTGATGCTTTTCCACAAGTCATCTGTCTTCTTCAATGTGACCTTATGAAGTGTGAACTGGTCGTCCATCCATGCCCTTGCGTCCAAGAAGTAAATCGCATTCCATTCCGATGACGGCGTGAACGACAACGGACCCTCTGACGTAAAACACTTACACTCCTGCTTTCCCTCTACATCTGACAACAGATCTCCCGCGCAATTCCATCTCGAACTTGTGTCTCCATTTTTGTGTATGATAAATTTGACAATGTTCTCGCTAATGTCCTCCGGAATACAGGGAAGCCGAAATACGACACCCAGACGAGCGCTCGACTCCTTGCGCTTCATCACATACTCCTTATGCAATCCATATTGCTCCTTGAGTACATCCGGCGTATACGTGTCTACCGCAGGCTCCGGCAAAACGATCGGCGCAGTTAAGTGTTGAATCAGCTGATCCTTGTTTTTGTTGGAAAATCCCTTCCTACCCTGTTCCTTGCAAAGAAGCTGGAGCGCCTTAATAGAATGCTTAGAGTAATCCATTATATAGAGTCTATCCGTTTTTATCTTTAAGTAGCTTCTCCGTAAAACAAATCAATTTTCCATCTAACAGGTAATCGTCTTTGTATGTTTCGTTGTTACACATCCGACGATCTCCGTCTTTTCAACATGTTTAACGAATGTGTATATAATATCGACATCATGTGTGCGATTGAGCTTCGCGGTGTGTTCTTTACATAGTCTCGCTCCTCTTTTGATAATCGAGCGCATACCCTGTTTCTCTATTAGATCGGGGACTTGAACCACTACATGGCATGATGACACATCCTTGGCGTGAAACCATATGTCGTCGGGGCGTCCTTTGTTAATTACATCGAAATTGTCGCGTGCGCTAGTACCGATATAGTAGACCACATTGTCTATTATATTGTCAAAATATAGGGTGATTTCCTTCATTCTTTGTATTAGTATTTGTATTTATAAGATCAGTTTTCAATTTTACTGATATAGATACATAATGATATATAAGTTACGTATGTCATTTGACCGGATTTTTTATATAAACCTTGATCATCGAACGGATCGCAGGACCGAGATCGAAAGTGAACTCGACCAAATGGGACTAACTCGTTTGTGTGAACGATTTCCAGCCATCCGGCATGAAACGATCGGAGGCGTCGGATGCGGGCGGTCGCATATTGAGGTTCTGAAGATTGCAAAGGAACGTGGATACAAACAGATATTAGTTCTGGAAGACGATTTCATATTTACAGTGGATAGACCTACGCTAGAATGCGCGTTGACACAATTGTCAAGTATCCCTTTTGATGTTTGCCTGCTCTCGTATAATCTTCAGGGATCGAGAGAATCCGAATACCCGTTTCTCAGAAAGGTATTAGAGGCCCAGACCACGTCGGGGTACATCATAAACAGCCATTATTACGACAAGCTCATTCGTGTATTTAGCGACGCAGTCATCGGATTCGAACAGACGAATTATCACTGGATCTATGCAATCGACGTTGCATGGAAAATTCTCCAGTCGAGAGATACGTGGTATTGTGTTAGTCCGCGATTAGGAAAACAGAGACCGAGTTACAGTGACTGTGGGAACTGCCTTAACGATTCGGACTGGTAACTCAGGGAACCTACTCAGGGAACCTACGGTTCCCCGAACCCCTCCCTTATTCTTCAATGAGACAACCCGAACCCCTCCTCCCTCTCAGTACATCTATGGTTATCAACAAACAAACCATATACCTCATACTACTAAGTGAGGGAGGGGTTCGGGGAACCGTAGGTTCCCTGACGGGGCACGAAATCCATAGAGTTCATCATATCCATCCGTTTTATGGAATTCTCAAGGTTATTTTGTGATTCAATATTACTGAATAAATAGTCGGTGTTTGGGCTATCCTCGTTCTTCTTAATCTGTTTATACACGAGATCTATCTTTGACGTCACGTTTTGTATCACATCTTTACATTGCGGTGACATCATATCAACATTCATCGGTACCGTCTCTGTTAGCAGTTCGATGGCAAAGTACAACAAATATTTCCTGCGTTTTGATGCTCCAGTGGTATACCTCGAACAGAATAGACTCTTTATTGACAGCATAACGGTTTCGATGAACGGATTCTTCGGTTTAAGTTGTTCGCTATAATAGACGAGAGCATCCCAGATGATCCAAATAATATCACGTTGAAATTTATTCTCAACATCTAGTTTTCGACGTTTACACATACATGGTTCCTTCCGCTTTCTACATACAATATCAAATTCGATCACCCATTCTAGCCAATAGCATGCCTGTAACATATTGGGTCTCTCGCCACCTATATTGAACGCAAACTCGTTGATTGCAATGAATAACTCTTTCGGATCCTCTGCATGTATAATTGGTTCGGCGAATTTCACGTTTGGTGCCTTTAATCTCTCTGTCATCTGTGTCATATCAAACTCCTCTGCGCGGTTGATTCTCACTGGTTCGAAACTGGTTCTCTTGACGGACATTGTAATAATTGTAATCACCTCTGCGAATAGACATCGGATAGTAGAATTGTTGCGAAGTTGGACTTCACTACTAAAATGACCCTGATTCACTATATTCCTAAATACATTATATCGTTTATCCAAATACACGACTATCTTCGGATTACCAATATGGATATGCTTACCCACAAAATAAAAAATCGATTCCCACACATCCTCGAAATGACCTGCACATATCAGTTCCGCACACCAATTACACGCAGGTTCTATTTTACCCTTCATCATATTGTCGACAAACTGTTTTTTAACCTCAGTCTTCTTGTATTTAGAAAAGGATATGCCTTTAAACTGAGAGGGTGTCCGTATATCATTTATGTCGACGGATGACATCTGCTATTAGAATGGGTACAGGTTATATTTGTATCATTTTAACCCGAGGCGTCATATTGGATGAGACACCGGCGAACCGCATCCTTGATATTCGAAACACTTGGGTATTCACGTTCTAGTACATCGGTCTCTAAATAGTTGTTGCTTCTCTCCGAATCTAGGATTTCTCGTTGTTGTTCGGATGTAAAATTAGTCCATGTAAAATTCGGATCAACAATCTCTCGGTACATCTCCAGAATTTCATTGTGACTGATCAATCCAGGGTTTGTTAAGTTGACCGTACCTGTTTTACGCTTCTTCATCATATCCACGACACAGGGCAACAATTCCGGCAACACCGACATCGAATTGGGAATTGAGCATATGCGCTCGTAAGCGGTTATCTTTGTTATGAAATTTCGCGGGTTCTTATGCTCTGTAATCGGCATTCGAATACGAACATTCAATGCCGTATCGGAATACAATGACATTAGTCTGTCCGTGAATCCTTTCACGATCGAATAGGATGATCCGAAAAAATTCGGCAGTGAAGACGGCTTGAATCCATTCACCTCTTCGCCGAATGGGTGTTCATCGTCAAACTTGAAGATACATCCAGTACCCAAGTAGGTATAGTGAATTTGTTTGCTTCGGCATATTTCCGCCAACAATATAGGCGAATACAAGTTGTCTCTCATATTCTCCACTAATTTTCCCTCTTGTTCCAAATAATCAATCGTAGAATATGTTTTGTCGCCGATTTTACCGTGCGTTCTCCCAACGAATGATACCACATGAGAGGGCTTATAAGTTTCTATTTCACTTCGCACATTGGGTTCATCGTCGACCCTAGAGATACCGCATGTATATTCCACTTCTGCGTCTGCCTTCAATAGAGATATCAACTGATTACCTATCCACCCGTTAGCGCCATAAACTAATAACCGAACTGTCATTGTATATCATAAGACGAAACGTTAGTTTTATTTCAATAAAAAATTATATATATAAATTTAGCTATATTGATCTATTCTGTGATTATTCGAGGTACCACGTTAATCGTCTGCAACTCCTGGAACAGCAACTTGTTTGCGTAAGGCATATCGACAACTGCGAAGTCCGTCTTATTTCCGCATGTTCTACACAAATGTATAGTAAAATCGCTGTTTGTATAGAACTTGTTGTTGTTGTCGCCGTCATTACATGATGCAATCATTCCGCACTTCTTACAGACGTTTACCTGATATTTATCGGATACATCGAACAACCGCTCCTTACAGAAGCGTGTGGCGCCGTGTGAAATCAGTACGTCACGTTCCATCTCTCCGATCCTAAGACCCCCCGCGCGCGATCTACCCTCAGCCGGCTGATGTGTCAGACTCACCATAGGACCCGTTGCGCGACTGTGAACCTTATCATTCACCATGTGCTTGAGACGCTGGTAAAACACCGGGCCGATAAAGATGCTCGTCTCCATCTGTTCGCCCGTCAGTCCATTGTACATCACTTCGTTCCCATAACTCTCGTATCCGAGTTTCTGAAGTTCCTCTGCAATCGTCTTGACATCCAGATTTCCAAAGCTGGTTCCATCTCCAAACATTCCGAGTTCCAGCAATACCTTTCCTAGCAGAGTCTCCTTCAACTGTCCGATTGTCATACGCGACGGAATGGCATGAGGATTGATGATGATGTCCGGCTTCAATCCGTCCTTAGTAAACGGCATGTCGCATTCAGGTATAATGTTACCGCAAGTACCTTTCTGACCATGGCGACTCGAGAACTTGTCGCCGAATCGGGGCTTGCGATGAGTACGAACGCGCACTTTTGCGAAATTATAGCCGTCTCCATTTCTACCAGTGTAATTTTTATCGATATATGTATCCTCAGCCGTACTGTACACATGACTCTGATCCTCGTATTTAATGAGTTTCGTAGGGTCATTGCGATTCTCTTTGATCGGAATGATTTTCGCAATAATAATGTCGCGATCCTCGACCAGCGTATTCTCCGGAACGAATCCCTGGGAGTTCAGTTTGTCGTAATTTCCGAATTTTATGCCTCGCGTCTTAGTAGAATCCGGCTTGCATCGAATAATCTCGTCGCGGATAATATTCTTGTCCTCATCTTTCTCTGTGTGATAAATCGTTGCTCCGAAAAGTCCGCGGTCGATCGATCCCTGATTTACCAATAGACTATCCTCTTGATTATAACCGGTATGAGTAGCAATAGCTACATGTATCTGTGTACCAGAAGGGACATTATTCAAGTGGATGAAGTTCATCAGGCGCGTATCGACTAGTGGTCGACTTGGGTATGTCAGCACATATGCTGTCTTGTCCATTCGCTTGTCGAAATTCAGTGCATATACACCTAGGGCCTGTTTTGCCATTGCACATTGATATGTGTTTCTGGGTGCCTGATTATGGTCGGGGAATGGCGTACAAGATGCCAGAACTCCGAATATTGTGCTCGGATGAATCTCGCAATGCGTGTAATTTATCTTTACCGCTTCCATCTGAGTAGCCTTGTTCTTATCCTTCATCGCAATCATAGACTGATTCTGCTCATCCGGATCAATATATTCAATTACCGACTCCGTCAATTTACAGGATGTAAGGAGATCGTTCCAATTTAATTCCTTGCTCACGATACGGCTTATGATATCCTTTGTAATCAGCGCCTTTCCATTACGAACTCGCAAAACTGGTCTCGAAAGCCGGCCTCCGTCACTACAGATCCGAATCTCCGCATTTTTATAATCGAAAATGATCGACGTATATATATTAATAATTCCCTTGTACTTTTTCGACTTCATCTCGTCATACAATTCACATGGATCTCGCGCCACACCTAACCAGGCGCCATTCACAAATACCTTTACTTTGTCATGTAGTTCCTCCGCGGGCGTATCCTCAAGTTTCATAATATACGGGTCGACGTAGTCATACAGCGACGAACTGTTTGTAGGAATCGTGACATGACCCATATACGCGATGCTTTTCACAACACCGATCGACTGCCCTTCCGGAGTTTCGGCAGGACATAAGAATCCCCATGTCGTTCCGTGTAATTTGCGCGGTGCGATGAGCTCTCCACTCTTCTCAAGTGGTGTGTTGATCCTCCTCAAATGACTGAGACTCGCCGAATACGTCAGTCTGTTCAACACTTGTGCAACGCCGACCTTAGAACTGTTCGTCTGTTTTATACTGAAATCGCCAGTAGACAGGGCGCGAGTTATTCCATTCTCAATAGTTGTCGACTTCATGATCTTGTAGATATTCGTCATATTGATGATATTTTCATAATCCTCTGTAGATCGCCAAGAACCGTTATTGATCTCGCGCACCACGTGCTTTTGCATTTCCTTCACGAGCTTATTGAAGTAGTTTCGGAAAAGATTGTTGAGAAGCGTTCCAGTCAACTCAATTCGTTTATTCAAGTACGAATCGCGATCGTCGGGCTGTCTCCACTTGAAGTTGGTCTGTATCAGCTTATTTGCCATATATCCAATGAGGTACAACTTCTGAGGAAGTGTCTTGCAATGCGGGAATATGTCGTTGTTAAGTGCGTCCACTGCGAACTCACGCTTTTTTAGCGCACCCGTCTCTCGGTCCATATTGATGGGTGTGTAAGCGACAGATGCGGTAATGTGTCTTAGCGCATCCTCCTGAGTCATGTATTTATTTGCATCGATGATTGATGCTTGCAGAAACCGCAATACCTCGGTTTGTTTGTCACTGTCGATATCCAACAATATGTATTTGCAGATCTCTTTGTCCGTCATTACGCCGAGCGCGCGAAACACGGTAAATAATTCAATTGGCTGTTTGATCCTGGGTATGGTCATGTATATTCCGTTACCGAAACCGTTGTTTTTACTCGCTATCATCATCTCAACCTGCTTTGGTGAAATACACTTGAAATCAGGTACCGACTTGATCTCCGCATACCATGTCCACTTGGTCGTGTTTTTCCCGTCAAAGCAATAGATCCTGTTTTCTGCCGCGCGCTCCTGACCCAGCACCGTTTTCTCTGACCCCTTTATTATGAAAACACCTCCGCAGTCCATCGGACATTCACCTGAATATTGATGCGGGATATGACTATTCTGCGTCAAAACGCAAATGGAAGACTTCAACATGATTGGCATCTTGCCGATATTTATTTTCGGCAGAGTCTTGTTGATGATGGTCGGTGCGTCCATTTTGTCAGTGTTTCTAATCACATACTGGATGTTGAGATCTACTGTCATAGTGGATGCATAGGTGAAATTTCGTAAGCGCGCCTCCTGTGGCAACATCAACTTTGTCGCGCCGTTGTTTTCGTGGATCTGTGGCGGGTAAAGTCGGAAGTTGGTGAATGAAACAAACGCCTCAAGTAAATATTGGCCATTTTCAACCACAAAATCATTCTCTGATCGGATATTCACGGGGTTGAACATCTGGATCGTCCTCGCTATCTGGCAATTTATAAAGTGATTGTATGACTCGATCTGATGGCGAACAAGACGATCTAGATGCTGACCTCGGAAATATGACTCGATAATTGCGTATGGTTCCTCGACGTATTCGCCGAGGTGCGACAGTGGACTGTCTTCACTCATCTCGATCGGATTCGACTCTATTTTTGCTTTTAGATCGGATGTGAGCTTCTCAGTCTCCTCGTTTATTATATTCATAATATCCACTTGAGTAGCCGGGATCTTCGGCTCTCTATCTCTATCTCTCGCCTTCTTCACCTTGATTTTCACTACTTCGTGTTCGACTTGTAGACTCATATTATTGTTGATTTATTATACATGATATGTCTAATATAGTAAATCAATTTTTCACTTTCGTATATTCTCGAAATTTGCAATAAACCATGCAATTGTTGTCTTGATTCCCTCATTTATGCCAGTGAAATCAAAATTTTTTATATTATCCATTAATAGTTGGTTATTTGCCGTTTTTGAATATTGCCCATCACTATACGAGGTATCAAACTCGATCTGATCGGAATAATCGAAATTATATGCTATTATACGCGATATTGTACCGATACTAACTTCGTTGCACTCGGGTATAGACAATATGAGTAAATCCCTATTGTAATTTTCCATTGTCCATATTATTAGTCTCGCCAAGTCGTCGGAATATATGAATTGGCGCAATGGAGCACCAGTGCCCTTCACTATAAACTTGGTACCATTCTGCTTTGCCAAATAACATTGGTGTATCAATGCCGGGATAACATGTCCATCGACCAGACTGTAATTATCATGTATACCATACACGTTTGTAGGAATTACACATACAAAATTGTCACCATATGCATCACGGTATGTTTTACAGTGGATTTGCAACATTCTCTTTGCATAGGCATACGCATCATTCGAGGAATGAGGTGGACCGTTGTGTAACATGGTCTCATCAATGGGGTACGTAGTTTTATCAGGAAAAATACAGGTAGATAGACATGCGATCAGTTTTCCAACACCATAGTCGTGACAACACTTCACTACATTGAAATTGATCATGAGATTATCCTCCAACATTTTCACTTTATGGTTCATGTTTTTGAAGAGACCCCCGACACATGCTGCTAAATGGATCACTCGAGTTGGTCGGTACGTTTCAAACATTCGTTTGGTATCTTCCATTTTCGTGAGATCGAATTCGGCGGATGACACGAATATTGCCGACGGTTCATCTATAATGCGTCGTATGGCCGTACCTATTAACCCAGAACCACCGGTTACTAATGTCGTCATTTTTTATATATATTAGGATGTTTTTATCTCGTTATATTTTATATATAATGGAACGTGGTTTACTTATGATATTTCATTCCGCGATTATCGGTATTTTGTTGTATATATTTATGATATTTGCACTTGGTCAGACAAGTAGTGTAGCCGAAGATCGCAGTATTCTGCTTGCAGCCATAATTCTCATATACATGTTACTGTTTGGGCACGGACTACCAAAATCTATAAATAGAAATATTATGTAAAGACATATAACAAGTGATTACTATTATATGTCTACAAATCCAATTATAATTAAATGTCCGCACTGTGAACAGCTGTGTGAAATCGTCGAACTGAACTGTCGCATATTTAGATGCGGGATTTTAAAGTCTGATGGAAAACAAATTCATCCTCATGCACCGAAACAGGTATGCGATGATTTAAAATCACGTGACCTAATTTTCGGTTGTGGTAAACCATTCCAGGTATTGGATGGTGAAAATAAAACACTAGTAGTTGTTATATGTGACTATATATAATTATACGTGTAACTGCTTAAAATATTTCTTCTATACTTATTAAAATGGATATTGATAAATTGCCGAAGCTGGTTATAACTGGCTGTGATGGTATGATAGCACATTATATAAAGGATCAGTTTTCTAATTACGCTCTTTATGGTATTGGGCGAACAGAATCGAAATGTATACCAGACAGTAGAATCATCTCCACATATTTTGATATGAATGACGCAGAGAAATTGGAATCGTATTTATCGAATATAAAGCCCGATGTTATCATCCATTTAGCGTCTATATCGAATACCCACACAGCATTTAGCAAACCTATCGAGACGTTGTATACCAATGGTCTGTTAGCAGCGCACCTTTGTGATATTATCTATCGAAATGGGTGGAAAACCAAACTGTTTAATGCATCTAGTAGTGAAATTTACAAGGGTCATGTTGACTATACGGTTACAGACGACGATTCGAATATGCATCATATACACCCGTATTCGATTGCCAAAATAATGAGTCATACAATCGTCGATTTTTATAGAAATACATACGGATTGCCTTTCTCAAATGGGGTATTGTTTACTACTGAATCGCGCCATAGACAACCCTCGTTTTTATTGAGTAAAGTGGCTAATTACATCAAGACTTGGGATTCGAATCAGCCACCATTGGAGGTCGGTAATCTCGACTCCTACAGGAATATTGTACATGCAAAGGATGTGGTTCGAGCAATCGATGTGATTGTTTCACGCGATGTCGGAGATTCCTACGTAATCTGTAATAATCAAAGCAGTAAAATGATCGATATGGTCCTTTGTCTATTTAAAAATGCAGGTATGGAGGTGGAATTGAGAGAAAATGTCATCTATATGCAGGACAGGCCAATGTTGATAATAAACGACAATAAACAACACTCCAGTTTTGAGCCGGTACCTACTAATATACGAGGTATATCCAGTAAACTGAAATCACTCGGATGGGAACCTAGTATGAACATTGAACAAATTTTGAGAGAATTATATATGTAGAGAAAATCATATAAGTATGTTTATTTATATAAACATATTTAACAATGGATACGTTAAACATGAATCTGTCCGTTTCTCCGTCTGCTACCTTAAAACTAGACGTTTCGATCGGTGAAGCAATTGATAAACTTAGCATCTTAGAAATTAAGAAACGACGAATAAATGATCCGAAAAAACAGGGGGAGATCAGCAAGGAAATTGCTGCATTAGATTCAATGCGTTCGATCATTGTAAAATATCGCAAGTTTTATGATTTATTAGTTTATGTAAACGAGTTGATTTGGGATATGACCGATAATGTAAAATTGCTGGATATAAGGGATCCTAAATTCGCAGAATCGGCCAACAATATATTTGAATATAATCAGAAACGATTTCGCATTAAAAACTGGTTTAATCTGATATTAGAGTCGAATATCAAAGAGCAGAAGAGTTTTGCGTCGAAGATGTGTGTGGTTTCGATTGATAATCAGGATACATTTTATAATAAACTTCCGGAATTATTGTTCCTAGCCCTAGAACATGATTTCATATATGTCAACTCCGAGTTTAATGCACAAATACGTAATATATTTAATATACCAACCGTTTTTTTCGTTAATGTTGACAATTACACTTCAGATATTCCAAATATACCTCTGTCCGCTTTCGAGAAACTAGACTCTGGTATACGCGCCATTTTTGAGCCGGAACCGATTATGTACCTGAGTGGAGGATTATTGGGAGATTTTATACATCAATTGTCTATTATAAAGGAGAATTATTTAAATACTGGAAGACGGGGGGAGTTATTTATGGCAAATATAGGCGATATTTTTCGTCTCGGATTAGAAACTACATATGCCGATCTATATGACATTATTATGTTACAGCCGTATATAAAATCCTTTCGTACGATTACGGTTGAAATGCTCAATCTAACATATAAAAATGCGGATTTTGTAATGTTATCGGCTTGGAGAGAAAGTCCACTATTGTATAAAACCAATTGGTACGGGATATATAATGACATATACAAACTTCCGTGGGCACAGCATAAGTGGCTGGATAATTTGCCGGTTAATGAGACATTCGCAGACAAGATAGTTTTGAATTTCTCGGGTGTGCGAGGTGTTAGATTGTCTGAGTTAACAAGCGTTTATTCAAAATATGGCGATTCGCTGGTATTTGTATCATTCAGTCGAGATGATTATGATTATTACCTCAGCGTAATGGGTGATACAAACAGCATACCTTTTTATTTCCCCTCGTCGCTGTATGAGATGTGTACTTATATAAATTCGGCCAAGATGTTTATTGGTGGGTTATCTGCTCCATTAGCATTTGCTATGTCGATGCATAAGCCATCGATTGTTTTACAGCCGGTACCAGATGTCATTGGTCAGCCTACATTTTCATTAGATTACAAGCATTTTATCGGTTTACAACAACATCTGCCATTTATACAACACGCAAGCGAGTTGTCTTCCAATAAAGCTTAATCTGTTTGAAAATCATATAAAAATTATATAATAAAATATTTAATGGACAATTTTATTCAATATTTAGATCAATATAAGACCAAACCAATTGATTATTTAAATGTTATATATACTACCAACTCTCATTATTATACAAATCAGTTGAATGACCCGAAATTCACTGGGTTGATTACCAGTTATGATTCCTGGCAAGCGAACCATGAATTTAAGATCGTCTTGCAACCGGAACCCGTAAAAACAATCGTATGTTTGGATATATCCGTGAATTCGATAGGTGATTTGTTGGATGTTATTGACCAAAACGTATGCAATCCAAATGTGAAGTATAATATCGACTTGAAGGCGCTACATAATATTCGCAATGAATTGGTCGAACTGAATACGATGATTGGTATGGAAACGCTGAAACTATCAGTACTGAACCAGTTGATTTATTTCATACAAGAGTTACATTTGGATGCTAAGAAGAAGACATGCGATTTCAAGCATACTATCATTTGTGGACCTCCAGGTACAGGTAAAACGGAGGTCGCAAAGATCATTGGTCGCATGTATTCGAAAGTTGGTATATTGAAAAACAATACCTTTAAGAAGGTTACTCGAAGCGACTTGATAGCAGGATATTTAGGACAAACTGCAATAAAAACGTCGAAGGTCATCACCGAAAGTCTGGGAGGCTGTTTGTTTATAGATGAGGCATATTCTCTCGCAAATCGTGGCGACAGTGACATTTATTCGAAAGAGTGCATCGACACTATATGTGAGGCGTTGAGCGATCATAAAGATGACCTCATGGTTATTATTGCCGGATATGAAGAGGAATTAAACGAGACTTTTTTCAAGGTGAATTGTGGTTTGAAATCGAGATTCTTGTGGAAGTTTAAGATCGATGCATATGATGCGAATCAGATGAAGATGATATTTGAGAAGAAGGTAAAACAGAATGAATGGGAGATTTCCGATGATATTAGTAAATGGTTTGATAATAAGCATAAGGAATTCAAGCATTTCGGACGAGATGTTGAGCAACTGTTTTCACACGTAAAGATCTGCCATTCGCGTCGCATTTTTGGGAAGGATGTGGTTATGCGAAAAAAGATAACCTTGGCTGATATGGACGCAGGGTACAAGATGTTTATAGAAAATACACAGAATCAGCAGGCGAAACTGGATTCATCGCTGTATGGGTTTTATTTATAGTCAGATCAGAGAACCTACGGTTCTCCGAACCTCTCCCTTTTACACCATTGCGCATTTTCAATGCGCAATCAGCATCACCTTCCTCACTCATAACTGCCCACGGAGTGGGCGTTTTGAATGAGCAAAGGTGTAAATGGTTTCTTTTGAGGGTGGCGCAAGTCGAACATCTTGCCTTGTTCTAAGAATCGTATTTGGATTTAGAAAAATTTAGACATATAACATAGTTAAATGGGTGATAATCTGCGAAAAATAAGTATAAATTTAGACTCATTAAAAATTCCAGGTAATGTCGGTGGAGGAACGCGAAAGAAACGCCCACCAGCGGAGAAGAAATTCAAGATTAAGGCACCGCCTAAACCACATACCAAGTCGTTGAAACGCAATTTATTGAAATTTATCCGTAATCAACAAGACCAAAAACTGAAGAATATAGTGGAGAAGCCTGAAGCAACGGATGATTTTAAAACCGATTTTAATACATCCATTGCATATTTAAGCGAGGTATCCAAGAAGACTGAAAATGAAGCGAAAGTTAAAAATCGTACCCTAAAACATTACGAGGGAGGTGCACCCACCATGCTTACCAATATACTTGGAGTAAATCCAATTGTACCGATTACTCTCGACGTTCCGACACAGTCTATGTCATATCGCATTCCTCCCCCTCCACAGTATGGATGTCTGAAAGGCGGGAAACTTCCTTTGTATAAGCAATATACACGAAAAAATTATGGGTCGTTGGGTGTACCGATTCAAGTAAATAATTTTCAGGCACCGCCAACTATGGCACCGACATCTATGGCACCGACAACTATGGCACCGACAACTATGGCACCGACAACTATGGCACCGACAACTATGGCACCAGTTCCACCACCGAGGACCACAACACCGAGTATATCAAAAGTCCAACAGATTTCTAAGACAACTAATTTTTTCAATTCTAAATACAAGCCACCTGCGAGTAAAAAACAACGTAAAACTCTTCGCAGGACATACAATGTAGGTAAATCGAAAAACATTCCTCGCGTATCTGTACTCATTTCAAATAAAACCATCCGTAATAATATTTCAACTAAATCGCAACTATTAAAACAGACACCAATACAAGAGGTGAAGCGATACCTGGTAAAAAATGGATTTATAAAGATTGGGTCTATTGCACCAAACGATGTTCTTCGTAAAATGTATGAAACTGCATCTCTCGTATGTGGTGAAATACACAACTATAGTCCTGAAAATCTAGTCTATAATTTCTTTAATGCCGAAAAGGGGGCAAATTGAAATCTTAGTTGGGTTGAATATAAAAAACGGCTTTTACGACGTTTTTTATATTATAATGATATCACAGTATAGCACAGCATGCAGTTATGGGCTCCTTTTGTATTTGGATATCGATGCTTGATAGAGATCTTTGATTCTTTTTTTCTTCATCTGATGTAGGCACTTCGACCGTTGGATGTTCTTCGATAGTTGATTGATATTCTTCCTCATGTTGTTCTTCGACGGTCGGCTGTTCTTCGATGGTCGGCTGTTCTTCGATGGTCGGTTGATCTTCGACGGTCGGTTGATCTTCGACGGTTGGTTGATCTTCGACGGTCGACTGTTCTTCGACGGTTGGTTGATCTTCGACGGTCGGCTGTTCTTCGACGGTTGGTTGATCTTCGATGGTTGGTTGATCTTCCTCTTCCTCTTCCTCTTCCTCTTCCTCTTCCTCTTCCTCTTCCTCCGCTTGATCTTCCTCTTCCTCTTCCTCCGCTTGATCTTCCTCTTCCTCCTCCGCTTGATCTTCCTCTTCCTCCTCCGCTTGATCTTCCTCTTCCTCCTCCGCTTGATCTTTCTCTTCCTCTTCCTTTTCCTCCTTAGGTTGATCTTCCTCCTTTGAATGAACGTGGGTTGATTCTTCTATCATCTGACTCGGTATTACTAACGAGACGGCACCGGCCTTTTTAACTTTAATCTTCATATGTCCTATTAAATATAGTAGGTTTATATTATTTTATTCTAAATCAACAATATTCACTGCCGATATTTGTCATCATGTAAAACTTATGATCGCTAATAGAATCGCAATGTATTGGCGCACAGCTGTTACTACAGTCATTGTCTTCGTTTGCCTCGCATATCCGATATTGATCATCATCACCTGAATACCAAATTTCCGTATTTGTGTGGCGATAATTTAACACCTCTTCGGGTAGATGTGGTACTATGTCATTGTGATGTGTTATTCGATAATGTTTGATCATTGTATTTGCCGAATTGGCGAATGCATTATTGCCGATTCTAGGTTTACCAAATGAGTATACTGAGAGATTCGACTGTAGATTAGCAGATTCATATGCAAAGAACATGGCCAGTGCACCTCCACTCGAATGACCTGTCATGACAACAGCACCCGTTTTTGGTAGGCGACCAAACAGCCAATCCTTGTATTTTGAGTATTCGTTATATAACCCTCGATGTACCTTTATATTCGTGTCTATATACGGTGATATTTGTCTGAATTCAAAATTAGATATCCAGTTTTCAATATCTGAACTTCCTCTAAATGCAAAAATGGTTGCATTTTGTATTTCGTCTCTTGCAATTAGAATATTTGTGTCACCGATTATGTAGTCGATTAAACTAACATCTGATATACAATCAGCACACTTCCAATCTCGGAAATCGCAGTATGTAGCAGCAGTTAGTTTTAAGTTGCGATGTGCTATTGTTTCGTTGAATGAAGATATTTGTGAAATTAGTAGTGCGAATATGAATAAAAGTCTCATGAGTTTATATACTATATGGGTACAGAGAAAAAAGAAGAAGAAGAATATCAGCCTGATGGAGTTATTGTAGCTATTGCAACATTGGCTGATGCGGTTATTGGCGATTCACCTGAATCAGCTGAATCGGTTACTCCAGCTACTCAAGTTACTCCAGCTACTCAAGTTACTCCAACTACTCAAGTTACTCCAACTACCCAAGTTACTCCAACTACTCAAGTTACTCCAACTACTCAAGTTACTCCAACTACTCAAGTTACTCCAACTACTCAAGTTACTCCAATAATACCAGAACTGCCTCAGACAAATAGAGACTGTTCTAAATTTGTAGTAGATGCAAACCGAAAAGAAAAGATGCAATATAACCTTCTACCCCTAGACAGTCTAATTAAACAAGTCACCGACACTCCAGCTATACATACACTTACCTTCACGAATCCAGACTTTAAAACGAAAATCAAGCCAATGATAGATATGTTAACGGGTATCATGAAATTCATAAGTAGGGACGACACTATTAATAAGATGTTTTGTTACCATAGCATTCTGTATGAAAATGGCCCTAGTATTGCGGAAAAATTAAAGATCGTGGCTGGTAAACTGTTTGCAGATATAGTAGAAGAAACAAAGGATATCGATCTTTCTAAGTTTTTAGATCCAGTCATATCAAATGTCGAACCCTATAAACGAGAACTTAAAATCATGTTTTCCATTCTTATCGACGATCGCGATTTTGTACCTTTACCTAATGAATTTAAACGTCTGCTGAAAATAATGAATCGTTTTGTAACATTATTAACAACCGTTACCGTGAGCGAACCTAGTAGTGGATTTTTTTCCCTTTCTACATTTAATCCACTTGAACTTGCCGAAAAAGCACTATTAAAGGTGGTATATACAGTTGCTAGCCCAATAATAAAGAATAATCCAGAAGGCATCGTATTAACAACGATGTTACAATCATTAGTTGCATTCCAACCCGCTATTCATATAGCACTTTGCACGATCGAAAGCATGTTACCTTCGTTAAACGAAGAGTCCATCAAAACATTTAAGGGTGCATACGATTCAAATATGAATAAGGCTAAGCTGAGTAAGGTACTTGGATTATTGCAAGAAATTGTATTACATCACGGAAACGATAATATAGATCCAACTACATGCCCGACAGCCGGAGAACTGATTACGACTGTGAGTGCAAGTATACCGGCTAGTGGTGGTGGATATAGAGAGAAAAAAATAAAGAGAAAGAGTACAAGGAAAAAGCACGTGAGGCAACCCAGAAACGGAACCAAGAAGAAACCGCGCAAAAGAAAAACACGGAAAAGATCCAACAAAATACTAATATAAACAAATGCCCATGAATAATCATACATGATCAATCTACTAGTGACCGGCGGATGCGGGTTCATAGGTTCAAATTTCATCAATCAGGTTTTCGACCAGTCCGAATACAACATATATAATCTTGATGCCATGTATTATTGCGCCAACGAAAACAATGTACATCAACATATCCGCGAATCCGAGAGATATACTCTCATAAAGGGCAATCTATGTTCGTTTGACCTCATTCGGCACATTCTTGATGTATATGCAATCGACATGATCATTCATTTTGCTGCACAATCGCATGTCCAGAACTCGTTTTCGGATTCTCTTCAATATACTAACGATAATGTAGTGGGGACTCATACACTACTCGAATGTGCTCGCGTGTATGGTAAAATCAAGAGGTTTGTCCATATCTCAACTGACGAGGTATATGGCGAGTCTATGTTGGCCGAAGGTACAGAGAAGAAGAATGAGGAATCTATATTGTGCCCTACGAATCCGTATGCCGCATCCAAGGCGGCCGCCGAATTGATCGCTCAGTCGTACTTTCACTCATTTCATATGCCAATCATCATCACGAGAGGCAATAATGTGTATGGACCCAATCAATATCCGGAAAAGCTAATTCCACTCTTTATCAAGCAATTGAAATCTGGCAATCCCGTTACCATCCAAGGCGATGGGTCGAATGTTCGCGCGTTTCTACACGTAAACGATGTTTGTTCCGCTCTCCGATTGATTCTAGAAAAGGGTATAGTTGGAGAGATCTACAATATTGGCAGTGACGAGAACGACGAATATTGTGTATTGCAAATTGCACAGATATTGATTTCAAAGATACGCAGTGGTACCACGGATCCTGATGATAGGTGGATAACCTATATAGAAGACCGGCCATTCAACGACAAGCGATACTATATCAGCAATGACAAGGTTAAACAACTAGGATGGAAAATCACAGTTGATTTTGATACCGGCATCGACGAACTAATTCAAATGTAGTATTGAGTAATTATCGAACCCGCCCACATCCTCTCGACTCCTGTGAGAATGATCTATATGTGGTCTAGACCAACGGAAGAAATGGAACAATATATTGTTATTCACCAGACATGTCGTATCAACGGTGTCCTTATACACAATGCCTGGCTTACTATAATGTTGACCACAGTGTATATTTTCAATAAAAATTATATTATCTGATTTATGTACACATTTACTACAGTGAGAGGGGGCGTAAATTTCATTTTTTATCATAAAACTGGATGGCATTACCTCGTGTTTTAATTCGTCATAGTAGGCCTCTATATCACTCGGTATTTCGATAGTGTCGCTCCAAATATTCAAGAACATATATGTGTTTACGCTTTCATGTTCGTGCTCTTTTAATAGGCTACTTAAACTCCCGTTTGGTACAAACATATACTCGTCTAGATCATTAAATGCCATATATTCCGATGAACCTTTTCCGTATTTGTAGAGAGCATGGTTTATCTGACCCGATTGAGCATGGCCATCCTTCGACCTAATATAATACGCGTAATCCCATTCTATAAACGTTACATTATCGCGAGTGGGTATATTCAGGTCCTTCAGCTTGCCGTTATAATATAGGTAAAAATGTTCAACGCCTTGAATCATATAATATCGTATGAATCGGTTCAATAAATAATGATCGTCTTTGAACAGTGTAGTATGACACAATTTGTATTGTCTTGTATTATGGTTATTATACAATCGGTAAAATGCAAATGTATCTTCATGATGGACTGCGATATCTACATATTTATTATAATCTGACACCAAGTCATACGTGAATACATAGCTACTATTTTTACCAAAACCGGTTTTAAGTGCCAGATATTTACCATTGCATATGATCTGAATAGGAACTGTAATATAATATGGTGTTATTACAACGAGTTCTCTGGTTTTATTCTTATAAAAGGTGTCAAAAAAAAGGTATCGATCATCGTCTAACTTATAGTTATTGATGCGATCGAACATAGATTTAATTACACCTATATAGAGTTATTGCTCTATATAGATAAAGAGAGAAGAGAGAAAAGACACAGATGAGTGAACCACAGTCGCTCGTTGCCGACTATTTACAATTATCCAAGAAATATATGGATAAATATGGCAGGAGAACTATCGTATTAATGCAAGTGGGTGTGTTTTTTGAAATGTATGGTCTAAAAAGGACTGGCTCGTCGGATAGCGAGAATGAGACGGCGATGAATGACATCTGTCAACTATGCCAGCTTAATACCTCGGATAAAAAGATATGTGTAGGTCAGGATCAAGTAGTAATGGCCGGATTCCGCGATTATAGTATAGAAAAGTACCTCGCCAAAATAACCGATGGCGGATACACTGCAGTTGTGTATGTACAGGATAAGTCGGGTAAAAACATTACCCGAGTTTTACAGGCAATTTATTCTCCCGGTACCTATGTTTCTTGCGACATGGATAGTTCACAACAGATTACAAATAATATCATGTGTATATGGTTGGATACTGTAAAATCCTTCCGTTCCACGAAGGAAACCCTTATATATGGTGTGTCGGTCGTAAACATTTTCACAGGGAAAACATATCTATTCGAGCATGAATGTCCGTTCTATATGAATCCTACTACATTCGATGAACTGGAGAGATGTGTCTCCGTCTATGCCCCCAGTGAACTTGTTGTGATCTCTCCATTCAATGCGCCCATTTTGAACTCCATTCTTCAATATGCTGGTATCCAGACCGGCTCCATCCATCGTATTGGATTGGAAACAGAGAAGGCGCAAAACTGTGCAAAACAGACTTATATTCGCCACATTCTCACTCAATTTTTTGGCGAGGAATGTTATGATATTTGTATCGAGTTTAATTCTAGTACTGTGGCAACGCAGTCATTTTGTTATCTAATGGATTTTATACAGGAACACAATCCGAACTTGGTTAGTAAAATTGCGATTCCAGTGTTCAATAATGTCTCGAACCGCGTAATATTGGCAAACCACACATTACAACAACTCAACATGATTGGCACGGGGCCTACGGGGTCGCTATCATCAGTCCATTCCTTTTTGAACAAGTGTAAGACGCCAATGGGTAAACGTCTATTCCATGAGCAAATGACCAACCCGTCATTCAATGAAAACTGGCTGACGAACGAATATACTGTTACGTCGAATTTGCTGGAAAACTATCACTTTGTCGAACTGTTTCGTCAACAGTTATCTTCCGTTCGGGACCTAGAGAAGGTTGCTCGTCAGTTGGTATTGCGCAAGTTATATCCCGCATCTCTCTATCATATGTACCATAGTATTTCTGCTATTAAACAGTTAGATGTGAGTTTATGTGAAAATCCCGCGATCCGCAATCATTTTACATTAGGATCTTCGACGGTTGATGTTTCTCTCGTTTCTCATGATATGATCAAATTTTTGGATAAACATTTCGATATTGAATCGTGCAAGTCCATTCAATCTCTCCAAACATTTGAACATAATATTATTAAGCCGGGTATCTCGACTGAACTTGACAAGATGGTGTCAAAGCAACAGACCAACATCGCGATACTCTATGGTATTCAAGATTATTTTAACAAGATCTTAGAAGCGGACATTGTAAAGAAACATGAGACTGAGAAATCGTGCATTAGCCTCCAACTCACCAAGAAACGCGGGACTATACTAAAGGCCTACATCAATAATCATCCTAGGACAAAAGTTGATATTGGAATAGTATCATTTGATTTATCCGAGGTTAAGTTGGTAAGTGTATCGGCAAATGCCGATGAGATCAGCATCCCTATATTAAATTCCACGTGCAAAGATATGTTTCGATTGAATGACGAGATTGACCAGCAGATCTCGATTGTATATAATAGCGTACTAGCTATCCTCGAGCGTGACTGGCTACATAACATTGAACTGATCGGCGGATATGTTGCTCGTATGGACGTGGCGCAGTCAAAGGCATATATTGCGAGAACATACAATTATTGTAAACCCGAGATCGCAAATACATCAAAGAAATCTTTCGCCCGAGCCCAGGGTATCCGTCATTGTTTGATTGAGCATATTCAAACCAACGAACTATACGTGACGAATGACATTCATATTGGATGTGACCAACAAGATGGCATGCTACTATATGGAACAAATGCAGTAGGTAAGACGAGTCTAATTCGTGCATTGGGTATCTCTGTAATTCTGGCGCAATGTGGAATGTACGTGCCCTGCTCGTCATTTGTATATAAGCCATATACTGCTATTTATTCGCGCATTCTGGGAAACGACAATTTATTTAAGGGTCTATCGACTTTTGCAGTGGAGATGTCAGAGTTGCGCGTGATTCTTAAAATGGCCGATGCCAACAGTTTGGTATTGGGAGATGAAATATGTTCCGGAACAGAGACTGAATCTGCACTGAGTATCTTCGTGTCGGCGTTGATGGACTTGTCTAAAAAGGATTGCTCCTTCATCTTTGCCACGCATTTCCATGAGATAATCAAGTTTGATGAGGTAAAGAAATTGATGTCGATGGTGCTTTGTCACATGGCGGTTACCTTCGACAGAGAGAAGGATTGTCTAATTTATGACCGAAAGTTGAAACCTGGACCGGGTAACCGCATGTACGGTCTCGAGGTATGTAAGTCGTTGTATTTGGAAGAGGAATTCTTAAATATGGCATACCTAATCCGCAATAAATATTTTCCCGATACGAAGGGTGAGCTATCACATGGTACCGCAGTGTATAATGCAAAGAAGGTGCGTGGATTTTGTGAGGTATGTAAAAGTGAGATTGCGGGGGAGACTCACCATATTAATGAACAGAAGGATGCCAATGCAGATGGGTTTATCGATTCATTTCACAAAAATCATCCGGCGAATCTGTTGTCTGTATGCGAAAAATGCCATGATACTATTCATGCGACCTCCGATACAAATATCGCGCGCAAGAAGACGACTGCGGGGTACAGATTACGCTGACCGAATTATAAAATATAATAAATAATATAGATATTTGCATCTATTTTATTACAATATGAACCGCTACGAAATCGCCAATCCCAGATACCACGGAAACCGGAGCTATCATACAATCGCCAGATGCTCGCTCGGTTTGAATGAAATCGTCAGTCAATATTGGACACCCGAAGCTCTCTGTAAATTTGACGATATCTTGTTAAATCATGCATTCGATACACAAAATGAACAAATGATCGAAAGTGTAGTGAATAAGATTCGTCTGCAAAACGAGTACAAGGAGAGAATGGCCGTATTCATGGATTTAAACGGACGGTATAAACAAATACTTGCAGATTCGAAGTTATTGGGTACACTTAAGCTAGAGAGACAGGCGCTTTATTCCGAGCTGAAAGAGCGACGAGTTAAGTTGACTGCACTATATGGATCAAAGTATTGATTGTGTAAAAATTGAAATGTTTATTTTATCTTGATAAATAATTAAATAAGCTTATTAAAATGAACGCATCTGACTATAAGACCCTCTTAGCCGACAACATATCGAAAGGATTCGAACATCCTGATATCGTAGTTAAGATGGATTCGATGTCGAAATGGGAGATTGACATGTTTTGTGTATACGAAGGATACATGGAGGATGTAGATCGACAGATTGCTGATCTGTGGTTTATAGTCCGTGAGAAGTTTCGCGGAGGTGGATATTATCCATGTCCAGTAAATAAAGCTGATTTCGACGGAATGGAAACTCACATATTTGAGAAGGATGATAAGGCTTGGATTCAGATTACAGGGGACTCTATAGAGGGGATATATGGTGACTATGGCGAGCAACTATTGCACATATTAAATGATAACGACAAATACAATTGTACAGAGATTTTTAACATCGATGGTGTCTTGATTTTCCCAATGATGAACTAGACGACATATGGTAAGGATATTTCGGATTATTTATTATAATATGACTCGATATAAATATACTAGGTAGGGGTCATGGAAAAGTCGATTTGGGATTCAAGAAAGTTTTTTGAAAGTTGGACATTTATAAATGTCCATTTTCTATTTGGTGAAAAAGGAATCCAAAACGGTGTTTTCTTGAAAAAGTGATTGTGAGCATAATGCTGTAAATCTGGATTTTGTAAAAACGTGTTGTTAGCATAACAAAAAAGTGATTTTTGACTCCAACGTACGATTTAGGGATTTTTTGTGTTAAGACATTGTATAATGTCGTTAAAGGAAATCCCCGGAAAAATCCCCAAATATTACTGTGAAAAATGCGAGACTGGAACTGGTAACAAAAAAGATTTTAGCAAACATTTGGCAACTGCTAAACACAAAAAAATTCACGGCTTAACAAATATTGAACCGAATTTAACAGAAAAATCCCCGCTCTTTGTGTGTAAGGAATGTGATATGTCTTACAAATCGCGAGTCGGGTTATGGTATCATTCTAAAAAGTGTGGAAAATCCCAAAAACCCCATGATTATATGACCGTCATCACTCAACTATTGAACCAGAACAACGAGCTGAAGAATTTCATAATTGAGCAGGCAACAGAGCATAAGAAGGATACTATGGAATTAGTAGGTAAGATGATCGAGAATGTCAAACCAGTCAATACAACCAATAACAATACGATCAACAATAATCACAAGTTCAATATCAACGTGTTTCTCAATGATCAATGTAAAGATGCCATTAATTTCGCCGATTTCGTCAAGAATATTGAGGTATCTCATGCTGACATCCAAAATACAGGTCAGCTCGGATTTGTCGACGGCATTTCGAAGATAATATTGGACAATTTGAAACAGCTCAGTATTAACGAGAGACCTATTCACTGTACTGATCTGAAGAGGGAGACGATGTATATCAAAGATGAGGATAAATGGAACCGTGAAGAGAATGATACTAAGCTCCGAAATGCAATTCAAACTGTATCGAGAAAGAGTATAAAAACGTTGCAGGACTGGAAACAGATCAATCCTGACTATAATGATGGTAATTCCGATTTTTCACTCGAGTGTCTTTCGATGCAACGCCACTCGGTAGCTGGAGAGGATCGCGATGTATACTTCCCAAAAGTTGCTAAATTGGTAGCAAAAGAGGTGATAATCGACAAAACATAGAGGAAAAAATTGATTTTGTTAGGGAGATATCATGTAGATGTGCTCAAGAAACACAACAACATATATATAAACTAACATGCAACTACGTAACGGAAAACAGGTAAAGGGGGTAACCACGTGCAAGTGTAAAAAGGGGGAAGGGTCGGACGAGAAGGCAAAATTAGTATCGTCGGTACGTAAGCTACTAGACGAGGCGAATAAATACCGCGATTCTTCGAGTGATCTTGAGAAGATATATCGTATGACTCCTGTGTTTGAAAAAATAGGTCAGGAGTCAGCGGAAACACTATCTACTATAGATGACAGTCTAAAGTTTGTTTCGACTTTATACATGAAGACGATGGAACTTACATGTACCCTTATCGAACGTTCTTACAACCGTTTATACACATCTGAGGAGAAATGTGCAGTAATTCGATTACTCTCGGAAATGTATAAGGCGAGACGTTTGGTGACACAAATACTATGGGACGGAAGACTAACGAAGAATATACAGGATATGCTGGAAACCGGTGAGCGCCATTCCGAGCAAATATACAGATGTCTAAAACACATCGCCAGTGATGAATCCGAGTCACGCGATTATCAAATTTATACGTACGATGACGGGGAGTACACCGACGAGGAGTTATATGACTGGTATTTCCTTGACAACTATAGAAAGGACGCATCAGAAGACTCGTATATGAGTAATGCGGATGAATGTTTTGGAGCTAAGATCCGTAGATTTAACGGGATGCTCTGGCGCTGATGACTGACTGTGTCTGATTATGTTGAGTTTACTTAAAATTGAATTATTTGCGCTCGAAGAAGTTATAAATACACATGACTTCAACAACAACTTAAAATGACTACCACCCTCGAACTATTGAGCAACGCGACTTTCTCCGATGACAAACGTCTACCCGTTATATTCACTGGACGCGGAGACATCACCTTTTACAAATTACATTACGCAGAACGCGAGCCTGTTTTCGGAGAATACTCAACCAGCGCCAAAAACAGGGGGAAATACGACGGATCAATTGTACATAAATTTGACGAAGACAACAGACTGCTCGATGAAATTACCATATGGCCAGGTAAATACGCGAACACCAACCACATCGCATACACTGCATTCAATTGCTACGTGATACAGAACAACGACACAAAAAAAATTAGACTCGTCTACAAGGGGGTCATAGGAATATGGGATCTAACTTGGAAGATATTCGCCACACAAACAAAATAAAACCTACATAGACCATAAAAAAACGGATTGTGACATATTCGTTTTTTTATTCGGCATAAAATTGATTCTCACTGCCTACGCATTATATATTGCATTCTAATCAATATACAATGTTGTTCCGCTTCAAGATCTGTTTCACCAACCCCAGTGTCACTTATGATATTCCAGACCATTGGACTCTCGAGTATGCCTTCGCTCGTGTCCGCGATTATATTTGCGAGGATTTCAATATCCCCAATACCTTTCATATTGTACCTGGTCCGGCGTTCCAAAATATCGGGTATATGGGCATCGCTGAGATGCACCCACCGTTCGACATGAGAGGTGATGGACAAGTGACATTGGAAAATTACTTCAATTTCGGTAACTATATTACCATGTTTTACATTCGAATGATGGCTATTCCGGCGGGAACGATTCAGACTCAAGATACCCTCGATGAAACTGTATAAAATCTAGGCCTGGTTTATTATCTATATCAACATACTGTATATCAATTTCATTTCCATCCTCGACCGACCGCATCCCTCTGCTTAATAAAACAGATTCCGTATAATCGGGAACATAATTACTCGGTCCGTATGTAAAAAAACCAGTTGGGTTATATCGCGGGGTAGTTTTAACGGCGGTCGACCATGGCATCTCTACTAGTTGACCCCACCGATTTTTTACCATAACTTTCGTATCCTTATTTAGAGTTTCCGGATCAACGTGATATTGTACATCACTAATATTATATAACATCATATCTTTCGTAGAGAGTTCGGGTTTTTTGTCACTATTACGTTTTTCTTGTTTTTTTATACTTTCTGAAAGTAGAGTAGTGCTATTGACGTAACCTTCGCATTGGGTAGTTGCTAAAGATATGATCAATAATAACACGAGTAACATACCCACTATTTTCATCATCCTATATACTATTACAAGAAAATTGAAGCATAAAAATAATATAGAAGTATAGATATATAAACTCACAACCATGATCATTCCAGTTAAATGTTTCACGTGCGGAAACGTACTCGCCAATAAATATAGATACTTCCAGGAGCGCGTGCGTCAAATTAAGTTGCGCGACGGCGTTGATGTTGACAAGGTTGTTTATTTGACCAAGAAAGTGATCGACAAGACACCAGAGGGTATGGTTTTAGACGATTTGATGTTACATAACCCCTGTTGCCGTCGACATATGTTGACGCAAGTTGACATTGAATAAAATGTAATTATACTATATAATGGCCAACAATCGTAAATCTAAGCGTCGCATGCGCAATCGCGCAAACTACACGCGCAAAAACCGTAAGAGTGTTCGAAGAACGAGAATGTCAGGTGGGTCGTGTGGATGCGGTAAGGAGCCGACTGTTATGGGCGGTAGTGCAAATTTAGCAGAACTATCGAAAGATAATCATTATGTATACAATAAAGAGCTCATATCGCCCCCGGCGCCGTCGTACGGAGGTCAGAGGCAGAGACGGAGACTGAGACTAATAAGGGGTGGTGCCACGGATGGGGGCATATTAGATACCCTGTCTAAATTTGCAGGCTCTGATCAGGTAAGATCCTTCGGTACCTTTGATGGAATATATGACACGAGTCGATTCATATCTGCTACACCTATGGTTGATTCATCATCACATGTTCAGCCCATTTTATCGAAATATAATGAGTATAACCCTCCTTTAGTCTAAATATTATTTTCTGTTATATTTATATAATGTCAGGATTCAATGATTTGTGTACGCCGTCCCGAGTATATTTCGTAATTTCTAGTATATTCATTCTATTGGCTTTTTTCCAGAACTATGGTAACTCCAATTTATATTGCCTTGGATCTAGATCGTGTGATGTATCAAATACATATCTAATTTTTCTGTTGAAAATTGTCTATGTCCTATTCTGGACGTGGGTACTTAACTTAATTTGCAAATCGGGAGCATCCCCTATTGCATGGTTCCTGGTTCTGATACCTTTCTTATTAATGTTCTTGATGTTGGCATTCGTCACATTGAGCCGTTAATACTTTACTATATTATGTTTAAATATAATATAGATCATGAAAAGCAAAAATGTGACTCGTAAAAACCAAACATCTTATAAACTGAATGGTAAAATTACAAACGAGAGGGCTGGATGGAAAAGCATACATATTTATGGCGATCCATTTGAGCGCGGATATGCGCATGGATATCTCTTGTCGAACGAATTATTGCGTGTAAAAGAGTCGTTTGGATTCATATTAAAGATCGCACTAGACGTTACGCTAGGGACTTTTATAGACAGTTGCAAACTCAAAATCGACGCCATTATTAAAAAGCGTTACCCTGAATTGTTCGATGAAATTCGCGGTATATCTGCTGGAGCTAGACGCGCCGGCGTATTCGTGTCTGTCGATTTTATAATCGCATGGAACTCGTTTATGTCTCTGTATTCAGATGTTAAGATAGATACTACAAAATGTAGTGCGTTTATTGCCACCGGATCTGCTACTGAAAAGGGTGATATTGTAATGGCTCATAATACACACACGGATTTCGTATCTGGACAAATTTCCAATATAGTTATACGCATTACGCCAACAAAAGGTCACGAATTCACAATGCAAACATCTCCTGGACTAGTTGCAAGCTCGACAGACTGGTTCCTATGTTCGAACGGTATCATCGGATGTGAGACCACTATTGCATTTATAAATTATCGTACTGACTTTGAAAATGGTCACCCGTACTTTTGCAGGATTCGCATGGCGATGCAATATGCAAATTCTCTCGACGAATGTCGCGATTACATGATGAATAACAATGCCGGTGATTATGCATGTTCGTGGCTATTTGGTGATACACGAACCAATGAGATCATGCTTTTGGAGATCGGATTGAATGAATATAATGTGAAGAAGACATTTAATGGGGTGTTTTACGGTATGAACTCGGCAATCGGATTTCGTCTGCGCAGTTTAGAAACGAATGATGTGAGTCATGATGATTTAAATACAAGCGTTGGAGCTAGAAACAGTCGTCTGGATTATCTATTGAATGACAAGTATAAGGGTAAGATAAACATAGCTGTAGCTAAGACTATAATAAGCGATCATTACGATGGATCGCGTAATATGAATAATATGGGTGGTGTAAATATATGCATACATCCAGAGCTAGATCCAAAATCTGGATTTAGATTAGCAGGATGTACAGATGGAAAGGTAACTAACTCTGCAATGGCATCCAAAATGCAGTCATATGGAAGATTCGGATCGAGTTGTGGCAGAATTTTTAAGATTAAAGATCATGTGAAGGCCCATCCAGAACACAAGGCATATGAAGAGTATTTGAATGATTTTCCGCATTACAAATGGGTTTCCATATAAACCGATGAACATTTAAAATGTGAGGCGTCCCATTTTAAATCTTCAAGGGTGTAAATGCCCATTTTATCTACAGTATAGAAAAAGCATATAGAAATAATATATTTATATATAGTATAATGCCAAAGAACTGGGGAATCGGAAGAAACTGGGGATGGGGAATCGGTAGGTAAACATCATCAACGCATTTTTATTTACTAGTTATTTAGTAAATAAAAACAATTATAGGTCAACCCATTTATCTAAGTACAGTCCATGTCAACCATCTCTTTCACCAACTCATCAAAGGTGTATTTTGGTGCCCATCCCAATAAGGCTCTCGCCTTTGTGCTATCTCCCAATAGCTCTTCCACTTCTGCTGGTCGGAAGTATTTGTCTGATATGAAAATCAGTTCGCGTCCGCTAATTGTATCGTATCCGATCTCATCGAGTCCACTACCTTTCCATTGAATGTTGAAACCTTTCAATGAAAATGACTTCTCAACAAACTCGCGGACGGTGTGAAATTCATTAGTCGATAATACGAAGTCGTCGGGTCCATTCTCATTTTGCAACATCAGCCACATGCCCTCGATGTAATCTTTTGCATGTCCCCAATCACGTTTTGCGTCTATATTTCCGAGAACCAACCTGTCCTGTTTTCCATTTATGATATTTCCGAGAGCAATTGTGATCTTACGCGTGACGAATGTAGGGCCACGTCTGGGACTTTCATGGTTGAATAATATTCCTGAGCATGCGTACATACCGTATGATTCACGAAAGTTTTTGGTAATCCAATGAGAGTACAATTTGGCGACACCATATGGAGATCGTGGATAGAATGGCGTATTTTCGTTCTGTGGTACCTCGACAACCTTGCCATATAACTCAGACGTTGATGCCTGGTAAAATCGCGTATTTTTCTCCATACCTGTACTTCGAATTGTATTTAGTAACCGCAAAGTGCCGACAGCATCGACATCTGCAGTATATTCGGGAATGTCAAACGAAACTTTGACATGGCTCATTGCGCCTAGATTATAAATTTCCAGGCGATCTGATAGTGTCGTATCAAAGTACGTTCTCTTGATTTCGTTGATAATTTCGTGTAGACACGATGAATCCGACAAGTCTCCGTAACGCAATTTCAAACTCGGATTATTGTACTGATTGTCAATTCGACTGGTGTTTATCGAAGATGATCGGCGAATGATACCCCAAACGACATAATCCTTTGCTAAGAGAAATTCTGATAGATAGGATCCATCCTGTCCGGTTATTCCTGTGATCAATGCGATCTTTAACATTTCCTTGTATTTATAAACATGCATTTTTGTGTTTAATACGTTTTTTCCATTAACTGAAAAATTGATATAAATATGTGTCGATAAAATATAATCAATATAACGCCATGAATCCTACTATTTCAAACATTTCAAACGCCGATGATGTCTATCGATTTACCCTGAGTGGAGTAAATGTTAGTTTAGCAAATGCGATACGCCGTGTGTGTCTCTCTGAAATTGACACGAATGTAATTCGTACCGATATCTACAAGGATAACCAATGCAATATTACGGTCAACACCGGTAGGTTGCATAACGAGATATTGAAACAGCGATTGAGTTGCATCCCGATTCACATGGGAATGAACGAGCTCGATATTTTGCCTGAGAAGTACATACTCGAGGTCGATGTTGTAAACGATACGGACAGCACAATATATGTTACGACGGAGCATTTCAAGATCAAGAACAAGACTAACGGGAATTATTTGACTAAGGAGGAGACGCGTAAGATTTTCCCGGCAGATAAGAGGACCGGATACTATATTGATTTCGCCAGACTTCGCCCTAAGATTAGTGATACCATTCCGGGAGAGCAATTGAAATTGACGGCCGAGTTCTCTATCGGATGTGCGAAGGAGGATAGTGCATTCAATGTCGTGTCCAAGTGTGCATATGGCAATACACCGGATCTTGTCGCGGTAAACGAACAGTGGGAAATACAGGCGGCTAAGTTGCGGTCGCAGGATGTATCGGTAGCGGACATAGAGTATCAAAAGCGCAACTTCTATATTCTAGACGCCCAGCGAAGCTTTATTGATGATAGCTTCGATTTCGCGGTTCAGTCGGTTGGTGTATACGATAATATCGATATTGTGAAGAAGGCTAATGAAATTCTCATGACGAAATTCGAAGCGATGGTCGAGGAGATCGATTCAGATACGATACAGATTCTAAATAGCGAGACCACCATGGAAAGCAGTTTTGATATCATTTTGGTTGACGAGGATTATACGATGGGTAAGGTAATCGAGTTCATTTTGTACGATCGTTTCTATATCGGAGACAAGACGCTTTCCTATTGCGGGTTCAAGAAGTTTCACCCTCATGATTCCAAGAGCACTGTGCGTATTGCATTCGACTCCGCGTCTGACAAGGCTACCGCGAAACAGTATCTGAGGATCGCATGTTTAGAAGCGCAGGCGGTGTTCAAGCGCATTCGTGCGTTGTTCTAAAATATAATATCATATGAAAAACTTGCGTGAAAATACTTAAAGATCCGAACAATTATTATATAAGTGGGTGGGTACATCCACTTAATGATTTGTTAGCTCAGCACGGGTAGAGCGTCTGACTGTTAATCAGAAGGTCGAAGGTTCAAATCCTTTACGGAGCGTAATATATTTTTTATTTGTTGGCTATCAAATAAAAAACAACACTATAGTAAAATGAAACCATATGCATTCTATTGTTTAGCGTTCCAAACCTGGTGTTCCACTGAATACAAAATCCACGGATTATGGCCTGATTATGATGCGACCAGCTATCCTAGCTATTGTACCAATGTTCCATTTAACCTTGAGGAACTGAAAAGATCCGCAAAATACGAGGATCTGTTGGAAAAATGGTATGATTGTACGATGAATGATACAATCGCGTTATACGAACATGAGTGGCTGAAACATGGTACTTGTGTATCTGAACAAACGGGATTTACACAGAATGAATATTTTGAGAAGACATTGGAGCTGTTTGATTTATATAAAGATAAAGGTGTAGATGAGATTCATCTGGATTTGGAGTTTGTCCCGTTATTATAGATTTTGTATGTATACTATATTATGAAATACCTGTATATAGTAGTCGACGAAGATGGAAAAGCATATCCAAATGCCTTTAATAGTTACGAACAAGCATTAGACGAGGTGAAGTCGACACAGGATCGGTTGCGCGATACAAAGGGTTATGAAGATTGGCGTGACAACGATTTAAATGAGGTTGATGTAGCCGAAGGTCATAAAGTAATAAGGGAAAATCTGTTGAAGGATCCACACGTAACAGAGCTTTACTTAGAAAAAGGTATGTTTATTCTGATTTACAGAGTTTCTATAAAAATTGATTCGTGATTTGATCACATTAGATAAAGATAAAATCGACTACAATGACTACTCTAAAAGTTTTAACGTTTAACATGTTCGCCGATGGGCTCTCCGAGGATGGGGTAGTGTCTCGCAATCCCAAGCACATCAATTGGAAAGTTAGGGGACCTCGTATATTGGCTATTTTGAATAAGGCGTTTAATGACGGGTATGATATTGTGTCTGTAAACGAGAACGATCATTTCTTGTATCTATTGGATGGACTGCAGTCAGATGGTAAGAATATTCATGGGTCATTTCAGCGTGTAAGGGATGCCAAGAAAAACACAAACAATGCCTATAAGCTGTTGTTCAATCGCAATTACAAGTTTAATGAGGAAACTGGTGTATACGATCAGGAGGCGATTCCGGATAATACGTTTGTAAGTGATATTCGAAACGCGTCGGATTGTTGCGAATTCGTCGTCCATATGAACGCGGATAAGCCGGCGGATCCGAAATCTATCCCGAATTTCTTTATAACTGATGCCTATGTTTCGGATTATGGTAACTCCCTCTATTGGAATGCGAAGACGGTTACGTCAAATCCGACATTCGAGGAGTTCAATGCTGGTAATACAACGCGCAAATATAAGTGCTACTTTGGCGCGGGGGATAACGGGTTTATTCAGACTTTCTACAAGAACAAGGTCGAGATCAATGTATTGTCTGCGCATCTTCCGAGTGGAGAGGGAGAGAAGAATGAACTCAAGCGTGTAGATGTATTGAGATATCTACTGTCAAAATTTGATGGAAAAACAAACCCTGTACTCCTTATGGACAGTAATAGTAGCAGGCATTATCGAGACGGTATGCAGACAACCATCGAGACTGTCTTAGATGAACTCGGATACGCGAATGCTATAGTACAGGATGGTGCGAATACAGATGCTGGTAATCGATATCAGACCGTCAAGCTACGCGACGGCAACGGAGACCAGGAAGAGAAGTATGGCGGATGGATGTTTGATACCCTCGAACTCATCGGTGCAAAGAAGGGCGTGAAGGTTACAGTTGTTCCAATTGATGGCGTCGAAATGTATCCGTTGGAATTCAAGGACTATATGTATCGTTTCAGAACGGATGACGAAGTGAGACACCGGATAATAAACTGGGTACTAAATTGGGATAACCGACGAAATGCGAACGGAGAGTATGTCAGCGGAGGTTCCGGAGAAATCCGCCCTGGCGGAAGCGAATGTGTTTCCATACAAAATAAGGAGAAGACGGTTACACTGAGAATGATGTCGAAAAATAAGCTGTCTAGATGGGGTGCGAATGCACGCACCAACGCATATGAGGGTATGGCTGAATATTTGGGAGTAGATGGTTTGACAGATGATAAATTAAAGAAAATCTTCTTGAATTTGTATCCAAATGACAAGATGCCGTCAGATCATCCTCCGGTCGGAGCAATCATACAGTTTGGCGATGAACCGGTCGGATGGCTATCATATATGTTCGCTAATATTGTATCGTTGTTCCGTTAATAATCATATTAGTATTCTATTAATTAATTTTTTTTATTCTTTTCAATATCCCTCAAGTTCTTACGCAATCTAGGTAAGATACTTTTTAACGATGATAACTTTTTTTTCAGTCTCTTTATGTCACGGACTATCACCTTATGTTCGTTATTAAGGATTCGCAAATGCGCTTTTTTATCAGGGCCAGTGCCAGCAGTTTCAATATCAAATCGTTGTATTTTTATTTCCATCCATTTGACCTGCTTGTTTTCGACGGCATCTTTCATTTCATCGCTTACATCTTTTATTTCATCGATGAGATCAGCTATTAAATCTTTATAATATCGTATATATCTATTTTGCATAACTAATATCTGTTCTTCTACGGTTAGATTAAATGATATGCAATCATACTCTTGCTGATCTTCCGATACAACATTTTCGAATTTGCGAATAATATGCACAGGTACAACTTGTTGTCGCTTGTGGACTGTTTTATATATCGACTGCAGATTATCAGAAACCTTCAAATAATCTCCGCTATGTAGTTTATCCTCGATTATAGATAATATTTCGTGAAACTTTGATTGTATTTCAGCCATGGGATATATGTAAAATTGATTTAATATTTATATAATAAACATAAATATAATCCTATATTCATAATAATGAAGCTTGCATTTATGTGTTGTATACCGTTCTCTCTATTTAACCAGAGAGAGGACCTGAGTAATGCAACCTGGGCCAACACTGTAGCCTTTGTACCGCCTGTTACGAGTGGGAAGGTAATCAAGGTATATGATGGCGACACAATCACTATTGCTACTAAATTGCCCATAAACGATTCGCCAATATATAAGTTCCAAGTAAGGCTAACCGGCATTGATTCGCCTGAAATTAAGGGTAAGAGTCCAGAGGAGATTGCCCTCGCAAAAATATCGAGGGATGCACTACACAATTTAATTTTTGACAAGATAGTACATTTAAAGGACGTAGGAACAGAGAAGTATGGTAGATTGTTGGCGAATGTATATATCGATAATATTCACATAAACAAGTGGATGTTGGATAATAAATACGCGATCGAATATGATGGCGGTACTAAGAGTAGACCAGACGAATGGAAATAATTGTAAAATTGAAAACGTTTATTGTTGTATAAATATAACAATAAATATCACGACAAGCATGGACAAGCGATTAAATACTAAGTTAGATGGATATGTGGTTAAGTTTAAGAATGATTTGCGCGATAAGATCAATGGGCTTGATTTTACAGACAAGGGTAAGGCGGGTGAACTGGTTGAGTTTATATATGAATATGAGAGACTGGCGCTGACTCGCGATGATTTCAGCAAGCGAAAGCGCGTGAAGAATTCTATCCCAGGTACGAACAGATGTAGTGCAAAACGTGCGAGTGGAGAACAGTGTACTCGTCGCAGAAAGGAGGGATGCGAATTCTGCGGTACACACTTCAAAGGAGCACCACATGGACTGATCACTAGTATTGTCGAATCCGAAAGCGTGAAACATAGTTTAGAGGTAAACGCTGAGGATATAGACGGTATTATTTATTATATCGATAAGTACAATAACGTTTATAAGACCGAGGATATTCTAAAATCGATTGAGAACCCACAGGTAATCGGAACCTACAAGAAACCCGGACTGATCAGTTATCTTTGACCTTTCGGATGATTGTTTCGACTACGACCTCCTCGCGATTGCTGATTATATAGTCATTTATCTCGGTAGCCTTGTTAATATCTCCTTTGTAATATTTCGATAGAATTCCTAGGAGAGCCTTCTTAGTTATAGGTTTCTTTACATTTTTTTTCGAGTATATCAATTTACCATTGTTTATGTCGAACTCATCTATATCATTATCTCGCATGATCGTCATTAGATTGCCCGATATAAGTTTTTGTTCGTCCTTTCTCTTTTTTTCCTCTTGCTTTAACTTTCTAATTTCATTGTCTAAGCGAACCCAATCTTGGATCGACTTTATAAGTTTCTCCTTTGAATCCATATGCACTCTATAGTATTATGTTTTATATTATTTAGATTGTTTACATTATTGAGATTTTAAGCACTCTGTAAACTATTGAATATTAATTTATGAGTATTACATATATTGCGGACACAAGGATGATGTTTAGTCAAGTAAATAGAAGAACTCATCCGCTTTTACAGAATACTAGTAATAATATTCCAAACGTACAAATGAATTTTATGAATTTCAGGGCTAACCGAGTTAATCCAACTCCGCCTCCGAATCCCGTTCCTCCGCAACCAGTCGCTACTGACACAAAAAAAATGGTTTGGGGAGAGCCTACGTGGTTTTTTCTGCATACAATAGCACATAAAGTCAAGGATGATAGTTTCATAATCGTTAGGCATCAGTTATTGCATTATATATATGCCGTGTGTACCAATCTTCCGTGTCCTTTTTGCGCCCGTCATGCTAAAACATATCTAGATTCCGTAAATTTCAACGCAATACAGACGAAGAACGATTTAAAAATACTGTTATTTACATTTCATAACGAGGTCAACAGCAGAAAGCAGTATCCTATATTTGATATGGCTGATCTTGATGCTAAATACTCGTCAGCGATCACTGTGCGGATATTTAATAATTTTATTCAACATTTCAAGGACAAGCATCGAGCTCCGGGTATGATAGCCGACGATCTATTTAGGTCGAAGCTGTCTGCCGACATAACTAGTTGGTTTCGAGAGAATAATTATCATTTCGATGAATAATAATATAAAGTCATATAGTAAAATCTAACAATGAATTTCTACGACCTACTTGTATTGCTTATGTCATTGGGTCAGACTCAAGTGCCATCTGGAGCATATTGCGGAACGAAAACTGTATTCGGCGAATCTATTACTGGTCTGGTAACATTTAAGTCTCCAAGTGTATTGGATTTCACAATCACGGGCGATTTTAACATTGATTGTATTGATGAATCATATTCGGTCAGTGGAAACCAGATTCTCTTTACTGACATCAATGAACCCGGAGATTGTACACATGATGCATTGAGTGAGAACCAAATCACACTTAACTCGGTTACCTATGATATGACTAAGAATACTATTGATGTTTCGGTTAAATATTCGATTGCAAAGATTGATATTCTACTTAACCAGTGTTAATGAAAGTATCATAACATATAAATATACTTAAAGAAGACAAGTACATTTATAGTAAAAAAAATGAGCGAGGAGGATGCATACAAATGCCAATATATATCATACCCTTCGTACACGAATGAACAGGTATTGTCGCAAATAAACGCAGAAAGGCTTGGAATTGTTACCTCATGTGATACCGAACGAATGGTACGCATTCTTTCCGAGCGTTTGCTGGATCCAAAGTCACTACCTGCTTCAGATACAGTACTTGCTCCGTATTCTGCCAGTAACCAATCATATACAAAAATAGAGGAGGAAGAGGCAAAAGTAGAAGAAAAGGAAGAAGAGACGAAAGAGGAAGAGACGAAAGAGGAAGAGACGAAAGTAGAAGAGACGAAAGTAGAAGAGGTAAAACTAGAAACAATAGAACCTCGGGAATATACAGTCGTCGAAGAATTCGTATCAGAGAATCCGAAAACATTAGGTGATATTATATCGAATCAGGAAAAGAGGATGCGTTTGATTCCGCATGTATCGCAAATACCGGAAAATATGCACAAACCTCTCAGCGATCCATCTGCCATGTTCAGTACGAATCCGGAAAACCCGAGCGAATTGGTTACACTATATTGTACACGTACAATTAGTGACATCACCCCAATGCTTATCGACGTCGTAGATGATCCTTCCATAACCGCACTAACCGATGAAAAAGGGTGGACACTAACAAGCCCCTATATAAACGTAAAACAAACTATCCAAGTAAAGTTCATGGAAGGTGGTAATATTTTTTCACAAGATAAATGGTTAGGAACTTGGTCGATTAAGAAGGAAAATGGATTCGCATTATGGCAACAACCGCGCAATTGGTCGATGATATGCAGACGGCAAGTAAGTCATCGTATCCAAATTAAAATACCTAGCGAATATGCCGAGGTATATATGGTAATGTTATATGATACATCTACTGAACGCTATTATTTGCAACAAGAATGCTCTTTTTTCCAGCAAAAATATGGAGTGGTAAGGATGGTGGATATATTTGGACATATGGCCTGGTCCGCCGAGCCAATCTACGAATAACACCTAACACATATATGTAGTTAGATGTTATTATGATTTATTTGTGCGTTGGAAATTATTTAGAGTTCCTAGACATTTTTTCTACATCTGAACTTCTGTGTCTGCTTCATTGAACATATCTCTTTGTTACTGATACCATTTAGTATTGCTAAATCGGGGTCAACTTTCCATATTAAAAGACCCCATAGCGCACCGAATCCTCCACCTATCAAGAGAGATGTTCCAAGCTGTAAGAAATCAAAGCATTTATTATATCTATTCCATGTCAAATCAAGCAATATCAATATTGGGAAAAATACTAATGTCTGTATATTGCTTTGTACGGTGTTATTCATAACTATTATATAGGTCAGATAGCTAAACGTGAATCCTAATATAGATTGTCCAATCGGCGAATCGGGCATACCTTCAATTGCCGTACACACTGCTGGTTTTTCTACTCCCACTCCGCTAGATGGAAGCATATTTATTGTAATTATATTCAGGAACACCGTGAACAATACGCCTGCTAGATAGAAAATTCCCTTAAAATCCCAGTTGAATAGCGACTGTAGTGCAAAATAACATATGATTATAAACGGTGCTAAACGTGAAAATAGATAGGTTAACGATATAAAGTTGAATTCTCCGGCCATTATAATATACTATTAGACAAAAACGCGTGAAATAATTTCCTGTATATTCGATACTTCTATGAATGATATGTCCGATGGTACCTTCGTTTTCTTTGTAAAATCCACAAAATCTTTGTGATTCTCTAATGGGTATAAAAACGTTTTCACACCAGCTCTAATCCCTCCTATAATCTTATGGTCCAGTCCGCCAATCGCGCTTATATTACCTGTTAAGTCGATCTCTCCAGTCATTGCAATTGTATTGTCGATACGTTTATTTGTAAAAATGCTTAAAATCGCAATCGTCTCGGCCGCTCCAGCGGACGGTCCATCTTTTGATACTGAACCTTCACGACAGTTTAGATGTACTCCCTGAGTCTTGGTTTCCTCTAATCGTTTGATTAATGTATCCTTTTCTTCTTGAGAACATAACGACCATGCTAGAGTTTTTGCCACATTCATACTCTCTTTCATTACATCTCCTTGCAATCCTGTTAGTTTCATTTCCAAAAATGTGGTTGACGGGAAGAAAGAAGCTTCAATTGGTAGAACTCCGCCAGTACCCCTAGTGGTCGCGTATAATCCATTTATGAGTCCGATCGTCGGATTTTTATGTATGGTATGATATTTTATCTTTTGATACCGCATCAAATATTTATTTTCAACTATTTCGCTTGTCAATACAAGTGGAAGGCTACAATCCACATTACAATTTTGCAGTAATTCCATGTTTATGGCACCATACAGGTCGAATAGTAGTTCTTTCAATTTACGCACACCTGGCTCCATGGTATAGTCAATTATCAAGTCACGTACCAATTCATCCGACGCAATAACAACATTGTCCATCCCCATCTTCTTGTTTATGTCCGGTATAATGTAATCTCTCGCAATTGTTATTTTCTCCTCTATTGTCAGATGTTCAAATTTAACACGATGAATACGATCGAGCAAGATTTTATCGATGAGATTCGGATCATTGTAAGAGAAAATAAAGAGGGCTTTCGAGAGATTCAACGGTACACTGAAGTACTTATCTTGGATCTCACTGTTCTGTGTTGTATCTATTAGATGAGTTAATATACCAGTTATCTCGTTTCCATGTTCCGTTTTGCTCAGCTTATCCATCTCGTCTATGTAAAATATGGGGTTTTCGCATTCTGCATCCATCAAGGTAGCCGCTATCAATCCCCACATCGAATTCACATATGTATACCCGTGTCCTTCGAATGTAGAACCATTCGAAGATCCACCGAGAGCAATAAACGTAAATGGTCGAGGAACACCGTTTTCGTCGACTAGGCACTTAGCGAGCCCATATTTCGCAAGCGACGTCTTTCCTACTCCAGGAGGACCCTCGAACCCGATTGAATACCCACTCTGTTCACCAGTAATCCATTGACACATAACCTTTTTAAGTTGCTCTTTCGCATATTGATGTCCATGTATAGATTTATCCAGTACCTTGTCTATGTTACTCATTGATGATCCGAATTCATTCATTTTGGTGCGAATTCTCTCAATTTCATATGACCATGTAAATATCTTCGCTTCTGGGTTTATAATCTGATATATCTCTGTTGCATTCGATAAACTTGTAGACTTGACAAAACGATATATTTCTTCGATCTGTTCTGTACGATTCTTCAGTTTATACCATTTTATTTTATCGGGAGATTTGTCATTAATATACTTTATAACACACCCGATCTGGACCTTTGATATTTTACTAAGAATTGTATTCATATCCGAGATTATAGTTACGGCGAGAGACTCTATTTTCTTGATATACATGTTTATTTCGGCGTTTGTGTATCTGTTTTTTGATGGTATTTCTATATTTGGCCTTGTTATATCGACGAGCTTTTTAAAGTCGATGTTTATAGTTTTAACCATCCGTAATATAGGCTCTTCTCTGCATATGCCAAAAGGTATCTTTAATAGACCCTCTAGGTACTGCTTTGCCTTCCCGTTCGAATCCTCTGACTTACCTTTAATCTCCTTCAGTTTTATCATAGCCTTCTCTTTCACGGACTCTGGAGCACGCATAACATATACCTGCTGTTCGAGAGATATTCTACTCACATCATATTTCTGTGACATTTGATGTGTAAATTTCATTGTGTGTTTCATCGCATCTTTAAATAGGATCTTTATATTCCACGGGAAACTGTCATAAATCAACATTTGTTCACTCGAATCGGAACCATCATTCGCGACATTTGTAATCAAATCATATAATAAATATGTTATATATTTCATCTCCTGATCTTCTACACAAGTCAACATGTCGATCAATGTATTTCGCTGTGCGAGGATATCGATAGATGTAAAGTGTTTTATGATCTTCTCTAGTTTATCCGTTTTTGTTGTATTCGCGAGAAATAGTATGCCCTGATTTTTCTTCACCATATCATTGTCGCTGTGAATCAATATATCTTTCAATGTCATAATCTCTACCTGTCTTGTTAATATCGAGAGATCGCACGCATGTTTCATCGACATAATGTCGTGTTTTCTCTTGTTTATGTACGTATTCGCGAACAATTCCAGATTTACATCGTCTATCACACCACTTAATATAAGTATTTTATTCATTTTATTACACCTTAATAAAACTCGTATCCCGTGAACCTTATAATAGAACGATGTCGTATTTAGATCACATTCGAAACATTCAAATTGGGGAGCATTTTCAATATTCACTCTGGTATCGGATATTTTGTTCATACACAGACCTGTATTTTTAATAATTGCACTAGGTAATGTATTTGATATTATCTTGAAACCTACCGGGTGAATATATCTTCGTATCAATTCAAACTTCGATTTAAGCTCGGGTTCACCATCGAATTCGAGGAAACTAGATCCGAATGTCATGTGAACAAGATCATCGACATTTTTAGTACCAAACGACGATATAATCACAGACAATTTGTCTATTATGCTCTGTAACAACTCGATAGTAACCTCTGTGGTATTTATACCAATTTTACTATATGCTTCCGTTGTCTTTTCATACAATTCTTTTACTGATGATATACATACATTAACTTCACTACTGCTAAATATATTTGCTCTTTTATACGATTGTACGGATATCATTGTGTCTCTTATGATATCTCTCACATGTGTGATGCGATCTCGGATAAGATTGTTTATTTTTATATCTTCTTCATCTGGTTTTATTCCCAATAGATCGTTCTTTTTGTTTTTCATGTAAAAATTTGTATATTATAAATTATATTATATATACAATCGTACTACGTTTCATATGAATTATACAATTTTAAAACTACATAAATAATATTTGTATAATTTATCTACGTAGAATGACTGTAGGTTTAATTAAGATGTTAATTTGGGGCACTGGTGATGCGAATTCAATCGATTCGATTGAAGTCGAACCATATGAAATCGAGTTCAATCGGTCATCCGACGGGGATAAGAATACATATACCGAATCGGGTGTGAAGGAAGACATCCAGGAGGTGGATGTACAGGTAGAGGATGAGGAAGAGAAAGAGGAAGAGAAAGAGGAAGAGGATGAGGAAGAGAAAGAGGAAGAGGAAGAGGAAGAGAAAGAGGAAGAGAAAGAGGAAGAGGATGAAGAAGATGAAGACAATTATCCCGATTATCCTCATTCACGCCTAGATTTTGAATTGAGTAAATATATCGACGAGTTCGATTATCGTCCACTAGTACTAGGTGCATATGTTATGTGTTTTGTCGCGATGGCTGGATTCATGTCATATCCCCTTTACCAGTTGGTTTTGGAAAGTTATATCGCAAATTCATCGTCTATGATTTTGTATTCCGCCTCAATCCAGTCGGAATGCTCACGTTTCTTAGCACACCTGCCCTATATTCCTACATTTCTACTTTGTTCTAGTTACATGTACCCAGAGATTATAGGTACACTGAATGTAAACACCAGTTCAGATGCAATTACAATTCGTCTATTCCTTTGGTTTCAGTTTGCACTACAAGTATTTGCATCATTTGGTAGATCATTCGGTCCGACAATATTTCAGGAGATGGTACTTATCCTTGGAAGTACCATGTTCTATCTATTGTTTCAATTTACAACCCCTTTTAAGACTGTAATGATGATAGATATAAATTGGTTCGCAACATTGTTACATGTACTTCTTGGTGGATATTTGTTATATGGATTAAATACTGTAATATTTATGATATTTGGTTTGATTGTCACTTTACAGCCATTCTTGCGAGATGCATTCAGTTTAATTACGTCGGAAGGGTATAGCATGTTAATCTATATTGCAGTTCCGTTATTAGTTGCGAATATTGTATGTATTGTAATTCCATCTACTCAGATTGTATGTGATATCCTTATGTTCCAAGTAATGGGGTCTGTGGTTGATTTCATTCTTATTAGCCCTCGACCAGGTAGGTTGGTTCTTGATTATACCGATGAGGAAGAGGAAGATGAGGGCGAAGATGAGGAAGAGGAAGATGAGGGCGAAGATGAGGAGGAGGAAGATGAGGAGGAAGATGAGGAAGAGGAAGAGGATGAGGAAGATCAGGAAGAGGAAGATCAGGAAGAGGAAGAGGAAGAGGAAGAGGAAGAGGAAGAGGAAGAGGAAGATAAGACGGACGAAATTAAAAAGTAGTGTGTTATCAATATATCATAGTACTATATATGGCAAAAGGAACAAAAAAGAGTCAATTAGAAAAAAACAGATATACTAAAAAGCAAAAGGAAAAAATAAGTCGTACAATATACGACACTACGGAATCGGATGTTTTAGATGACTTCAATAAACTGAAGGATATCGGATGTACTCATCACAAAGAATTAAGCCTAATAGGAAATAAAGTAGTCAATCATTATACGTCGACCGAAAGATTGAACACATTCGGATACCAGGGTATAAATTTTTATGATGTATTGTTTAATAAAAATAGACTGAAAAAGGAGAATTATGTGAAGAAGCTTTTACGATTTTACAAGAAGGATCGTGCTGATTATCCTGAAATGAAGGTTTGGTTTCGACTTTCGAACCTTTATTTTTCATCTGTTTCGATTTTTAAACCGTTGGTAGCCATGAGTATATATTGCAAATTTAAACCAAGTTGTGTTCTTGATTTTACAATGGGGTGGGGTGGGCGATTAGTAGGCGCGTGCGCACTCAACATACCAAAGTATGTTGGTATAGATAGCAATAAAAATCTTGAACAACCATATTCACTAATGAAAACGTTTCTCAATAAACATTCTACTACTGAAATAGACCTTAGGTTTCAGGATGCATTGGAAGTCGATTATTCGGCGATCCAATATGACTTAGTTTTAACAAGTCCGCCTTATTACAATATCGAAACATATGGCAGTAATACACAGCGCGAGAAGGATGACTGGGATGAGAAATTTTACAAGCCAATTTTTGCGAAAACGTTTCAGTACCTTCAGAAGGGCGGATATTATTGTATAAATATTCCCGTCGATGTATATGAAAATGTGGCAATACAGGTTCTGGGAAACTCGGATATAATGATACCATTACCCAAATCAAAGAGAAGCCAAACGGAATCATACAATGAATTTATATACGTATGGAAAAAATAAAAAACAAGTTTAGAAAAAAAAGAATCATATAATGTATAAGCATCATATGAACCAGAACAGCTTGCGTTTACAAAGTGTTTGTAAATTAGATAAGAGTATAAATGAAGAATTTGAGATACGCGAATCAATACGCATTGCACAGGAGAAACTACGGATCGAGCGTGAAAAGGAACGAATTGCAACCGTATATTCTCATTTGCCCCTTGAACTTCGTCCATCGGTACTAGTCAGACACGTAGCTATCGGTAAAAATACAAATGTAAATGATATAAATATTTCATAACATAATTGTATAACCATGGGTATACCTAGCTATTTTTCACAAGTAATCAAGAACTATCCTCGGATTGTCAGCAAATTAGATTTGCACAAGAGGACAAACCCATCTCATAATCTCTACATGGATTGTAACTCTATCATATACGATGTAGTCAATTCTTTCAGTGATAAAAAACCGGAAAATATAGAAGCGACTATCATAGACAGAGTAATAGTTAAAATAGACGAGTACATCCACGAAATACAACCATCACATACTGTAATCATAGCATTTGATGGTGTTGTGCCATTTGCAAAAATGAACCAACAGAAAACGCGTCGCTATAAGTCGGCGTTTGCGAATAACCGGAAAGCCGATGAATGGAGCACCTCGAATATAACACCCGGTACTAATTTCATGCAGATTCTATCTGACCGAATTGGCGGTCATTTTCTATATTCAGAGAGTAAATATAAAATCAAAAAGATGATCGTATCTGGGTCAAACGTGGCAGGTGAAGGTGAGCATAAGATATTCAAACACATTCGCGATAACCCAACTACTGATCAAAATATAATGATTTATGGACTCGACTCAGATCTTATAATGTTGACCATTTTTCATAGACACCTGTTTGCAAACGGGTTTGTATTCAGGGAGGCTCCCGAGTTTATGAAAAGTTCTATCGACGTTGAGGCCACCTCTAGCGAGCCATACGTACTTGATATCGGAATGCTAGGTGACTCAATTATAAAGGAAATGAATTGCAAGCACACTGATCGACGTCGCATGTATGACTACGTTTTCATGTGCTTTCTATTAGGAAACGACTTTTTACCTCATTTTCCTGGACTGAATATTCGAACACATGGTATAGCAACTTTGATGGATACTTATACAGATGTAATCGGAAAGTATCCAGACCGATTTTTTATAAAGGACGGTGTAATCCAATGGCGTAATTTTTCGCGGTTCATCAAGGAGATTGCAAAGAACGAGCACCAGTTCATATTGAACGAATATTCGATTCGCGATAAACATGATAAGCGCAAATGGAAGACCGAGACTGATGAAGATCGTGAATATGCGACCCTTAATATACCCATTATCTATCGTGGCGAGGAGAAATATATATGCCCAAGTGAGAAAATGTGGGAGGAACGGTATTATAAAGTACTAGTTCACCAGGATCGCAGTAAGGAATCTGTGCAGTCAATATGTAATAATTATCTGGAAGGATTGGAATGGGTTTTCAAGTATTATAGTGGTGATTGTCCCGACTGGAAATGGTGCTATAACTATCATTATCCTCCATTGCTTGTCGATCTACAACATTATATACCTGATTTCGATACTACATTTATCAAACAATCTCGTCCTGGGTTTTCGTCTACCGTCCAATTAGCCTATGTATTGCCATATGCTCAATTTGATCTACTCCCAAAAAAAACGAGAAACTATTTGACTACAAAGCATCGCGATTTATATACAGATGATGCTAAATTACAATGGGCGTTTTGTAGATACTTTTGGGAATCGCATGTATGTTTTAAGCCGGTTTCAATCGACCTATTGAATCGATGGGAGAAGGAAATTGTCTAATCGGCTGATCCAAAGTCAAAGTTAATGTCTGGAAACGATTCGCTATCTGAATCACTGTCGAAATCAGTTGACATATCCACTGAAGATGGTATCAATGTTAATATGGTAGCTTCACTACTAATAATATCCGCGTTTATATGCGATAATGCGTTTGACATTTCTCTATTTACTATCCCAATCAATTCCGAAACTGTTTGTGGTTGCTCTCTTCTGACTATACCCAATATGTCAACCTCTTCCGACTCGTCTACATAATAATTGCCACTTGTGTCTATGTACCATGATGCACCGCGTTCTACATCACTTATAGCAGGTGTGGGTATAAGTGACCCACGACAATTGGGACAACTGTATCCATTCTTACTTATGTTCGTCAGTAAGCACACCGTATGAAATTTGTGTTTGCATGCGGTTATAGTCGTGTTAACATCCTCCTCAATCACCTCCATACAGATAGGACATTCGCTCATTCGTAGTGTTATTTGGTTTATGCTAATTCGCATTATCTTTATTCAATTTTCATGAATGCGTGTTACGAATTGCCCAGATGGGATATTTATGTCCATCCACATGCCAATTACTAAAATATGTCTCATCCTCTAGAATAATAGAGCCGTATTTTTTGCGTATCACCGACCATACACTCTGATCGTGCCGATTTTCTATAAATCCTATCGCATTCGGAATTTTTGAAGGTGTATCGTTTATCAAGTCATAATTACAACACGTGTCGTACCATAGTTTAACCATATCTATCGCGTGTTTACATTTGCGCAGTACAAATGCGCCGCCTACTAATTGCCCAGTATTTTCTTTATAATTTAGGTGTTCCAGTATATCTGCTTTTGTATATGTATTTTCCGGATAACACATCTGAAACGATAGCATGCCATATTCGCTGTTCTTAACCATATCTATGTATTCACTCATTCTATGCCTACTTTCATCATTTGTATTTATAGCACATCCTGCATCAGCATATATCAGTATGTCATCATCATTCATCTGTTCTAGTTGTCTCATTATTATATAGGGTTTCCATAACCAATATCCATACCCTCTTTTATTGGATTCCAGAAAATTTACATGTGTTTTCCAAAAAAGGGTCTCCATCTTTAGGTGAGCTTCAGTTAGACCTATTACAATATCAAACATCTGAGAATTATATGCCTGTTTACATATACGATTTACCGCTCTATGGTAGTTTGCAGTTGGTCCGCCAAATGTTAGAAAATATTTATTAGGCATAACCATTTATAATATAAATACTTTATATTATAAACCAATAACAGTATTAAATGATATATATTTACGGAGATAGCCATGCCAGTTTCTGTTTCTCTAAAATGCAAATGTCGAAGATAATAAAATCTGTGGCCGGTGTGACAATGCACCGAATTGGTAGAGACGGAAAGGTACCATATTTCGATAGTTCGAATCATACAATACAGACGATATTATGTTTCATGTATGGGGAAGTCGACTGTAGATGTCATATATGTACTCAAATTAATGTTGGGAGAGAGGAGGATGATATCATTCATACTCTCGTTGATAATTATATGAATACAATACGTAGCATTGTCGGGTTACATAGCAAAATAGTTGTAGTTGGCGTTCCACCTCCAGTAGGGCATATAGAATCAGATCGGTTAGTAGAATCGGATTTTCCATTCGTAGGATTGAATATGGATAGAGTACGCTACACTGAAAAAGTGAATCGTCTGTTAGCGAACAAATGTAGTGAGTTTTCATATCTATTTTTTGCACCGTATTCATTTTATACAGACAACAGTGGATGTTTGATACGCATGTATTCTGATGGCGGGGTTCATATAAGAGACAGTACTCATTTCATCCAGTCTTTTATGAATGATGTTGTTCTTGGGAAATGAGAGATTTATCGTTCGTAACATATCGCGTTTTATTTTAATCGTGTATAGTAAAATGATCTATCTTATAATTACTGCGTCCATTTGCGATAAATACGGTATAGAAGAAATTGAATCTAGAAAACGGACATATGTTGAATGTATATCTCGTGCAATCTCTCTATTACCAGATGGAGTTAAAGCGATCGTTGTCGAAAATAACGGTTCGAGAGAAACATGTTTAGATGACTTAGGATGTGATGTATTGTATACGGACGGTAATTTCAACATTTATATTCACAAAGGATTAAACGAAATGAACGATATACACTCTGTTATAAAACACTACGGCATAGAAGATGAAGACATGATAATTAAATTAACGGGACGGTACTTTTTAATGGATAGCTCGTTCATATCCACAGTTGCAGGAAACTTAGACAAGGACGCCTTTATGAAGTTCTTTAATGTATCTATTAATGAGTATGTGTACGATGATTGCGTATTAGGTCTATTCGCCATTAAATGCAAATATATTCGAAATTTTCATTACATATATCCAGATCTCTCGCCCGAGATTGAATTTGCTAGATTTATTCGAGAAACTATATCGGACGATAAGTTGTGTTCGTGTATAGGTCTAGGGCTAAGATGTTTTTTTGCTGGTGATTTGCGTATATTATACGTATAATGGTAATACATTTCATCGTTGGTATGACACGATACAACTATTATGACGAAAGTAGTTTTAGGGAAAGTATATAGAAAAATATTACACAATATATATACTATGAAGCTCGTTAGTATTCTCTCCTTTCTCTCGGTTTTCGGTGTTACTCTCGGTGCTCGTTTGGGTGAGCGTTTCAATGCGTGGTTGGATGAGTATAATGTACAGGTAGGTGATGATGATTATTTGTCTATGTTGGATAAGTGGGCTAGTAATGACAAGTTCATTGAGGAGGTTAACGCTAAGAATCTTTCGCATGTTCTAGGACACAATCAGTTTTCTGCCATGGATCGCGATGATTACTCCCTGTTTTTGGGATATGCGCCCAAACTCAAGGGTCCTAAGCGTCTTTCCGCTGTGAGGAGGGTGGATGCGGTCACTGCTGATTCAATCAATTGGGTTGAGAAGGGTGCTGTTACCCCGGTTAAGGATCAGGGGCAGTGCGGGTCGTGCTGGAGTTTCTCTACTACTGGTGCTCTCGAGGGTGCGTATTTCGTGAAGAATGGTAAGCTGGTTTCTTTTTCGGAGCAACAGCTGGTCGATTGTGACAATCTTCGCGGTGGCGGGCGCGATCAGGGATGCAACGGCGGGCTCATGGACAACGCATTCACTTGGATTGGTAAGAATGGAGGTCTTTGCCTTGAGTCTGACTACACCTATTTCTCCGGCGATACTCAGGATGAGGGTACTTGCCAGAAGACTTGCTCTGTCTACCCGGGAAGTGATGTTCTTCGTTTCGTTGATGTCCCAGTATCCGATGACGCGCAGATGATGGCTGCTATTTCTCAACAACCCGTCGCGATTGCGATTGAGGCAGATCAACGTGAGTTCCAGCTGTACAAGTCAGGAGTTTTCACCGGAACTTGCGGAACCACTCTTGATCACGGGGTGCTGGTCGTTGGATACGGAACCGAGAATGGCGAGGATTATTATCTCGTGAAGAACTCGTGGGGATCCTCGTGGGGATCCAATGGATACATCAAGCTTGGAAAGGGAAAGAAATTCAACAATGGCGACGGACAGTGTGGAATGTTGCTGTCGGCGAGCTACCCGATTGTTTAAGATAAAATAATATAAACGAAGAAATATACATAATATAATCATGTATATTTTATACTATGGTGTTGTTAATTCAGGCATTTGTCGTGCCTCATATACTTGACCATAAAGTGACTTCATATATTCTACACTATCCTCATAATTGTAACTAGTGCTTTCATAATTTATTCGAGGTTTTCCTCCTATCATTTCTCCAATACCATCTGCTATCAATAACATATTATTTAAATCGTCAATGCTGTAATGAGAATCGCCTATTGTACTAGGATTTTCAATATGGCTCACGTCTAATACACTGTAACAGTTGTATAATTTGTGCATATCATACTGTTGAATTATGTTTGGGTCTCCATTAGCGTGATACTGATATGCAGTCCTAAGATGGTAAGCTAAAATTCCGTAACGAGGAACGATTGGCATGAACTTCTTTCCATTTTTATTTACAGATCTCATCTTTTTTCTTAATTCTATGAGATAATCAAAATATTCTTTATCTGTTATAGTTTCCTCCATTTTAGTACTTATATATTCAGATATGTCTGCAGGATCATATAAATACGGTTGTTTGTATATTTGTTTAACTCTATAATTATTAGACATATAGACTATTAGTAGTGCCTGCATTACATCAGATGCCCTATTTCCAGCTCTTATGTCTTCTCTCACAGGTATATCTTTACCATAACAGCATTCCCATTTAACCACACATACCCTTTCTTTGGGGAAAACTTTGCATGAGATGAAACCAATGATTTCTTTGCCCTGGCGTGTATTAACATATAAAAAAAATACCATGTTTTCTTTAATAATTTCCCCAGTTGAATTATATTCAGATTTTGTACTTAATATAGTGATGTCTCTTCCCTGAAGTATTTGATATATATCTGTGTCTAATATAAAATTACATCCGTCATCTATCAACTTCTGTATTTCGCCTTCATATTTTGTGTAATCCTGAAAGTCTTGATTGTATATACGAAATAATTGATAGGATCCTTCCGATCCAATCGATAAAGATGTTGCCATATCAGCGCCACCGCTAATCCTCTTTCGACGACGACTTTTGATTGTTCGACGCCTTTTCCTATGCTGTTTAATATATCTAGATTTATTCATATATAATATATATATATATAAATTTACAAACTGATCAAGTACAATAAAAAATAGTGTCGACTAATCGACACCTATTTTTATAGTTTTTTATTTTAGTTCATTACTCCTGTTTTTTTCTGTGAAGCGGGGTATACGGGGGTGCGCCCCCGTAATTAAATAAGATTGACAGAAAGGTTGTTAAGGTTGAATTTGCCAAGGATGTTGTGAGAGTTGATGTCGTAGACGTTGTTGTCGTTGTCAAGAAGGTAGGATATGCCGGTAGAGGCGCAGGTGATTTT